TTATTACGCAACTTTTAATTTCTCGATATATTGTTGCGGGCTGCAACTATATTCTGCGCGTTCTTCCTCGGTCATACCTTCCCAACATAATTTCAAACGATCAGCTAGGAATTGATAATCATTATCGTCATCGAGGGATTCATCAATAAAGGTTTCACCTATTAATGCCACGCCGATTGATAGAATATCGTTAACGGCTTGCGCATCCAGCGTTTTAAATCCGTATGATGCCGCCGCCGATAGCACGCCTTTATGATCATCAATCATTGTAAAATCAGCGTTCGGATATAATTGTTTGAATAGCCCAAAATAGTAACTTTTATAAACTGCGTCTTTGCTGTGGTATATCTCGCTAACTTTATCAGCCTCAAAATATTTGTGTAGTGTATCGCGGGAAAATACACGGATATTACTATCACCACGACCGCGCAACCCTTGTTTACGCAAATAATAATAGTCCGACTTGCTCATCAGTCGAGCGGTGCAAATAATGTTTAACGTATTAACATCATTCATGCACTGGCGCATATATGTAACAAGCGGCAATAAAGTATCTTGCATTATTAAATCATGTTTACATGCTTCATTCTTATATTTATTTAAATCTAAATTGCCCTCATTATCAAAGCAAGGCGCTACACGATGGAAAGAATTAATGATAGTGCCGTCTAAATCCCAAATCATGACGCGGGAAATATGCGGGAAATTACGGGTAATATTCGTTTTAACTTGATTCATTTTGTTACGTTCTCCATTTGAGGGATTAGATTAATTCAGCATTACCCGCTATTTAATAGCGGGTAATAATAAATTAACTATTAAAGGCCATACGCTAGCGCATCAGCGATAAAACTAACATCCTCGCCTGATACATGGGAACGAATCCCCGCACAAGTATATACTTTTGCGCTCATCAATTGATCATCGAGGCAAGCGGGGCAAGGCGCGACAACTGCAAAGGCAAGGCCGGATTTTACGGCGTCGATGATAATCGTTTCTTGCTTCACCGTATCAACATAAACGCCTGCGGCCTTAATATAACTACTTGCGCGGCCTTGTGTATAGGCAAAGGTAGTAACCTGTAAAGCGTCATTGAAGTCTAATAATTCATCAATAACGTGCCCCGCCTCGACGTGATAACGCTCACCATTAGAATAAACCAGAACAATTGAGGATTGAGCGCGATCGAATGGAATATTTTGCTTTTTCATATTTATATAACTCCAATTAGTTTAATAAGGGGTTTAATTTATTTGATAATAATCTGCATCTGGTACGGCGTTAATTCACCGTTTACGGGTAAATTATTATCGCTTAGCCACTCATAAAAAGCACCATCATCATCAAAAGGGACAATATCGTTATCACGGGAATCGACGGAAATAATACCATCCGTATTAGTTTTGGCGGCTAGGATAGGCCCGAAGCTGTAAACTTTATCAGATTCCATTTCATCCGGTGAAATGAATACTTTTTCGTCCAATGTTTTGGGTAATGTAACTTTCATTCTAATTTAGCTCCTTATAATAGCGGCTGTATTTCAAGCCGCTAGGGAAATAATTTAATTACGCGAAAAATTTACCGTTCTTAAAGTCGATCAAAGTGCGCTGACCGTTTGCATAGGTAATAACATGCGTTTGTGTCCAGCTTGACGCGCCAACGTTGTAACCCATATCCAGACTACCAGCTACGCCAGCGGTATATACGCCGCCGTAAATGCTGGCGGTGTGAGTGTGCCCCGTGTTCAGTTTACCCAATTTCTTAAACTGTTTCGGATTGCCACGGCTCCCGTTAATGCCATTGTGACCGTGTACGCCGCATTCAATGCCTGCAATCTTGAAAGATTGGTCAGTCGTTAGGAAAATGGCGTTAAATTCACAACCTGCAACCTTGCGCAACGCATAATCTAGCACGTTAAACGTTTCGTCGTGTTCACCGATTGCCGCGTAAATTGCAGCATTCAGGCGGTGATATAACTCGGCGTTTGCTGGATCGTCTTTGATGTTAGCATTACGATCATCAAGCCAACGGGATAGCGCCAAATCGTGATTAGATTCAACAATGATTGTTTGACTAAAATCACGTTCCATTGATTCCAGCACGCGCCCCGTATCGATAAGATCATCCAGAACTTTATCACGTCCGGCGGCGTATTGTTTAGCTAGGAATACACCGGATGCGCGGTTATGATGATTGCGGGATGTAAAATCGTGAACGTCATGCACAAACTGATATTTTGGTTTAAGAATATCTACTAGCCCATAAGTATCACCATGCCCCCAAGATGCGGCGGCGCACTCCTCATCTAATTTTTCGGCGTGAATATCGCCATACTGCAAGCCTAAAACATGCCCCGATGTCTCATAGCATCCGGCAGGAGTAGCGCAAACGTTCAGATCATAAAACACCCCGCTTTCGTCCATTGTTTCAAGCTGGCGAACAAAAAATTCCCCGTCCTCGTCGAACTCGACAATCAGCGCACCGAAGTTATGCAGCGCCTCGGCCTTTTGTCCTGCTTTCTGCTGAATGTAGTTTTTTAACGTTGCCGTTCCGGTTGAATACATACGGCGCACTACTTCACCTTTTAAAGCTGGCACGCTTTCAGCGGTAATTTTAGCGTGACCAATTGCCAGCCCCTCAATATTTAAAGCCGTTGCAGTCTCGGCGAATCCAGAAAGCGGATAATCTGCGGTTGGCAAAACATTAATTTCAGCCATGAAAGCAAAGCGGCGGTTATTTAAAAACACGTTTTTGCTGCAAATATATTTATCGAACGCGGAATCATATTTGATTCCATCCGCACCTTCCCCATTTTGAAAACCGTTTTTATTATAAATATACTTAGAAACAAGCAAATCAGCACCGATATATTTAGCAAATTGCTCCAGTGAGGCTAAAAAGTTTTTATGCGGGAAAGTATTATTCTGAATCGATGTAATAATAAAGCGTTTACCTTGTTTTACTTCCCATTGCTCCACCGTACTAGAAACAATCCCAGCCGCTTCTGGGCGCTCATCATTTTTAATGGCTTTTGCTACTTTTGCCGCTTTTGGTTTCGCTGGTTTATTTGCTTCCAACCAATCACAAATGGCGGTGGAGTGTTTAGTAGTATCGTATACCGCTTTCGAAATATCGTCACAAACTTCCAATTTAGTGGCGCGCAGGCGTTTACCGTAGAAGTTAAAGTCAGCGGCCATTTTCAGGATAACGGTTTGTTTTTCTGCGGAAATAATCATAGTAATAAAACTCCATTAAAGGGATTAGGTTAATAACGGCAATATTGCCAAATATAACGCCTCGAACAATAGGCGTTATAATTTGCAACATTAATTTAAAGGCACTAGGCTAGAACTAACACCACAAGCAACGGCAGCGATAAAACAAAGCAGACCTAAACGTTTTGCTAATTTAGATTTACGTTTAAAATAATATGAATCTAAATCATTTTGAAAATAAGCGAATAATAGGGAGGCCGCCATAATAAATAAGCCTAGAATTAAAGATTCTGTAGGGAAGAAAACCATTTTTAAAACTCCTGATTTAAGGGAAGAAAATAACTATCGCTAAACAGTTATATTATTGCCCCCTCACTAAAAGGGGGCAAGATATAACTATTATTCGCCTGCGGCCTGTTTTACTTCATCGGCAACGCCTAACAATTGCGCTACTGCGTCCAGCGTTTCAAGTTTTGCACTTTCAAGGCTTGCCAAATCATCGGCGTCTTTGATAATGCCGGAATCAATAGCATGTTTAGCGATAACGCGCACATAGTGAGCTTTACGCACAGAGCTACCGCCGCCAACTTTACGCGGCTTATCGCTTTTTTGATAGGCTTTTGCACTGGTCAATTTTGAGCGAACGGATACGGGGGAGGCCGCGCCTACTGCTTTTGCAATCTCTTTCAGGCCGTCGCTATTTGCAAAATCTAAACCGTTTTCGTTGATTAACTGCTGGTACATGGTAACAGCTTTCTGAGTGTTTTCTTCATTCCATGCGAATTTTGCGGTTTTTGCGTTAGTCATGGTAAAAACTCCTATTAGTTTAATTTAAGGGATTAGATTAACTTAATGTTAATCGTTATATCCCCCTGAAATAAGAGGGATATAAAGTTAGCACTAAATTATAAAACAGCTTCCCATTTTTCGTTGCGTTGAACAACCTTTACAACATCGCCGGATTTAACGCGAACGCTAAAAACGGGCTTGCCGTTGTTACTGCGTTCATTTTCAGCGTATACCGCGTCGATTGTATCGAACGGCATAAGCGCCGCACCTTTAATACGTTCGGCTTTTCCGGTTAATTCGTCCGTTTTAGTAACGAAAGGAATAAAAACGGATTGACCAATTTTAGGCGCGGTAATAACGTTTTGCATAATATAAACTCCTAGTTATTTGGGGATTGTTCCGCATTACCTGCTAGAAAGTAGCAGGTAATAAGTAACAATCCGCTCGCCAGTTTAATCAATTTAAAGAACTCCACGTAGGCCGCTATATCCCGTTAGGGGGCGGGATGCATTATGGTAAGCACCGACCGTCAAATTTTATCAAGTTATCGCTCTTTTCGAACTGGGTACATCTTAAAACCTATCGGCTAGGCTGTCAAACAATTTTTTGAGATTTTTTATGATTTTCCTTCAGGTCAATCATAATGTTTCGCCAGATCATTTCTAAACCTTGCTGGCGACCTTGCAAATATTGCTTGAATCGCCATTTTACAGAATTTTGCGCTACTGTCAACAAGTTTTTTGTTTTGCTATCTAGTGCCTTGCTAGGCTTGCCAGTGATCAAAAGCGTTTGTTTCATATCGTCGATTCCTTATAATGTATAAGTTTACCGCCGATAGGCTTTAAGATATACCCAATTTTTAAAGAGCGTGGCGGTAAACTTCCCGCCGTGTAGTTCGTCATTGCCGCCCTACGAGATAAATAATAGCAAATACCAAAAATGGCGCAACCTTATTTTTGTAAAGAAACGTAAAGACACGATTCACCGGACGGCGTGCGGCGACGGCCTAAAATTAAAAGAAACGGGCGCGCGAATACCACAAAACAGAGCAAATAGGCAAGTAATTTTTTCATTTATATTTGCTTTGCCCTACTTGACAAAATCTAAAAAGCTCGTGGCAGTGATAAACGGCGTGCCCCCTTATGATGGGATGGCTAAAAACTTCATCGCGTCAGAAAGCGTTTTAGGCGGCTTATTTTCGATTTAACAAATATTTAACAAAAGCAAAATTGAAAAATAGTTGTAAAAGATATTGACTTTTAAAAATCAAGACTAAACGAGTTATTTTATAAAATTAATTAATTGACTTTTTAAATTCTTCTCTTTTTTGTTCTAACCATAATAATAACGTATCTAAATCATAACCACATTTACTAACCTTTTTCTTAGTAATAGGATTCGTAATTTGAGCACGCAAATAATCACGGCCTAAACTATCACGCGGTCGCTTTTTATCATAGTAAATATTAGTAGGCAAACCATTAGCACGTAATTTGTAACCACGGTTACTGATATTCTGCAATTGAGTAGCTAGGCATAAGTTTTTAATGTTATTATTTTGCCTGTTACGGTCTAGATGGTCGATTGTTAGATTGCTATCTATTTCTTTATGAAATAATACCCATATGATACGATGTACTGCGTATTCTGAGTTATTAATAGTTACGCGATAATAATCACCGGTACTAATATAACCGGCAATATCCCCAGCTTTTTTATTACCCTTATCAACTTTCCACCTTAGAAATGATGGCGATGTTTCATCATAATAAAAGTTATCATTAGCAAGCTCATATTTTATATCTTTATATTTACCCATATTATAGTTTCCTTATGTTATTAGTTTAATCTCTATTATATTATATCAAAATAGTTAGCAGACTACCTAATACGTTTTTACTGTAGTGAGAAGCACTATCATTTAAGTTATCCACAAGTTTATCAACAGCATTTTTTGACTTGACACGATAGGCATCAATATAAGGACTTTTGCACAGAGTTATTCACAGGTTATCCCACTGTATAAATATACAGGGTAAACGGGTAGCATATTATATGGATGTCGATTTTAAGGCATCTAAAACGCTCTATAACGCGCTTTCTTGCTGGTGGCCTTATTAAAGTAAAGCCAGTTTTAAGCGTTATACAGCGTTATAGGAGTAAACGCGCGATTAGCACATAGTTAGCAATTGAGCAAGGAAAATAAAAAGGTAAAATAAACGTTGCCCCTAAAAAGAAAATACGTTTATCATTCTTCTACCGATTAACGAGGGAGGCCGAACAAATGAGGCTTTATAAACCAGATAACGCAACCGTCTTAAAAGGTGCGCTGCGTAACCTGCTGGACGGTAGCAAGTCAACCAGCATTAAACATTTTATTAACAAGGCTGAAACTATTCATCAAAACTTTTTTGATGACTATGACGCCTATGATATGGATGGTTTTTTGCCATTATACAAGTATGGGGCAACGCTTGTTTTATATAATCGGGATTGCCATATCTTTACAGGCAGGGGAGCGGGGCCGGATACCGATTTTATTATTGCGCAGGGTAATAATATTGTTGCGTATCATAGCAATTCAGGCCGTCAATCATTTAATATAAATGGTTTTGAGCTTATTGGGCTTGATCTGATAAACGGACTTTCTAGTATTGAGGGATTTTTAGATGTTATCTGGAAGTATTTACCAGCTGGATGGCATAAGCCGGATAACGACGGATCTCAATATACTGGTATAATGGCTTTTGATGGCGACGGTAATTTTTTGTTACCACGGGAGCTATACCCATATATTTATGATGGGGATATAGAAAGCGCTGGTTTTTCTTTCTGGAAAGATGAAGGTCAGATTATTGACAGCGTAGAAAACCATGCTGTAAATTCTAACACTCAAAGCGTTAAAACTCAAACTACTGAAAACAAAGGAAAAAACACCATGACCAAGATCGCTAATATTGTTGCCGCTAATAAATCCGCTGTTGTAAACGCTGCAAAACTGGAAGCGGGTAAAATTGCACTGACTCAAATTACGAAAGTAGCGGCTAAAAAAGCACCGTTTATGATTAAAGGTTATATTGATACACCCATCGGTCGAGTAGTGATTGCCAACCTGCTGAGCGTAGCGGTTGACCAGTACGCCCCAAGTAACCAGAAGGCGAAAGCGGTAGCGGGTGCAGCTATGGAAGCGGCTATGCTAGAAATGGTGCAAAGTTTTAACATCGCTGAAATGATTGATGAAATGGTGAAAGGTATTGATATTTCTACTTTTACCGTTAACACCGAAAGCGAGTAATAACTAACCTAATGTAAAGTTTTGTAAAGGTCGCCATAATCGGCGGCCTTTTTTGTTATAATGCCTTTACACCGTTTAAGGACGGTTGAAAATTTTCCCAAAAATTTGGAGGCGTAAAATGGTTGCATATTCTTCTTCTGACGCTCTTTTCACTGGTAAAGGCTGGGTATCTAATCGCTGGATCATTCAAGAAATGGTGCAGGAGTTCGGCATTGCTAAAACGTATAATACCATTCAGGAACTATATAACGCTGATAAAATCGATCAGCAAACGGCTGGCTTTTTGCTGGATACCCTGAAAGCGGAACACTGTACCAAAAAACAAGCGGCAAAAATTGTTTTAATGTAATTAATAACGGGGCGTTACTTTCGCCCCACTAACTAGGGGAGTAGTACAAATGGTTATTTTTCGGGCTATTTTAGCTGGTATCTTGGGCGCCATTTTATCATTGTTTGCAATAGCTTTCGGTGTTCACGCCGTTATTATCGGCGCGGGTATCGCCGCATTTTCTTATCTGCTGGGCTGCATGACTGGTAAAGGAGAATAAAAATGATCCGCAACGTTTCTCTTGCACGTTCGAAAGGCTTTAAGCTGGTGGATGTTAACACGTTCGAGCGGGAAGATTGTAAAATCGAATATGTAGCACGTAACAAAAATGCCTTTCGTGTTACCGAGAAAAAATTTGACAAGCGCGGCAACGTGATCGCTGAAACGGTTAAACACTTTGCCACCTTTTACGCTGCGTTTCGGGGAGTGTTATAAAATGGTTATTTATGAAGGCAATCGCTTTGTTGCTAATTGCCGTCCGGCATTATTAGCAAACTATTTAAATCAGCTTTCCCCAGCTTATAAGGGCGTTATTAATATTTATGAGGGCAAGGCGCATTATAAAATTAATGCGGTCGTTGCCCGTGAACTAGCGTTTCAATTTTTGACCTTTGCATCTTGTGATATTCAGGTTATGGGTGAAGCATTAATTGCAGAAAATGAAGATGATTTTATTAATATTTTCCGCAAGGTATGCACTGAGCGCCTGATAATGAAAGGCGCATATATTCAATCAACTGCGGAAAGTATTGAAACAGCTTTCAGAAAGGTGGCGCAATGAAAAAGTTTTTAATAGCTGGCATGTTTCCGTTGTTGCCTTATGTAATTTGCTGGGCTTTATACGCTCATGGTGCTAGTGTTCCCGGTGTGGCTTCATTTGGTGTATCGGCGGGCTTTCTAGCGGGACTATTGGCAAATGTATACTTACGCAAATAATTAATAACGGAGCGTTATTATGAGCAATAAAATTGTTGTAACCAAAATCAGTACAATGGTTGATGTTTTTTACGTGCCCGATACGCCGGAAAACCGACAAGCGGTCGAGCGTGGCGAGTATGATAAAGTGATTTATGATCACGATGGCTATTATCAACATTTGGTGGATTCCTACGGGGAAGAGGAAAAAATCACGCACCGACTACCAGACTAATAATCACGGGGCGCAACTATCAGGGAGTGCCCCCAATTTTCAAATGAGAATGATTCTCATTTGACCGCGCCCGCGATGGTTAGCCTGCTAATGGTTAGGGTGTTACGTGTCGCCTTGTGTGATCGTTAGCTCGCTAACTAATTTCTAAGCCTCCTCCAATTTTACCCTTGTTTTAGTATCCCCACCAAAATTAAACGCGTTAGAATGCGATTCAGGACGTTTTAGGCCTATATTAGAATTATTCACTGCATAGGAATACTGTATATTTATACAGTGGAATAACCTGGGGATAAGTCTGTGGATAACGCTTCAAAATGGCTAGGATTTTGTCAAGTCAAATCGTGCTGTTGATAAGTCTGTGGATAACTTAAATAACAGTGTTTCTCACTTCCATTTTTAAATGCGAATCATTATCATTTGCATTTCACTGTCTAACTGATAATCATTCCACTTTTTAAATGAGAATCATTTCACTTCTTGAATAGTTCTCATTCCCTTTCTTAAATGCAAATCATTCCGCTTTTTAAATGAGAATAATTATCATTCGCATTCCGCTTTTTAAATGATAATGCTTCTCATTCAAAGTCGCAGGGCAATTGCCCTGCGCTTTTGTGCAAATCCGACATTGCTCCACGGGTGTTACGTGCGGGCATGTATGTGCGAATCCGACAATTTTTGGTAGTGTGCAAATCCGACCCGAAAAATTTTTATAGTGTGCAAATCCGACAATGAATTTTCCCAAAAACTCCAGCAATCACGAACTGCGTTCGAATCCTGTGGAATTAGCTAGAATATGTGCAAATCCGACATGTGTTGAGATGTGCGAATCCGACAAGATTTTTATGACTTCGATGAGAGGGTGTGTGATTGTATAGGTTTGAGGAAAAGATGAGAGAGCGAGAGAAATTTTGGTACTAGAAGGGTGTGGGCGCAGGATTGGTGCGGAGCACCTGATTTGCGGGGATTTTGGGGAAGAGTTGAGATAATTTGGGGAAATTTGAGATAGGTGCAGAAAAAGTAAAATTTTATTAGCAAAACGGGGCAAAATAGCTTGACAAGTGAAAATTCTTGTGGCTCTAAAAACTCAGGCAATCATGGGCCTTCGGCCCGAAATAATGCTGCTATTTTCAGGAGAGTAAGAGTTCCTAAAAACTTAGGCGTTTGTGCAAATCCGACCAGTTTTTAAACTCCTGTCAGTGTGCAAATCCGACAGTAATTTCTGGAAATGTGTTTTCAAAAAATGTCTCCTAGAAATAACCGCCCTCCCTATAACCGCCCTGTATTAACCGCCTATTGCTAGAGTTTCTAGGAATATGAAAACCGCCTGAGTTGACTAGAGAAACAGATTTAAAGTTTAATGTAAACTCTAGAGTTAGTGCTCAACTATTCCTAGAAACTTAGGAGTCTAGAAGAAAGTGTTGTGCCATCCTAGCAGATGAGCGGCAACAGGTGTATCATCTTGAACACAGATATTGCCATTAAAAATATTTAAATAATATAAAGAAAAAGAGACCCCCAATTTCATGAGAGTCTCTCCTGGGGGGCGCGTGATTAATTACGTGAGTACTCATGCCGTCATACCGCTGTTGCTAGGCCGCAAGCTATACGAGACATTCGTGTAATAATCATCGCCCCTAGAGTTAATCAACTAGAGTAGTTGTTAATCTATGAGATTATTATAACATGTTTGGGTATGAGAATGCAAGAACTTTTTGTTAACTTTTATTCCTCCTTCTTGGATTTGAGTTTGATACCTAAGGATGCGAAGTAGATATAAGTTGCTAAATAGGAAGCAGTGGATCCTGTATCATCGTAATCCATAGTTCCGCGAGCTGCTCTAGTATACTCAGGAGCGTAGTTTAATATCGTGTAACTTGGCATTCCTAGCGACTTACATAGTTCTTTAAATGTATCCTCATATTTATGGCACATGAAATGCACAGCATTTTCTAGGGGCGTTAACTCTAGATCTTTATGTAGAGCTACAGTCAAACTCGCTAACATCGTGCCAATCCCACGATAAACTTCATCTTTAACTAGAGTTGGTTTCTCTTTTTCTAGTGGAGGAAGGTGGGCATATTTGCCGTGTTTGAAAGGAATAAGATCTTCACTAGCTAATGCTTCTTTAAATGATGCTTCCTTAAATCTTGGGAGATCTTCATCGATTAGGATATGAATAGCATTAGAAGAGAAACCCTTTGCTTCAGGATCTAAAGCTTTCAACGCTTTATTCACCTCTACATATGAGCCTGACCAAACAACTTGTTTTGCATCACGATCATATTTGATCTTACCTTTATCCCACCTAGCAGGATAATGATCTCCTAAAAACATTACTGCATATTTTTCTTCATCAGTTAGCTGGGAAAGACTCTTTTGTGTAGCACCACGTGCTAACTGGATGAGACGTTTTAATTTTTCAGCTTCTTTAATCATATATCAGACGCTTGCTCCCCTGTTTCTTTCTTTTCTGGCTTAGGTTTTCTTGCAATCTCTGCAAAGGTTCCTTTAGTTCTTTCTTTAGCTGGAAGATCTACTTTATACCATAGGATTCCTAATTGTTGTGCTAAGTGAGCTATATTCTTTGGTGTTATACTTGGAATATCTTCCCTATCAGAAACTTTAGAAATTATATCAAATAACTCTCCTATTTTTGGCTTATTAGTAGTTATTAGAATATATTCTAATGTTTCTATTTCTACATTTTCATCTTTATAGTAAAGACTAAGAGTAATTAAATCGTCACCAGCAGAAGTTATTTTTGTTTTACCAAATATCATTAACTGCCTCTCTTATCTTCATTAATAGCAGCTCCCAATGCTTCCATAATTGCATCTTCTAGACTTCCACTCTTACAGGATTGTTCATAGGAATAGTATAAACAGACTTATTAAAAACTCCGGAGTCCACAGGCGCTACGCTTTTCATGTCAGATTCAAAAGCTTCTTGGGTGTGTTTCAACTGTACAGAAGGCCCATAATCTTCACCAACTCGATATGAGGAATTATTTTCTATAACGCCACCGCATGGAACATTGTGCAAATCCGACGTTATTTTAGGACTGTTCCACATTGTAATTGGCCCTGACTGCCACGGATCTCGAATAGTCACAGGGGTACTAGGACGGTTAACCTCAGTCTTCACAAGTTTATAACCAGCATCGATTAGTGTATTAATTATATTATCAGCTGGGATGCGAGCTTTGCCAAAGATCTTACGAGCGTTGTTGAGCCTACCTTCAAAATCTTTACATGCTTTAATATTAGTGTGTGCAAAGGTTAGCTTCATAGATTTGAACTGTACAGTGGCAGTTAAATCTTTAAAGCTATAATCCCACGTATTTAGTTCATGATCGGGTACTACTTGAATAGATTGTTGTGCATATAAAGTCATTACTTATTCTCCAGTTTGTCTAGCAGTTTATGAGCTGCTAGATTATATTGTTTAAGCTCACGGTTAAGGATTTGGTTCTCACACTTTAACTCTAAATTCTTATTATTAAGAATATTGCAGATTAGTAGAAGTGCTAGTATAACTAGTAGCGAACCTACAAGCATTAAAAGAAAAAGAGTTTCCATTATTTAATTCCCATGTAACGTTTGAGATACGTGATGAAGTCTTCTGTTGTATGTTCTATGCTACCCTGAACCACAAACAACTTTAAAGCCTCACGCTGTAATTTAAGAGCAGCTAACTCACCACGTAATTTTGTTAGATCTTCCGCTAGTTCTCTAGCTCTGCGCATAATAGCAAATGATACTAATGTTACAATAAATAACATAACTGCTAAAATAATTACTATGATTTCCATATTAACATCCAGCTCTTATCGTATACTTGGGCATGTTCTACTAATTCATTTATCGATATAGAATTATCGTAGATACCCTCTAGTAAACGTTTTCTGTCAAATTTATCAACCAAATACTCTGTGTCATTTATTACTACCCTATACAGCTCTGGAACTAAGGGGTGTTTGTTTGGTATTGGGCGACTACCTAAGTCTATTTCATTATACCCCCACGTTGTTTTAAATAGTTTATTACTAAGTGCTGCTAGTGGGTTTGACCATACAATATAGCTACTCACTATTTATCTCCATTCTTAGCTTTGAAAACTTATTATACCAAACTATATGATTATCGTCAATTACAAATTTATGGTAACATGCTGGTACGGTATAAGTTCCATAATCCGTGACACGCTGCACAACCTTGTGTGCACACAGTCGACAACCATGCCCTTCTAAATGAGATCTAGCAGTCTGCCAGTAATAACCATCATGGTCTGGACAATAGATCTCGACTTGCTGTTGCATTGTCTTATAATTTACACGCTCATACCCAAAGAAAGCCCCGTGAGCTGCAATGGCTTTCTTGATAAATATAAGGTTTAGCGCCTCTTGTTGAAAATCGGGATGTAGCTGTTTAATCTTAGTTCTATTAATAGATCCATCCGATTTGATGAACCTATTTATTGGAAAGTTGTTAGCTTCCTCGATTAATAGTTCATTTACTTTCTCTCTCATATTAGATACTCTCACAACTAAGGTAGAAACATTCGTAAGCATCCCCAGTAAACTCTTTATCCTGTAGTAAACACTTAGCTTGGTCTTCCGGTACTCCAGCATCTAATAATTGTTGTTTACTTGGCTTTTCAGCGAATACTTTTACAAAATACTCACCATCCTGATTATATTCATTTATATCTCTAGTAAGGACATATACTTGCATTTGAAGTTCCTTGAAAACATAAAAGGCCAGAACAATTAAGTCCTGGCCTCCTAAAATTAATGAAGTTGTTTACCACTTCTTAACATAGTGGCCGTTTCCATAAGACCTAGCGTAGTATCACGCTTATTGATCTGTTTACCAAGTTCATCAGTACGTTTACTGATGTAAGCATTAATAGCCATATTCATAGCTGTAGCGAGATCTTCTTTGGTTATCTCTTCATCGTCTAAAGCTAATTTAGCCAAAGAATCAAATGTGCTAGAGAGTCCTATAAGATCTGAGGTTTCTCCAGCCAAAATAGGATTAATATTATCTACTGTTACTTCTAGCATGGAGTTAACAATATCTTCACCGTCTATTAGACCAAATTCAATATTACTCTCCCACTCCTTCATCTGTTCCAGCAATGGATTTTTCTTTTCTGTCATGGTAGAGGTTTCCTGTATCTGTGGGTAAGAAGGATGATTGCGTTTTAGGTGGATGTTGCTTAGCAATCCAGTTAAGAATCAGCACGCGACTAGGAACAATATCGGTGTTATACCAAAAATCGTGAACCCATTGACGAGCATCTTCAAACTTACCAAATTTATACGCTTTCTTAAACAATTCAAATCCAAAACAATCTGGTGTAAAGTCTACTTCGCGATATTGAATTACTTTAGAACCTGTTAAGTCTTGAATCGCTGCATTAATTTCTGTATGTGAGAACTTTGTTTCATGAAACTTATTAAAGAATCGGTAATTGAAGCGTCCATTCGTTTCGACAAATAACTGGATGAAGAGATCGTTAAATTGGTTATCAAACCAGTAATTCTGTAGTTGTTGTAGTGCTGTCATTTACGAACCCCGTTAATTGCCATAATGATGCCTTCGTACATAAAAGGAAGTAACCCAGAAGTATAGAATATATTTTCCGTTATTCCTAGATGTCGAAAAAGTATATTAAACAATGCTGTTAGAAATACAACCTGAGGCAGTAATACAAAATACTCAGTTACAATCTTTGGTGCCTGATAAACAAGACGTTTTATCATTGTTTTTAAGTCTCCTTATTACTTTGGCCTGCTCCACAATAATGAAAACTGCGAGCACTAATAGTGCTATTAGTCCCGCAGTAACTGGTACTAGATCAATCATGGGAGACGCCATACATAATTAGCTGTCTGTAGAACTTCGGAAACACCATCATGTTGCATCACTACAGACGTTGGAGAGTAACTATTCGCCAGTTCTGTACGAACCATCTCACGTTCTTCTCCAGTTTCAATATTTTTAACAACCACCTTCATTTTGAGAGGTGTCAGTTCAGAGAGCGGTTTCCAAGAGTCCTCAATTTCAATTCCTACCTTTTTCTCGATTACCATGAGAACTTCTAGTGTGTCATCTGGAATACTAATATTATTATTTACAAACTGTAACAGCTCATGCAAAGTATTTAATTCGTTAAAATTAAGTTTCATCTTTAAGAATATCCTCAACCATATCACAGGACTGTTGCAATTCGTCAGCAATGCGCTTAATATCGGTCTTTGTTACTTTACCAATTAACATCACCAGTAACATAGAAAAGATAATAAGTGGAACTGGAATAACAAATAATGCTACCTTAGCTACATTCTTTGGTGCCCATGTGTGGTACTTAGTAACTAGAACTCCCACCACGATTAGATAAAATGCTAGAATAAACATCATCATTTTTTAATCTCCGTGATTATCTGTGTACGCATTACTTTAGCGGGTAATTTATTATTACCAATTATTGCCTCGATATTATTTAATTTTTCTTTAAGAATATCTGAGCGTCTTTGTGCTAATTCAATATCTTGCTCTTGCTCTAGCAAGCGGTGGTGTAGCCCATCATTAGTAATGAGCATACTTTCCATGTTTTTCCGTGCATTCACAATCCCAATAACTCCACCAATCGCTACTAGCGTAGTAAGAATTAGTAACCCAATAAGAATTTCTATAATCATTTATTTAGTTCCTCTAAAGTAGGAAAGAGTTTTGTATGATCAAAAGTTTCTACAACAGCGTTAGACCCATGTAGCTCTAAACGAAGTTTATTAGCTCTTTGAACCACTAATTCTAGATCTAAGAAATCAAAATACCCACCATGTACTAACTTTTTGTATGAATCTACAACCCTTACTTCCCATTTTTGCTTTTGTTTATGCCAAAAGATTCCCAAATACCCTGATTTGCTCCTTGCTGTTCTATTTCTAGAATTTTCTTGGTTGTTAGATTCTCTAAGGTTAGCCCACCTATTATCACTCCGTATACGATTTACGTGGTCTATTACTTCGGGAATATAACCTTCCATATAGAGGAAGGCTAGTCGATGTGCTTTGTAACCTACTTTATCTACTCTTATCTCTAGATACCCAGTCTTTCTTAGACAGCCAGCAATACTACCAGCTTTTTGATTACCTATACTTACTAATCTAATAAACTCGCCCGTTTCCGGGCGGTATTCCAATAATTCTTTTAATCTTTCTTGTGTTATCATTTTTTCTTTAATTGCTTAACTTCACGCTCAAAGCTAGCTGCTCGGCGTTCTGCCACTGCTTGATGCTCCTTAGCAAAGCGTGCCTCTTGTTTTGCTAAGTTAAATGCCATAGCGTTCTTGTTAAGAGAATCGTACATCTTTTTCATTGCTGGGATGGACATTTTCATCAGTTGCCCCTCAAATCCTTGCATGTCGAGGAGAATTGCTAATACATTGGCCATTTCAGTCTTGGTAAGGTTAGAGGCGTCGAAGTCTTTAGTCATGTTTTCCATTAGAATTTCCTCTCTCATTAATTTATGAACTTATTATACAGAATTTTAAGGATTAAAGCAACTGAATTTTTTAATTACTTACCAATCGTTAACAACACCAGAGAACTCAGAAGCAAAAACTTTCTCAAATTTTTCTGCAATTTCAGGATGATCTTTACAGATTAACTCAATGCATGCTTCTGGAGTCATTCCTTCGTCTTCAGGATCACCGTAATATTTGTCCCAAAGATCATCAGGGATGATGTGCTCTGCCAAATCTTGGAAAGAGATTAACTGATAACGTTCTGCTTCCTCGGCGATAAGGATTTCACAAAGATCTTTATCTATATCACTACGGTAATCAGCAATTAGTAGGGCATTGCAAGCATGACACTCCCAAACCATCAAGCGTTCAGAAATAGGATTAGACTTATCCTGAACGTAGGACTGAAACAGGGTTCGGAAAGTAGCTTTAACTTGTTCAAACTTATCTGCTGCTGCGAAAACTAGGGCTTTATCAACTTTGTTCATTTTTATTCCTTCTCATCAATTTATAAAGTAATTATACAGAAACTTAGGCATTTTAGCAAATAAAACTTTTAATTAAAATGCCTAGTCCTGTACCAATAGCAATACAAATGATTATAAGTATTGCTACTGCTTGTATGATTCGTTTAATAATAGCCATGATTAGACATTTATATCACCACGCAATACGGCAGCTACATCTTCCCCTATCTGTAATACTTCACCAGTAGTGCAGTTGACTACTCTATCATAGCTAGTAAACTTACCTGATACAATATCTTCTAGAGGGATAGGAGTTTTGCTCATTTCAAATGAGACATTGATGTAACGAGGGTCACGTAGAGAAGTAGCATGTGCGTGCCCGTGAATATTTAACTTGCCTCGAAGTTCGTTGGGGTGCAAAGGACAGTGAGATAACCAAAACTTTTTACCACCACCAGTCTGTTTACCTAGAGCCTGAATATCATCGTAAACTTCTACTAAATCTTTAATACAGAGTCCTTGACGTTCCGCATCGTGGTTGCCCATAATAAGTTGATTAGGAACATTGTGGATAACCGACTTTAGCTTGGCCAAGCCTTCACGACCTACTGCAATGTCTCCTAACAAGATGAGTTTAGTACGTTTGCCAATGTGCTTGGAAAGGGTATCCAGAATATACTCATCATGCTCTTTCATGTTCTTAAACCACGGGCGGAAACGTAGTGCTCCGGGATGGTCTAAGTGCAAATCTGACCAAAATTTAACTTTCATTATTCTTTCCTTTATTCAGAATAATATTATCAACCCAAGTGGTTAATACTCTAGCTTTAAAATCTTCGGGAGTTTCTGTTTTCTTAAAGGCCTCCTCATTAAGGAGGAAAATACTAAGTCTTGTTTCTACCTCTATCTCAGTAGGGGAGTCAAAACAAAAATTGGCTGATACTCCAGAGTACCATACTCCAGTATCCCCCTTACTGAAGGCATTAACTAGTGCCCTCCAACGAAGGGCATCAAGATGTGTTGAACTTGATTGTTCTTGTTTACTATCCATTAAAGAATCCTCTGTATGCCACAGCTATCTTCTCGAAGCGTGGTAAATGTTGTGATTTTCCCAGTTTCATCATTAACTTGCGCAACCGTCAACTGCCCGTTGAAGACACCGCCAGTATCTAGGTAAACACGATTCTGGTATAAAATAGGGTAAGGTACTCCGGTATGTCCGTGAAACACAAAGTCTACCCCACTAACTGGAGGTACTTCTACCATGTATTTTTCTTTAAATCCTGCATAACGCTGGAAATACGAGTGTTCCTCACCATTTTTGGACAAATGGAAGCCTATTTCTTGGATTACATCTCGATCCCATAAGTATGGTTCAACATGGTATCCAGGATGGTCATGTGGGTCTTCCTTAGCTGCTTCTACTTGTGCAATAAGGTTATCCCATACTGGGATTTCTACTTCGTTACCACATTCTTTGTACGTAAAAGGTACACCACCATGAACAACACCATATTTCTTGCCACGATGCAGCACAGTCAGAAATACTGGAAGTTTTTCAGCCATGTCTTCGGCAATATTTTTAATGGTATCTGCATCTAGTTCATTCATAGCCCACATACCACCGTTATACATCCAGTTAGCCCAATCTCCCACAATCATAAACTGGTCATGATTTCCACGAACGCTACAGAAACGTGGATTATATAAGAATTTAGCTAGAACTTGTAGGTTCTGCGTGCCTCGGTCAATTAAGTCACCAACACATACTACGCAATCTTTCTTGCCGTTATATCCAGCTAATTGTAGGGCATCTTCTAGCAAATCATTGCATCCATGAATATCGCCAACAAAGAATAAGTTAACATCATCAGGTACTACTAGTGTTTTATGCACATTAAATTCTTTTTTCATAATTATTCCCAGATAACATTTAAAATAGTTGTGCCATATTCATTAGATAGTTGGAGAGTATAACCCTCTTTATAGAGGGCTTTTATAGCTTCATAACTAATTTCGTCACGATTAAGCTGTACAAAAGAACCTCCAATCTCTACAGAAGATACTATCCTCCGCTTAACCCATCTATACGTTTTCTTTTGGCTCTTAAGGGACGCGGCTCTATTTATCCTAGCTAAACGTTTTGCTTGTTCCGCTAACATTTAATTATCTCCAATGGTTAGTATGTTTTTCAGCCTCTTCATCATTAGGCTCAAATACTACGTGGCAATCTACAGCTTCCCAAAAGGCTTCACGGATTAAGGAGTTTTTAGCTGAGATATCTAACTCTTCCCACTCCTCCAAAGTCTCTAAGTCTGTATCAACTTCGGTATCACAGCCAACCAAACCCAGAGACACAACAAGAGTAAGACGATCTCCACGTTCTTCGGGATAAACCTCAGCATACTCCCAAGCAGCTTCTTCAACATAATATTGTTGTTCCTTTTCTGGAAGTGACTTATACTTTTCCTCTGTAATACCCATCTCAACAGCGCGAGTACCACAAACTACGTTATTATTAATAATTAGATATGCATAGTTCATTGGAATACTCCTATTTCTTGTAGTGCGTAGATAGCCTTCTCATCAATTTATATAAGTATTATACCAAAATTTTTAGCAAAAAGCAAGTAAAATAAAAGCCTGATCCGCTAAGATCAGGCTTGGTTTATTAATCCTCTGGATTATCATCCAGGAAATTTTTAATAGCTTCGTGCATAGTTTCTTTACGAAGCTGACGTCCAATCAAAATATGGTTAGCTTCTACTCGACCATTAGGTAAGCGATCCGCCAGAACTACTACAGGAACTTGGCGTACACCAAATTTCTGCATTAATTCTGTATTATCAGTCTCTTTATGGATTTCCAAATTATAGTCATTGACTACTTTATCAAATACTGGCTCAAACATTTTGCAGGGATTGCAAGTAGAACCTTTCAATAGGTATACTAATTTACTCATAGTTATTAATGGCCTCTAAGAAGTTTTTCATAGTTTTTACGGTTGCGGTGCTCAGATCAAGATTTACACCCAAACACTCGGTTAATGCTTCCTGATAAGGAGCCTTTAATCTGCCTTCTGGGACTTCTACCTTCTTATATTCTTTATTTTTGACCTTTTTAATCATAGTCTCTAGTACAAGAAGTGGTAATTTAGCACCTTCAATATCAGTACCCAAAAGTTCAGTTAAAATTTTATTAAGATCAAGACGAGTTAACTTTTTGCCTTTAGACATAGGAGCACCTACCTTTGTATCAATAGATTTTTCCGCTTTCTTTTCGAGCTTTTTGTACTCAGGAGAGTCATGATCGCGGAGTGCAATGTTTAGCTCGTAATGTGGTATACGAAAATGTTCCGCCATTTGAGTGTAGAAACGATCAGACATAATATATACCTCTCTTAACTAATTTATGTATATATTATATAATAACTAGGGCTAAAAGTCAACTACTTTTTTATCTTAATCTACTGCATGTATAAATCTTTTCCTAACTAGATACATAGTTATTGGGTAAATTGAGTACATAAGTATCGGGGAGAAAAGGGTGAAATACGCTGTAACTCCCCCAGCTAACATCAAAGGTATTAATGCTAGAGTAAGGGCCATAAGAATCATACCGAATGAAACAGCCAAAGCTATGGATATAGGATTCTCTAGTTCCATCCATAACCAACAATATTTCGTATCTCTATGGCAATTGCATTTACAAACGCCGAATGAACCCATAATTATATACTCTAGTCCGTGAATAACCTTTATTAATAAGCTATTTCGGGTAGTTAATGCAACGATAGTAAAGACTATCATTAAAACGAATACTACTAGACTTATTTTCCAGATACCTAGTAGCATCATAGTGAATAGTTCTGCAAACATGGCTTTCTCCTATCTTCAAAAGTTATTAAAGCCCCCTTTGCCTAAAAAGGCGGGAATATTCCCGCCTCAGTTATTAATTAAACTAGTTCGACATGACCGCCATCATAGGTACCACGTTTTATTTCATCGTGATAATCTCCCGAAGCATTCCAATCAGCACCAAAACGAAGTTTAATGCCTAGTTCTTTACCTGCTTGTTCAAAAGCCTTTTTAACTGCCCAAAATGCTTCTAAATCATTCCAATCAATCTTACCATTAATGTATGGAGCAAAATCAAGAGCATCCCCAGTAATATGCTTGCTTTTACTAGGATCTTTTAAGAATGAAGTACCATTAGCAATATTCTGGGCACTTTGTGCTACTGTACGAATACCCTGTACGATCGTGAAATCATAAGGAGATAATTCTAAAGCTCTACGAGCTACTTTTTGTAGCTCTGGCTTAACGGTAGCTAATTGTTTTTCGCTATTTTTACCAAATTTAAAACTCATATTGATCTACCTAAAGATCTCTGTTGTGGGGAACAGAGCTTTGTTAAATACTCGTTAAATTTCTCAGAATCGGCTGCATCTACAGGATTATCTTTCCAAGCAATACCAATATATCCAGCATAGATATTGTTTAGATTGAAGTACGGACAAGTGTATATGTAATTAAAAGTAACGTTCTTAAACGCAGGTATATTTAACCCCATGTATTTATTTACTTTTACACTTAAATCCGATGCGTAGTTAAAGCCGTCTAAGTGACGTCTATATAGCTCAGACGTCTTATTTACCGCTTTATCGGCCAAGTCAGCCCTATCTAATTGCGCATTGCTTTCCCATGCAATAATGTTAGAATAATCATTAATGGCATCGGGTTTATACTTGACTACAAAAACAGCATCCGCACCCGTTTGGGAAAAAAGCACCATGCTCTTTTCTCTAGCTACGTTAGGAAAATTACTTATCCTTTGAGTTTGAACATCCTGTAGAACCGCAGACGTGGAGAAAGTCTTTAAGAACGACATCACTTCACTAGTATTACTAACAAATAAGAAAATAATGACAGCAACTAAGATAGTTAGCAGACGTTTAAGAAGCGATGCTGGATCTTTCGCTTCTTGGAGCAGTACCGTTAATAATTGTAAGAACTTTTCCAATTGTAACCTCCTCTAACCAGTACCATTATACTAATTTTGGAGGAAAATTACAATGTGTTTTTAAAGATCACTTCTGGAGCATAAAATTTTGTCGTTGTCAAGAAGAATTTTAGATAAAAGAAAAGCCAGGGTCGTTAAACCCTGGCTTAAAATTACTTACTCTTCGTTATGCTCCTCGGATTGAGGTAACTGGGCTTTATTATATTGCTCAGATCGATATTTTGCCAAGATTTCAATACGCTTATGGATTTCTTTGCTATCTAGATAGATATTTTTGTTGTCTTTTACCATCTCGTCGATTTCGTCTATAGAGAAGAACGGATAGTAGACATCTAGCATCATATCTTCTACGAACTTGTTGTAAGATTCATAGGCTTTCTTGATTTCTTGACCCTTCTCACAGAATCCGCCAGAGAACGTGTGTCCCATTAGCGTAGCATGTGGATGTACTACCCATCCATGACAGGATAGGAAAATTGTGCAGTAAGCAGAAGCACTAGGACCAATCAGGTGTCCTATAACTGTTCCACGGCAATTAGCAATTAAGTTAGATAACTGTGCAGCAGTATCAACATAACCACCAGGGCCATTAATCATCAGATTAATTTCGTCGTCCTCATTTGCTTGCATAAGCACCATTGATAAATCACGGTATTCATCCGGCGGGCCTAATTCTTCATCAAAGAAAAAGGTATACTCATTAGATTGGCGAATGGAGTGAAACAGGTTAGTCTTTTCTTCTTTTTTATTAGTCATAGCGATCCTTGATTATCCAACTAGTGGTTCTAGCTCTAAGTCACAGAAGTTATAAACTTCTAGTTTAAGGTTATTGATACCATCGAATTTATTAACTAATTCGTGAGTAATATATTTTGCAGGAATACCACTTTCAGATGGATGATCTGATTTAATAGTGAACTTCTGCTCAGCGGGTACTACATTTACTATCAAAGAAGCCATATCTAAATGGTTTGTTTCTCTGAGTAACTCTCCTTCATTGGGGAATCTAACATCTGTTATTACGGCGACATCTGGGTCGTCTTTAGCGATGGATTGCTCCAGAATTATGAGCCAAATGCGTTCATGTACCAGCTGCCTTCCTAGCTCTGTTCCTACGAGCTGTAACATTTTTCTCGGAGAAATAAATAAACTATAAAGTCCGTCTTCTTTATTCTCTGAGATAAGTTGTTGAGGATTAAGATATTTTTCCTCAAAAATCGGCCAAACGTACGAGAAGTCTTCAAACTTATCGATACCGTATTTAAACCATACGTCTCTAGCTCGCTCCAATTGAGATTGTGTGACCGTAAACCATTGGTCAATCTCTTTTCCCCTGCGCTCTCCTAGAAACTCTGGAGTTACACCGAGGATTACGGATGCAAGTTCATAAACGGGCTTAGCAAAACTATAACGACGGGCTAAATACATTGGATACGTGTCATTACACCAATCGATAATTAATTTTGCAACGGTATCTTTTCCCGAACCAGCTTCACCATGTAAACCGACTAATACTGACATTAATCTTTCCTATTGTTAATTGGTGGATAATATACTAAACAACGTTTTTCTTGCAAATCTTGGCGGTAGAAGCAAACCATACTTGTCAGTCGTGAGATATATGAATATTCTGCCTCACGGCATTTTGCCAACATATTCCAATCTTTATATGGTACGACTACTACTACGCCATCTTCTCCATTTGTAGCTAATTTCTTTTCAAACTTAAAGTCAAAGCTACAAGGTTGAAGCCCTTTAGGCCAGTCCACATGAGCTGTTGGTAGTTCATGTGTAGGTTCTGGCTTTATTTCCTGTGCACAGCCTGTGATTGTGATTGCGGCTGCGAGCAGTATTCCAAGTTTCCAGTTAAACATGCTAATCTTTCCTCGAACTCCTTACTCTGCTTTTTAGCAATTAATGTTACCAATCCAGGCTTTGCAGCTATAATGTCTTGACGACTAAGTGCTTTATCAAGCTGACTAATTTTCTTATCTAGATCTGCTTGGGAAACATTATTCATTGTGAAATACTGATTCATACGAGTCTCACGAAGTTCACTCTCAGCTTTCACCTTGTTAAGGGAAGTCTCTAGAGAAGAGATCTTTTTAGTAGCTACCGCAAGATCTCCCGCCAAAGTCTCCACTTTATTTATTAAGTGATAAGCACCGAACCCGATGCCTATCGCTAGACCTGCTCCCAGGATATACCACTTACCGCGCCATATTCCTGAAAGAAGTTTTTGTATCAAATCCATGCGCTGCTAACCTGTCTTTATCTGATACTTTAATCATATCAGGCTCACCAGTTCCTAGTACACCGAAGATATACTGTTCGAGAACTTGGTGTAAACGGTATAAGTTACTTTCAATTTCCTGCCACGGAATACCGGACTGATGGAAACGAATGTTAGTCTGAATTACGAAGTTACGAACATCATCGTTATCGTTCTTTTTAATACCTTTCACATATGCAATCGGTACACGCAGTTCGGATAAGATACGTTCTGCTTTAGGTTTTGCTTCAGCTAGCAGATCACGCATTGTTTCACGAACATCTCCACGACTCTTATCCATTAAGTAAGAGCGAGCATGTAATCCCATCTCTTCCATTTTATCGAACATAGTGTCGAGATTAAACGTTTTGAAGCTAAATGCTGGATGCCAGCAGTACAGCTCGTGTAACCAGTAAACTTCACCTGCAACAAATAGGGGGTTTACGAAGTATTCGAAATCACCACGGAAAGATAGCGAACCATCACGAAATACCTGGCGAGTATGCACAATGTTCTTTTCTGCATCATCGGTTACTTTAACCAGTAACTCCTCAGTTTTACGTTCCCACACACGATCTGGGTCGAACAAACTGTTCTGCAAATCATACACATCGGCGAACTTAGAAATAATCCTCATATTTAATCCTCTTGCCTCAATCTATAAACATATTATACAAAAGTTTGGGCATCTAAGCAACTAAAATTTTATTATAAAAATAGCCCAGTCGCAAAAGTGCAGGCTGGGCTTTGTCATTATTTGCTTTTGCTAGTAAGTTGATTTAGTATCAATCTTATGTAATATTAGTTTCTCTAGCTTTACGTAGTACCCCTGCATTTCTCCACAATTTGATGTCAGCAACTGTTTCTTTATATGGAGCAATGGTAGGACCAATTGGGCCAGCAACTAATAGCCCAAAGAACCCTACAATACGCATGTAGAACAAGCATTCTTTGGCTGTCATATTATTTACTGCTTTTTTCTGCTTTTCATCTTTAAACTTCTGTTCTTGATCATCAATACGTAGATACTTAATAAACCATTCAGCAGAATATTCGTCCAAATGTCTAATAATAGCTATCGCATATCCAGCACCGATTAAAAACCAAGTTGTAACAAGAATTAGTAATATAGTCATATTATCTCCAGTTAGGGCTAGCAGCCACCTCACCACTTACCGCACTAAGGGGCACGACTCCCTTATCCGTAACAGTTGCAGGTGACGCAACTCGGTCCTACGCGAGTTCTTTAATTATTCTGCATTTCTGCTTTAAATTTTTTCATATTACGAGTTTTTCGGTAATAGAAAAATACAGATGCTGGTCCTAGCAGAATATCCATAATAAATATCACAGACATACCACATCTTAATAGTGTTTTATCATCAAGAGGTGCTAGATCTAGTGGACGTGTTTTATGTATAACATATAAAAGTACATCTTTGTTCTTAGAGATATACAGATCATCAATCAAGCTGTAAATAGCTACTATGGATCCAATGACGAACCAAAGAGCAAAGGGAGAGATAATCATTTCAGATCCTTTTCATTAATTAGAATATTTGTAAACAGTGGAGTAAATCCTAGACTCATAGTAGGTCCAAACGTATTCATGGCTACCCACAATTGCATAGTGATCATCCCATCTTTAATCTCTGGATCTTTATATTCTTCGATACGTTTTTTGGCAAAGGCAACTACATCTGGGTTATTTTTATTTTTCTGGATATAGTCATGCCAAAACTGGGCATTCTCACTACGTAGGAATGTTAAAATATCCTTAGTTGCTGGGATCTGCACTGTGCTATTAATATTTAGTCTTTTCACGTTCTTTTCCATGTTACTCTTCTCCTTCAAAGTCGCAATCATAACGACAAGTAAAAGAATCGGAACTATTAGTACGTTGAGTGGTTATTTCACCGCGTTTGCTAATAGTAACGGCTGGAGTAGAGAAGTTTTTGTTAGTGTATATTTCTACTTTACCATTACGTTCCTTAACATCACGTACTTTACCATACTCGGTAATAATGCCGTTCTGTTGGACTTTAACATTACCATTTTTCATAGAAACTTTGGTAGATGCCAGAGAACCGAAACTAACTGCGGAGATCATCAGTGCAATAATAAACTTATTCATCTTCATCCTCCCCACTACAATCACGACATACATCATAATCGTTGAAAGAACGTTCGTGAGCTTCACACCACCAAGAACAAGAATCGCAGAGGAACATTTCGGTTTTTTCCAGTGCTTGACCTAAAAGATCATCAGCTTCCTCAGCAGTAATCTTCAATCCACACACATCTGCCACACGTTCTTTAATTAAACGACCTGCTTCGTGGTAAGACATACAGGTTCCCACAACATCATGTTCAAGAACATGAATGGCACAGTCTAGGCGATTTTTCATTTCAAACCTCTCTCATCAATTTATAAATATATTATAGCAAGAAAAGAGAGGTTTAGCAAATGAATTATTTCAGAATTTAGTCATAGCACCACCATAATCCACGCTTACGCATGTCATGATCGCGATTATAGTCGTAATTTTCCGGATCTTTCATCACGCGGTGGAGTTCTTGACGATTCCCTTGACGAACCATTTTATTAGAGTGCCACTTAACATTCTTACTAATGGAATTCCAGTTATAACCATCCTTTTTCTCATTACGAATGGTTGCTTCCTTCATTTCCTGTTCTACATCATCCCAGGATTTAGCATAAATAACACGAATCCAGTAGCCATTTTCTTTGAGGAAAGAATATTCTTGAGAGAATTGTTCTTTAGACTTCCACCACTGATCACCAGATTGTCTACGATAAGTACGGCTCATATTACCTCCATTAAGTCTTTTAAATTAACCTAATGTGGATGAATTTTATTATACATAAACTATTTTCCTGTACACAGAAAAACCCCAGACTACTTATTCAATAGCTGGGGTTTGTTATTAATTACAGATCGGGGCGTTCATCTTCGAAACAGCCTGAGCTAATTCCTTCTCCGAATCCTACAAAGCCATCAAATTCGTCATTTGAGATGCCCATAATCATTGCTTCCATTTTCCTAATCTCCGAGATTTTCATGCCTGCTTTACTATTCTTATAGTACTTGCGAGGGTTCCCACACATCCAACAAGAACAGATGCAAGGAGTAGTAGTAATAATACCTAACCGTTTAGGGCTTTCTTCATGTGGGAAGACTGTCCAATACTTTTTGCGATTGTTCTTCACACGTTGCCGGTGATGGCGTCTCAATGCTCGATCCACACATTTCTCCTAAAACTTGGGAGATAAATGGAGTTTGCTCGACTACCTTGCGTAGCTGGGAGAAATCGTATCCAAACCCCATTACATCGCCTGAGTAAATGTACGACTAATAACGTCGTTCTGTTGTTCACGAGTCAGTGCGTTAAAACGTACAGCGTACCCTGAAACACGGATAGTTAATTGAGGGTATTTTTCAGGATGTTTCTGGGCATCCAAAAGCTGATCACGACTTAACACATTGACATTTAAGTGCTGACCTCCCTCTATTTGAGGAACTACTTCCACCTTGACTTCACGAAAGGACTCTGGGTCAAAATGGGGTGTAATACCCTCTAGATCCTCAACCAGAACTTTTTGTTTAAGTTCGCCATTTTTAGAGTACAGTTGAATAATCTGATTATCATGAACAAGGTTAATTACGCCAGACTTAAGATTTTGATATGCTTTCATTAGATCTCCCTGATGTTAGAAATTGGCTCAGCTCTTTATTCTCTATAGTTTACCACGATATACAGAAACTGTCTTACCAGTTTGGTTCATAACGTATGCTACTTCATCTTCTTTTAAGAAGATTGCTTGATCTATTCCAGAAATAGCTATGCTTTTATTTCTGGGATTAAACCCTACGCTTTTACCAACATGAATCTGCTCACCACCATCAGTGGACATTATTTTAACTGTTAACATAATTGCTCCTATATTTAGCTATCTCTAGCTCTGTTAATGGTAGTTAGTAGTGGATTTGAACCACTGTAGTCGCTCCGTATGAAGGAGGTGCATAACCACTCTGCCAACTAACTATTATGTTTTATTAGACTAAGTAAGTATTCTTTATACTCTATAGACCAATTAGCTTTTTTAAACTTTCCTGGACGCATAGTCTTAATTCCTAAATTTGGTACTCCGGGAGGGATTTAAACCCCCGATCTCTCGGTTATCAGCCGAGTGCTTTAGATCGCTAAGCTACCGAAGCATTAACATTTAATTGCAGAACGTTTACCATTTCTAGGCGCACCTGGAAGTCGTGCACGTTCTGCCATTCTTCGCTTAATCTTTGAGATATTTTCTAGTGTTTGTTCTTCAGGCTTAATACCTGAAACACTACACCACTGATTACCATCCCATGCGGTAATGATCATAACACCATTACCCGTAATCTTTTCTGTGAAAGTAATTCTCATTATAGCAACTCGTCTAAGCAAGAGGTATATTTAAGTTTACCATCTTTATCTACTTTGATTTCGACTTCCGCCCGTGGTACTTGACGAACTACACCATGAATCATCTTATAGTTAATAGACTTAGACGGTTCATAATCTTTTGGAAAGACTTGCTTAACCGTTACTACCTTGTACCCATCACGCGGTGTTAGTACAACTACTTGATCGCCTTCTTTGATTTTCCAAGAAGATGGAAATTCATAGGTATAGCGTTGACCACCAGTTTGGAACATAACAGAAAGATAACGTTTCATTTGGCTTCCCTCTCGTTAATTTATATAAATATTATAACAATAAATAAGAGAGAAAGCAAATGAATTTTTAAATTTGGTGCTCCCACCAGGAATCGAACCCGGTTCAGATGCTTACAAGGCAACTGCATCGCCAACAATGCTTTAGGAGCAAAAACCCGTTATTTCAACGGGATTTCTTTTTCAATAACAGGAGACTTATCAGTCATAACTGTCATTGCCATTTGTTGTAGAAATTCAAAGGTGAAGGCTACACGTTCTTCACCAATCTCTACTTCTACACGTTTCTTTTGTTTATCGATCTTGACTTTTAGGTTATCAGCCATTAGAGAGTACAGTACTGGTAGTTGGCAATACTACAGATGAAGCAACAGTGTTTAAATGCTTTCTCCAGTCTAGGTTAAATTGTTTTCGAAACTCTTCATAAGGTTCTTCTGGATAAAAGCTAAAACCTCCTTTCTCGTCATTCAGGATAACAGAGCCGTCAGTTTGTTCGTATGCTCGGTATGTTTCTCCAATAACAATAATTCGTTTATCGGTACTTTTATTACGAAACTCAAAAACGTGCATAATGTTTCCTTAAAGTTGGAGCGGCTAGAGGGAATCGAACCCTACTCAGCGAGGCTTGGAAGGCCTGCGACACAACCCGTGTGCTTAACCGCTTATTATTTGGCTGGAGAAGGAGGAATCGAACCTACCATTAACGGAGTCAAAGGCCGTTGTGCTAACCGTTACACTACTCTCCAATAATTTGGCTGGGATGCCACGGATCGAACGTGGAACCTTCGGAGTCAGAGGCCGACGATCTGCCAATTGATCTACATCCCAATAATTCTTTACTCTATGGAAATAGAGTAACTGGCTCAGGTTCTTCAAGGCGCTTACCTTCATGATCTACTCGAATGACTCCGCATCCTTCGCAAACCACAACTGCACCATAACCTTCTTTGACTTCGGCTTCTGTAATCAGACCAGATAAGTCACCAGTATCTCTGCCCCACATATCAATGGAGCATTGTTTGCAGAAATCAGCCATAGTTTATTTCCTATTTAAGTTAATTTGGGGTGGCTAGTGGAATTCGAATCCACATAGGCCTGATTCACAATCAGGATCATTAACCAATTATGATATAGCCACAATTGAAAACTCGCAGGGTTAGCGAAACCATCCTCAATTAGCATGTTCTAGAATACTAATCAAGTTATCTCCTATTGCACGCAGCTCAAGACGAGTACGAATTTTCAATTGTGGCGGCTCTCAGAAACTCTTCTATTCTAGCCTCAGAAGCTTACCCCGAACGCATGTCGGGAAAGTCTTTCCAAGCGCATCAAATAGCACCGTTACACTTTGAGCCATTGATGTATCAAGGAACAGAAGGAGTTGAACCTTCACGAGATAGACCATTTATCTCAACCGCTTTTAAGGTATATTTCTAGGAGTGGATGTTCCTAGTAAACCTATTCGGCAGTCCCGTCTACCAATTCCGGCATATTCCAAGAATTTTTATAAACCAGCAGAAGCCTCATTTAAGGCATCAACAATAGCTTCACGTTGGGTCATTCCATACCCAGTGGAATCTAGGTGTGGCAAATAAGCCATCCATCCCTTATCTGTTTCATGAAGGCATGCTTTAAATTTTTTACCGTCCTTCATTGTTACAGTAACTGTTTTGCTCATAATGATTCCTTATAGTTAATTGGAGGAAGGTAATGGAGTCGAACCATCACCGTATCACTACAGCGGGCTAGTTTTCAAGACTAGTTGCGTACCACTACGCCCTACCTTCCATTTGTTTGGCGGAAGAGGAGAGATTTGAACTCTCAAGCCGTTTTACCAGTCAGCCACTTTCCAAGCGGTTTTCGTCGCCAATTCGATTTGCTCTTCCAATAATAAGATGATGCCTCTATCACACCAGGCAGTTACGCCTCGCTGGGATTCGAACCCATTAAAACAGCTCAACCGAGATAGTAGGTTTAATTTACTCTGACCATCAAATTTGGTGCGTGACAAGGGATTCGAACCCTCAAAACCCGACTTCTAAGGACGGTATGTATGCCAATTCCATCAATCACGCGTATTTGGTGGAGGATAACGAATTCGAATCGTTCTGATGTCCTCGGTGCAAGCGAGGTGTCCACCCCTAGCAGACCCATCCCCCAAATTCTTTAGTTTACTAAGGCTATTGGCTCGGCGTAACTACAGCACCTTCACTTCGAGCGGAAGGAACCGCGTCATCTCGCAAACCCGATACACTATTCAGTTGCCACTGAATCTAGTGGACTAATCTAGAACCTCTCCCAAATAGTAGGGATCGTGCTTTTTGGCAGCCAGTCCTAGGTCGAGCTAATACCTTAGTGAACTATGATGAGGATTTCTCCTCATCAATTTATATAAATATTATATCAAGAAATTAAGCATTAAGCAACTGCGTTTTTGAAATTTCTTGGACTTGGTACTCGGTGATAGAATCTAACTATCGCTACCGCCGTGTAAAGACGGGGTTCTCTCATTAAACTAACCGAGCAAAAATTTGGTGGATTGCCTGGGATTCGAACCCAGAACTGACGGATTAAAGGTCCGCTACTCTTATCCAGTTGAGCTAGCAATCCAAATTCTCTACTAATAGTTTAAAAGCGTCTAACAGAGGTACTTCAAACCATTCTCCTGATACTTTGTAGTCTTTCAGAAGATTATGTAATGCTTTTTCAGTTCTTCTCTTGTCCGAGGAGAATCTAAAATGGTATAACTTGTAATCACGATAGGGCGAATATGTTTGATAACTAGACAGTCTTTCATTTACGTCTACTGTCATACCTATCTTATAGAGTCCAGGCCACGCTGGGTTACCTATTACATATACAAACCCTTCTGTTATAGGGATTTTATGCTCCCTTTTATACTTCAGTAAGTTTAACGCTGCCATTCTATAACAGAACTTAAACTCTGAGGATTTTAGTTTACCTTCTTTACCGGATATTTCGTTATACTTCTCCATATACCTACGTATTAAGGAGTCAGTAATAGTAAAGTGCTTTGGAAGATCCAGGGCTTGAAGTACACGGTTAATAAGCATAAACTTCCTTAATAGAATGGACTTTTAAGTAAGAATGATTAATCCCAAACTCCGCCATTACTTCTTTTTCATCTTTTCCATAATGTGCAAGTAAGGATCTTGAGGTATTATTACCTAAACGTTTGTCACTTACTACTAATCGAAATACTTTCATTTCGAAATCCTCTATTAAAATGGAAGCGGGTGCAGGAATCGAACCTACCTCTTTCTAGCTTATGAGACTAGCGATCTCTACCAGAGATCTAACCCGCAATTGTTTGGTCTCCGTGGGAGGATTTGAACCCCCGACCCTATCGCCCCAAACGAAACGCTCTGGCCAAACTGAGCTACACGGAGAATATTATTTCTTCAACCACAACAAAGATAAGCCCAGCATACTAAAGCCGCTAACTAATCCGATACATTTTTCTTCTATAGTAAAAGTATCTAGATTAAATGCTGTTATAGCTATGGGCATACACCATAATGCCATAAAAACTTGAGCTATCTTGTGTTTCATTTTGCTTTCCTTCTCTTCACTTTATAAAATATATTATAAAGATAATTAAGCTGAATAGCAAATGAATTTTTAATAAATTTACTTATTGTGTAGGCTACCTGGAGGCTACCAACCCCACGGCTGACAAAGAAGTTTGCGAGACCTCTCTTAAATGTCAGAATAGACCCACCGATCTATCGGAACCTACATAATAAGTAGACTTTATAGTGTCATTCTAGACAGGACTCGAACCTGTTATCACTTGTGCGGACTTACGAGAACCATTCTTTCACTCGAATCGAACGAGCTTCTGCCCTCGCCAAGCTGGTTTCCCCATCAACCACGCTAGAATGTTTGATTGTTTTCAGTGCAAGAGTCCGAGTCTTGGACACGACCGCTTCGCAAGTACATAGGCAGCTTATCATGAGTCAGCACTTCCGAATTGCTAGCTCCGTGTTCTGCACTGAAATTCTGTTAGTTTAACCGTAAAGTATTATCTACTTCACCATTAATTGTTCGGCAATCCTCTGGGATTGCTGGGGTGGCCTTGTATTCCCACCACTCAGCACCATCATATTCCCCACGTTCTAGCCAAGTTCCATCGGCAAACCATACATTACCATAAAGTAATTGTCCACCGTATCCAGAATCATACTCAAAGTCTAGATTATTAAGAAAATCCTCAATATCTTCTTCTGTATAGCCTAAAGGTAATACCCAGACTTTTTTATCCCCATAATACCCAAATTCTATTTTAATACACTTAACTTCAGAATTAGTATTTTTTAAGGCAAGTAACAACTCTTCTTTAGCATTACGCATATTACGCATAGTATATTCTCATACTGAATTAATTTGGCGCGACCGATGGGATTTGAACCCACATTCTCTCCCGTGACAGGGGAGTACCATTACCAAGCCAGCCCCGGTCGCATGATCTGTTTATTCAGCTTTGAGTTTTTCAATAGCTGCATTAAGTTCTTTAAGAAACTCTTTTCGTACATTAAGACGATTGAGACTTACTAGTATATCATGTTTAAGTTCTTCTATGTATTTCTTCTCAACTTCAATATTGTTGATAGTGCTATCACGATGAACTTCTAGTTGCGCAATCACATTCTTGGACATGCTTGTTTCCTCAGTTATTAATGAAAATGGTATCTGTGGCTGAATTCGATGTCAGCAATGATAGCTGGTTGGCTACCGGTTTACTTAACTCTACACAGAATTTGGCGGGCCGTGTAGGATTCGAACCTACGTTGTCTTTCGACACGGATTAACAATCCGCCGCCAAACCGCTTGGCTAACGACCCTAAGTTTGTGTTGCTGACTAGGATTTTCACCTAGACGGAGTTAGCACCGTAGCGTGTAGCGGCATACCTCTCCAAACCGTGCCTCATCTTTCAATTACGGAGACAGTGTTCCTACGCGTGCCTGAATTGATTTAACAATTCTTTCAGCAAATTGGACGACCGCATGAGATTTGAACTCACATAAAAAGGATTTGCAATCCTTCGCCTAAGCCATTCAGCCAACGGTCGGTTTATCTTGTTTTTCGAGATCTTCAAATTCTAGATCATTGAAGTTCCCTAGAGTACGGGTATAGAACCCATCCCCTGAGTCATAGCCTGATTTACCACAATCACACATTTTAAATTCACGAAGATGTGTGAAAATATGCTCAGAACCACAACACTTAAATTTAACTAACTTTCTCATTTAACACGCTCCGGTAGATCTTCTAGTTTATATTCAGTAGCCACATTAGCAGCATCTAAAAGTAATCCCATGTGTTTAAGGATTTTAGTGATAGATTCGCCTTCGGCTTCTTCTACGAAAGAACGTAGATGAACAAAGTCAATTCCACCGTCCATACCAGAGAAAATATTTAGTAAGCGAAGCATTACCAGCTTACGTTCATTCAATTCTTGTTCTGTCATGTTGCTTCTCCAGTTCAATTTATGTAATAATTATATAGAACTTTAAGCAGTTAAGCAACCACATTTTTTAAAAATTTGATGCCTTTCTTTTTCTTCTTATATTTCCACGTTAAGGGATTCTGTCGATTATGAACGCTTGAGATCTTCGTCTCGTCAAAGTTCTTCAATATCATGTAATCACAAGATAATTGTTCTAATGGAATGTGATCACCGTCAAAAGCGTATACATAAGGCTGTTGACTAGCACGATAATGATAGACTTTGTTAATTCTACGTTTCAGCGACTTATCCGCGCAGTAAATAAAGAAGTTTTCAGGATGCATCAGCAGCTCCTTCAATTTGGTGCACCCTGTTCGTATCGAACGAACCTCTCAAGCTCTTCAGGCAAGCGCTAATCCATCTCAGCTAAAGGTGCAAATTTTGGCAGGGGTAAAGGTATTCGAAACCTTTTCATGGGTTTTGGAGGCCCATTTGCAACCTATGCGTACCCCAATTATTAATTGGCACACCCAACGAGGATCGAACTCGTGTTCCCACTGTGAAAGAGTGGTGTCCTAACCGCTAGACGATAGGTGCATTAAATTGGTGGGGAAAGATGGAGTCGAACCACCCGAGTCGCAATGACAACTGATTTACAGTCAGCTCTGCTACCACTTACAGAATATTTCCCCATATTTAGAAGTATTCAAAAATTCTCATTTAAACACTTTTAAATATGTTTCCAAATTAGATAAATATTATATCAAGTTTTATAGTATTGGGCAAGTCAAATTTTAAAGAACTTGCCCAATGCTGTATTAGTTAGTCGAACTTAGGAGTGACAGTTAAGGAGAACGGAAGTTCAAAAACTTCTTCACCCTCATCACTAACAGTGATTACACGACCTTTAAGTTCAGACATTGAAATATCAATGTCAGCTTTTGCATCTGGAGCCATGCCAGCTTCAACACATTTAGCTTTAATTTCCGGCAGAAGTTCTACATCGTAGAAATAAAGCCACTCAATCTCACCTTCCCAGCCTTCCCAGGATTTACAGATTGCACTTTCAATACCAGTTGCTATAACACGATTTTGCATTCGTTAACTCCTTCATCAATTTATACAACTATTATATCAGAAATTTAAAGCAAAAGGCAAGTACATTTTTAAAAATTCTGTTCGGAGGAGCTAAACTCCAGATTCTTCGGCCAAGTCTAGACTAATAAGAGTTATAGCCATAATTGCCGCACCGTGTTCTTTTTCTCCGGTGTTTTTAGCAGAGTCTATAATATCCTTAATCTGTTCGTAATAACTTTTTACTTCTTGTTCAATGCCTGCCTCGGCTATCATGCCTTTAGTCATGAGTCGTTGCATGGTAATTTCAGGATTAGCCATGTTGTTTCTCCAGTTTCATTTTTAATAGTTTACAAATGAAATCAACGTCTTCATCTGTGCCTAAGTCTCTATCCTCAAGGTTTGCCTTGAAGTTTTTCGTCAACTCCATAAGGATGACTTCCCTAGAACGACGTGTTGGTGGCGGAGGAGGTCTATACATCTTAATTCCTTAATTTGGTAGGGGTGGTGGGATTCGAACCCACAAAACCTGAATTTTAAGTCCAGTACCTATGCCAATTCGATTACACCCCCATGTAATCAGTTTATTAGTTGATACATATTATAGCCTAGAGAAAACCCTACTACTAATCCTACGAACCAACCAATATAATAATCTTTTAGTTTCACGGGTATCAACCTCGCTCAATATCTAGAGAAATACCACAGGTAGGATTAATGCCTGTGCCTTTGCATGTATGACAAACCCAGATATTGCAAAAAGTATCTCCTGCTTCTGCATCAGAGGCTTCCCCAACTCCTAGACAGTCAGGACAGGCACATTCTTCTAGCTCTTGCTTGAGTTCTTGAAACTTAGACATATAGTTTCCTTATTCAATTACTTTTGAGGCTTCAAGGGAGTCGATATAGTGTACGTTTTCTACCATAATCATATAATCTGCCACTTTATCCATAGCCTGAGCTTCAGAGGTAGCCCTAGCTAACCTATATCCTTTTTTATATTCATCCGGGTATTCCCTATCTGGAATAAACACAACACAAACTAGGTATAGTTTCACTTGTAACCTCTCTAATTAAGCTGGTGGCTCCCCGAGGATTCGAACCTACGTACCTTCCGGTTATGAGCCGGGTGCTCATACCATATGAGCTTGAGAACCAGAATTTGGCGGAAGAAGTGGGAATCGAACCCGCAAGGCTATATTTCAAACCGACAGATTAGCAATCTGCTGCAATACCGTTATGCTATTCTTCCGAATTTATAAATATATTATATTAGAAATTTAGCTTCATAGCAAGAAAATTTTTCAAGTTTTCGGTAGACATCTCATCCACATCTACAGGAGAAACAAATCCATTTAATTGTCTAGCAAATTTTTTCACCAGCAGGATCATTATCTCCGATAGCTACCAATTTAAAAGGTAGTAGCTTTAGTTGCTTTAATAGGGCTTTTCCTGGAGAAGAACCCAACATTGCTAGGGCGGGATAACCAGCGTTATGTAACGCAACTGCCTTAAATACAGATTCAGCAATCAATACTACTTTTTCATCTCCAGTGAGGGTTTCTAGTCCCCATACACACTGTGTAGTAGAATAAGTAAAATATCTAGCTTCAAAGGGACACTTACCATGACCTTTTGGAGCAGAAGGATTATACGTCTGATAGCCTCTCAACATCCCAGAGAAGTCATACAATGGGACTGTTAGCCATCCTTCCGGGCTTAACCAGCAATGATATTTATCTGTATCAAACCCTCTAGATAAGAGGTGTTCTGTTAGTTCATCAACAGTCATACTAGATTCCTCTCTCAAATTTATAAATATATTATACAGAGAATTTAGCATTCAAGCAATTGAATTTTTTAACTTTTTAGAGGAAAATCACAGGATGCTTAAGGGTAGCAGGTAAGTGGTCAGGACCGAAATTTGTGACCCCACTAAAAATCTGTGGGCAATTTTTAAAGACCCCTTGACATTTTTGCTGGGGTAGTGTAAAGTATATGTTATGGATGAGTGATCAAAGAGACACACATTTTCTATATACTAGGAGGTGTCAAAAAATGACAGAAGAAGTAGCTAAGAGTCCTGAAACCGTCGCTAGCGTAGCAGCAGAACTGCATCGTCACGAGGAATCAGATAAGAAAAAGTGGGAGAAAGTCAAAGCCTACGAAGAAGAACATCGTGAACACGATGAAGATGATGAAGAAGATGACGATGATGAACATTGTCATAAATATGGAAAACATAAAATGCAAGAACCAGTAAACGTATTTACTAACGGCTTCCCTGGCATGGGTGCATTCCCAGCTAACGCAAGTGCTTTCGGTGGAGAAGGTATGGGTCTATTCGGAGCTATCTTAATCGGTGCTCTATTAACAGGCGGATTTGGTGGGTTTGGTGGTTTTGGTCGCGGTGCTGGCGTTGCCGCTGAAGGAACTGCTGTGGACGCGATCCTTTCTAACCAAGATACTGCAAGTATTCTAGCTGCAATTAACACTACTCGTACAGAAGCTAACCAGGGCACTGGGGCTGTTCTAAGTGCAGTAAACGGTGTGGGAGCTGCTCAAGCTGCTAGCACTCAGCAAGTTCTGACTACTATCTACGGTACAGGTGCTAATCTGTCAAACCAGATCTGTGCTGAAACTCGTAACGTTATTCAGGGTCAGTTCGATCTTTCTCGTCAGATGGATCAATCTTTCGCTGCTAACCAGATAGCACGTGCTCAAGATAAGTTTGACTCTGCTCAGATTGCTTTCCAGCAGTCTATTCAGACCAACAACCAGTTTGCCGCTGTTCAGGCTCAGATGTGCGCTAACCAGAACGCTATCGAACGTCAGCTTGCGGAATGTTGCTGTGAGCTTCAGACTGCGATCGCTGGTGTAACTACTGCACGTATCCAGGACGAACTGAATGAATGCCGTCTGCGCGAAGCAATCGCTGCAGGTAGCGGTGCAAATGGTCAGGTAATCAACCAAATCGCTGTAAGTCTTGGTGCTATCACTCAGACTCTGGCTGGTCTGCAGGCTAAACTGCCGGCTTAAAATTAAGGGGAGGAGCCCATTATGAGTAAATATGGTTTTGTGAACAACGGATTTAATCAACCAATGGGCTCCCAGCAGCCCGTTCCGGGTCTGGATAATCCTTACCTACAACAGTTGCAACAGCGTTTAGCAGAAGCGCAACAGATGCAGCAACAACTCCAGCAAAACCCTGGAAGTGTGAGTCCTATGCAAATGATGCAGCAAATGAGCGGGCAGTCGCAAATGCCTCAACAAATGCATCAACAGGTGGCTCAGCAACAAGTTCAGCAGCAAGTTCAGCAGCAAACCCAACAACCGCAGGTTTCTGCGGAAGGACAGGCAGTACTAGCCCTTTTCGAAGACTTCGCAAAGACAGAGGATGGGAAGCAGCTTGTATCACTTATGGGTAAGTTTAATAGCTTCTGCCAAAGCCAAATTGCAAAAGCTCAAAATAGCGGTAATAACTCCTAAGGAGGAATTATGTGTTGCAGAAAATCTGTTTCGTGCTGCCCAATGCATGTAGCACGTTGTTGCTCTCCAGCAATGTTTACGCAAATACCGGCGTTCAATCCGTTTGCCTTTAAGCCTACTCTTATCCTGCCCCCTAGAGTAGATTTTCAGTCAAGATTGGCCTCCCGTATGGGTGGTTGCTGTAACAAGAGTATATGGTTCTAAGGAACCAAACAATAAAGCCCCTAGTCGAAAGACTTAGGGGCTTTTCTTTTATCTTAAATACAGAAAAGCCCGCGCTCTCGGAGGAAACGCGGGCTTGGTTCGAAGATTACGTGTAACTATTACTTGTTACGCATATCCATGATCATTTGACCATCGTAGCCAGTACCTACTACAGTCTGAGGCACACCACCTTGATATTTCTGAGCACGAATCATCTCAACTTCCAGTTGTTTCCAACGAATCATCTCAGGAGTAATGGTACGTTGCAGTGCGGCGTTAGCTTCAGCTTCTTTCTTAGCTGCGTACAGTTTAGCATCTGCGTCACGTTCATTAGCGATAGCTTGGTTGTTGCGAGCTTCACGATCTGCTTCTGCTTGTTTAACTTTTTGCTGTGCTTCCTGTTCAACACGAGCTAATTCAGCTTTAGCAGCATTAACCTGTTCTTCACGAACTTTGGTATTCTGTACCTGTTCCATGATTACCGGTGGCAAAGTAATATCCTGAAGGAATACCTGCTTAACTGTGTAACCATATGGGCGTGCATACTCTTCAACTTCCTGTTGAATTGCAGTTTGCAATTGAGCCTGAATTTTAGCATCAAACAAATCTTGTGCTTTAGGTACAGACTTACCAAACTCACGAATAGTAGACAGTAATTTTTCAGTTACATACTTGTCTAGTGCCTGATCCTGAGTACCTGCATTAATACGGTTAATCGGTGCCTTAGAACCATCAAACTGCAACATAACAGTCAGGTCAACAGTGGATTTAAACTTATCCTGACTAGGAACCTGAAGTTTATCTAATTTTACAGCAATATCTTTTGTACTGAAAGTATCGAAAGATGCAAACGGGTTTACAATATGGAAACCAGGTAATACTGGATTAGGGTCTACTTTACCCAGGAATGTTTGAGTTTTAACCGTACCATCAGAAACAATAGTATATGAATTAAAAGCTAGGATTAAACCTGCTAAACCAACTACAGCACCAATCCCCCAACGTTTAATAGTACGAATTACTTTCTGCTCAGAAGTTAGTTCTTTCATATTTTTAGTATTAAACATATATTTCCTTTGTTTTAGTTACAGTTAATAAAATTGGCCGAGGTGACAGGATTCGAACCTGCATAAAGGAATTTAGAAGACTCCTGCCTCTCCCTTAGACTACACCCCGTTTAAGTATTTTTAAGAACTCTCGTAAAAACTCTTAAAAATACAGACGATACCGGGAGAGTCATAAGTCTCACTCATTAAGTATTTCAAGACAAAATACAGTAACGTCTATTATTTTCCAGTTTAAGTCAGGGTGACTTAGTGGTTATGTCCTGCGGTATATTGAGGACTCGGTTAGGCTTGGGGTCATGACTTCCCGCCTTTTGCTGCTACTCAACAGGAGTTATCGCGAATTACCTGTGCTATTGTGCACCATTAGTGACATCTCTCATGTCAGCATTTCCCACTTTGTGGATAGCTTGAAAAACTACTCCGATATGGAGAAAGAACTTCACTATCCTAGAATACCTTCTAAAGTTCTTCTTTAGCCTGGACATAGTTAAATCGTAATAAAACTATTCAGCAGACTGGTTGGTTAGTCTGGAACCAACTACCGCGTGGTTTAGGCAGTGCGCAACTAACCTCGGAAGCTTTTACGTTAAAAGCATCAGTTATCCAGTTCTTACCGACCGTAGGATTCGAACCTACATCTTCCACCAGTTACGGCTTGATAATACCAATTATACTAGGACGGCAGTGTTACTACATAAGTGATTTCCACACCCCACTATTTATAAATTAGAGAAGAGTTTAGGGGAGAGGTTTCAGACGCCTCATTTTACACGTTCTAGCCACTAACCGGGATTGCCGCCCCCTGTGTACTAGTTTTACAACTAACCCACCGACTCTATTCAATGCGCTCCGGTTGGGATTCTGCACTCAGCGTAATCGGCTCGCTGTTCCCTAATTTATGAATATATTATACAGAATTTATAAGCATTTAGCAAATAAATTTTTAATTAAATTCGCCAGCAATCTGAGCAGCAGTACCACCATCATAACGCCCAGGAAATTCTTCCTTAATCGCTTTCATCAGCATACCTTTTGTAATTCCAGGGTTTAGCTTAACTAATTCTGCAAAGTATTTACGAATCTCAGTATCAGATAACTGAGGAGGCAGATACTCCTGCAACCACTTATTTAGAATGTATTCATACTGAGCGGACTGCAAGCTATAACTATCAAGATCTTGACCATGAAGTTTAGCTTTCATCTGGTTAATGCTTTTTAGTTGAGCTTTGAGATAAGACACAAATTGTTCAGAAGTGACGAAATCTTTATCAATACGCTGAAGATCCCCGATTATGGTCTGATAGCTTTTAGCGACTTCTTTATCAGAACCATTAAACTTAGAATCCTGCAAAGCTCTACGCAAAACATCTAAAATATTCTCTTCCATTATTTCATTCCTAACGCTTGGTTAAAAGATTGTTCTGTCATAACTGCTGAGACTTTGGCGAAATCAAACTTTTTAGGGTTCGTAGTGATCTCAGCAACGTTAGAAGTTTTAACAGTTTTCGTAGTACGAATACCGCGAGTGTTAACACCAATAATTACAACTGATTTCATATTTCGCTTCCTCTCATTAATTTATGGAAGTATTATACGGAAATTTAAGTATTTAAGCAAGTAAATTTTTAAGTTTTAGTGACAACAGGTTTATAAAACGTATGTCCCTTAATCTTAGTTGTTTTCTTAAACTTCTTTGTCCAGTAAGGTTTATCTTTACCACTATGGAAGTATAGTGCTCCATATGTAGGATCTTGTGGTAAATCAACGTAGTATATCACTCTAGCTAAATTCTTAGCGGTTTGCCAAGCCTCATCAGTTTTATCAACTTTTGGTCTCTTAGATACCCAAGAGAACTGGTTAGACTGATATACTACTTTACAGTAGGAATCTGGGAATTTACCGGAGTTTACACGGTTTTTAGTAACATGTGCAATCGCCGTCATTCCCTTTATGCCCTCACCACGACTTTCGAAATAGATATTTTTAGCAATGCAATCTATTTCTCTTGCATCGTGCGATGCCTGACTACTAAAGCTGAAGGTAAGGGCAGCTACTAAAAGCAAAGCTGCCTTCATTCTTTTTACTCCTGCCAATCATATTCAACACGATTGGGATTTTCTTTGTACCCTAAGTCAAGCAAATCATTACGCATAGTTTGCTTAGCTACGGGATTCGAGGTTACTAGTACCACTTTCTTTGGTCTCTGCCCAAATTCTAAGAGTAAACGAAGAATTTGATAACCTTCCATACCATCTACAGCCAAGTCATTATCCATATAAACGAAGTGGCCTGTGGTATCAGTTTTATTCAGAAACTCGACAGCGGCTTCGGGGGTTCGAATGATAATGTCCATTCCGTGAAGATTACGCACATCATCAATCAAAATATGAAAAGTCATAATAGCCTCGTTTCATCAATTTAAAAATATATTATACAGAAAACTTAATAAATTAGCAAATACATTTTTAAATTGTGAAACTAGTAAACCGATAAACAGCCTAGAGGCGCCACAGGCCATATCTTACGAGCCATGTACCTTTGATCTAGGGTTTGGATCATCAACGAATACTTTGCATCTTTTAGCTTTAGAAGTTTAGAAGTTTGAGTTCTTTAAACTTTTCAGCTTTCATACTTAAATGTTGATCTTTGAAGTTGTGTCGGTAATATCAACGACTCTTTGTTTTTACGTGTCAGATTAAATGTCTGATGTAATAAACATAATCTCCAATAGATTATACTTTATAGTATGGTCAGCGGTCTTATTTAACCTCGTATTTCAACCGCTGCTGCGAGGTAAGATGCTTGGGCTTTCGTCTACCGATTTACTAGCTTTTAAATTATTACTCTACTTCAATGAAAGTAGAGGCGTTAGACTCGGACAGAACAAAATCAACATTTGTTGCAAAGTCCTGGTATTCCTCGTCATGCTGTTTAATCAGCTTCTCCAGTTCCAGCGGATCAATCAAGAATGGAGTATTCTTGAGTTCCAACAGGTTGAGCTGCATTTTAACTTCATCTTCGGAAGTTTTCTTATCGCGGGTAGCCATGCTATCCTGCAAACGCTCATATTTAGCATCAAACTGTGCTTTCTGCGTATTAAACTTAACCGTAGCGGCATGGAACTGCTTACGCATGTTAGCCAGCAGTTGAGCTTTAAGTTCCATAGAACGCTTAGCTTCAATTGCTTCCGCAACAGTCATCTTACGAGAGCCAATCTCAACGATTGTTTCCGCATTGCTTTTAATCAGAGCAGCTTTGATACGATCACGCTGGGACATCATATCCAGCAGAGACTGGAAATCAGTCTTAATACGAGTAGACAGATCAGCTACTTCGATTGCAGCGCCAACTACAACCTGGTTTTTATCCTTACCTTCACCAACAGCGATCAGAAGCTGCTGTTCAGTAGCTTTACGGATTTTAGCTTCCAGAGATTTGATAGTTGCTAGAGCACGAGTTTTAGAAATACGAGTGGTCATTGTTTCTTCCTTATATGAAGTTTAAGATTTGAATTTGTTTAAATTTGATCTATTACAGACCCATTGCCAGTAAGGTACGCAGAACAGTATCTTTACTGTTATCAATTTTAGGATTAGCACGATTTAGCATATCAAAGATTTTCTGGACACCTGATTGACGTTCAGCCATACGACGAATACCCAGATTACGAGTAGCTTTCTTACCATTTTTACGAACATTTTTAGATACTGGCATATTTGTTTTCCTTTTATTGTTTTCTCAAATTTATGAATATATTATACAGAATTTTGGAGCCGGAAGCAAATCAAATTTTCATTTTTTCGATCATAGCTGCAACACAATAGCTCTCAACTAAGGCATCGAATGCTGGATCATGCTTAACCGGATAGATTCCATAACGAATAGTGTCCATTTTCTCCATTTTAGCGGTTGCCCAGCTAATACCTTCAGCTTCTAGCTCTTTGTAACTATATCCAGCTTGCATCCAGAGATTACGAAGAGATCGAACATTACCTAAGTTCCAGAATTTCCACGGAACTATCTCTTCATTGGTTCCAGCATGAAAAGTGTTTGCAGAGTAGATAGTCATATCGAACTCTGGGCCATTGCCATAATACAAAGCATTATCACCTAGAGCCAACTCCATAATATTTTGGGCCTTAGAGTAGGCAGCATAGTTAGAGCCGAGTTTACTAGTACAATGATGTTTACCGTTTTGGAATGCAATCAGCTTTGGATTACGCTCGTTCGTAGCTTCCATAATGTGGATAGCAGACGGGCTATGCTTAGCTTGATCCATCCAGAATGCTAGAGTAGACGCTGTAACTTTAGCACCAGAATTAAGCTGATCTTGTACATCCAAAGTAACAAATACTAGATCAGGGTCTTTATCAATTCCATGCATAGCCACAAAAGCGAATGAAGGCATTGCGATATGAGTAGTACCACAATCTCCTGGAGTTCCTAGAGATTCAATATCTAGCATACCAAATGGTTTTACTTTCATAACTTATCCTTATTGTGTAGAAAACTATTAAAGAGCTGTCTCTTTAATAGACTCCCACTTCTTGGGGTCTTTAAAACCAGGAAGCATATCCTCACTAACATCCCAGTTCTCTTCCATAGAGAAGTCGGGCCATTCATTCCAGCTACCTTCCAGCTCTTCATAACAGGTGTCCATTACCTCATGACTAGAAAGTCGTGTATAATCTCTAGCGGACTTATGAGTGCTAGCACGGTTAAAATCATTCTTTGCTACAAAATTACGCATAGTTTCTCCAAATAAGAGGGGCTTTCGCCCCCTGATTTAAATCACTTGCCCAGCAGTTTAAGGATATTTTCCATAATAGTTTGGGCAGATTTTTCACTCTTGTTGGTTTCAGCCAACTTTAAAGCGAGTTCTTCCTGCTGTTTCTGAATATCAGCAGCAATTTTCTGATCAGCCTCAATACGAGCTTGAAGTTCATCAGTGATAGTAGTAAAGGAAGCAACGATTTCAGTAACGGAACGTGGTTTCTTAGAGAACATAAAAATATCCTGGATTGGTTAGAGAATTAGTTGACTGTAGGGGCTAAAGCCCCTATCTATTACTTCGCTTTACGCTTGCGAGCTGGTTTAGCAGATTTACGAGCAGAATCGCCTGTGAATTTAATCCCTACACCATAGCACAGAGCACGAACGTTATCTTTGCTATATTCTACACCAAAGATATTTGGTTTAACAGAACCGAACTGTCCACGAGTATCACGCAGTACATCTGCCGTTGGTTTACGCTTCTGGTTAACTGCCTTCTCATAGTCTTTCATAGACATACCATTACGAGAGAACAATTCAGCCCCAGCGTTGAAGCTCAGGGAAACTGGGACAGATTTGTGGCCGTAATTTTCTACATACATAACCATTTTGTAGGATTTACGGGTGGCATTTTTAGCTTTAGGCTTCTGACGAATCGGAGCCGGATTATTCAGTGCTTGCGCAGCCTGAGCATCGGTAGGATGCTTACGCAGGTGACGTTCCAGGCGAGCTTTGCGATTAGCCTCAGTCTTCGGGAAAGTTTTAACTGCCGGAGCTGCTTGAGTTTTTGCGTTTTTCTGCTTAGCCATTATTTGTTTTCCTTTTTGTTTATCAATTTATGAAGTATATTATACGAGAATTTGAAGCGTTTAGCAAATGAATTTTTTAAAAATTATCTACCAACCATCTTAGCTTGTTCGGCATCTGAGACATATTGATACGCTCCTTTATTATACGCTGGAGCAGTACACATTTTCTTACGCTCAATCTCTTCTTGAGCTTTTCTTTCGCGTTCAGCTAATTCTTCGTCTAGGTAAACTAAACGTTGTTCTGGAGGGGGTGGAAGACGTGTTTCTGGCTCACCAATATTAGCCTTTCTTATTTGACGAGGTGATTGTGCACGTTTTCTCAATGGTTTAAATCCTAGTGAATTTGAGTTATAAATACGCATAAAGCCCTCCTCACTTTCAATACGAATATTATACTAAATTAGAGGGCTTTAAGCAAGAGAATTTTTTAATTTATTTATTACATCTCAGCCATTTCAGCTTCAGTAATAACTGTGTTACACAATGCATCTACAGCTTCATTACCACTAATACCAGAATGCCCTTTAACCTTAATAAAGGTAGGATTAGTATTATGAAAGTTGATATACTGCTGTGTTAATTTAAATGCTTCCTGCCAAAGTTCTAGATTAAGAGGGACTTCACCATCTGCTTTCTTCCAGCCTTTCCTTTGCCAAGAAAACATCCAACTTTCCATACCATTTTTGCAATAAGCAGAATCAGTATAGATAACAATTGGTCTATTATCTTTTTTAACTGACCAACGTAGAGCCTCTACAATAGCCGTGAGTTCCATCTCATTATTTGTAGTTTTAGGACTATACCCAGATTTAGAACCTAAACGATCGTCGTTATCATCATAGACAATAAAACCCCAAGCGCCTGGACCTGGATTAGACTTACAAGCACCATCTGTATAAATGTGGAAAACGCTCACTTATTAAGTTCCTCTACTGGTGGGTAATAGTTAGTATAGAAATCTTCTATAACTGCTTCGCTACCATGAAGTGTTTTTCTCAGTTCATTAGCCTTTATGACCGCACTTTCTAGGTCTAAGTAGTCAAAAATACCCCCATAAATATTTTTACCCTTATTATCAATCACCTGTACTTGCCATTTCTGTAGTTGTTTGTTCCAGTGTACACCTAGATATCCAGATTTACTCGATGCGGTACAGTTTCTATTATTAGACTGGCTTGTAGCTTCTCTTAGGTTTATCCACCTATTATCTGACCTAATCCTATTTTTGTGGTCTATTAAATCTGGTATTGATCCTGTCATGTATAGAAAGGCTAGTCTATGTGCTAAATAATCTATTTTATCTATCTTAATAGTTATATAGCCATCTTTTCTTAGGTATCCAGCGGGTGAACCTGCTTTTCCTCCCCTACCACGACTTACCTTATTAGTAAATATACCGGTATCTGGATCATAGATTAATAATTCTTTTAATCTTTCTTGGCTAGGTAACTTTTTATTCATCTAACCATCCTATATCTATACTAAGTAATGCTTTTATTCCTGTAATACCTGTACCATAAGTATTATACCGAATAGCACTTCTGCTCTTTACTTCAAGTATATTTTCATGCTCTGTATTTTCTAGAATTTCTGTAGATATACCTAAATATCCTACTTGATCTTCCTCATCCCAACCCATATCTTCTAGGAGATTTAGACATAACTCTACCTTCTCATCTCCATTGCCTACAGAGTAGTAGTCTTCTAAAGTCCTGAATTTAGAAGTGATAGAGTCTAGTATTAATAATACCTGTTCCTTAGTAATAGTTTCTTTATCACCCTGCAAGTAATTGGAGTAATTCAGAAGGGCTTGTTCTAATTCAATTTCTTTACTCATTTTATTATCCTTTTGTACTTATTGAGTATATTATATTTGAAATTGTACTTAATAAGCAAGTACAATTTCAAATATAATAGCCCCGAAGGGCTATTTAAGTTAAGAAGACATCTTAGCTTTAAGAGCTGGGTGAGGATCGTACCCCTCTAAATGGAGTGACCAAGCTGCCGTATTATTTTCTAATAAATCGTAAAGATCTACAAACTCTGGCATTACTAGAGTAGGTAAAGCACGAGGTTTACGTTTTACTTGTTCTTCTACCTGTTCCATGTGGTCATTATAGATATGAGTATCACCGCCACTAAAGATAAGATAACGAGGTTTTAATCCTGTCAGTTTTGCTAATATATGCGTTAATAAAGCATAACTAGCAATATTGAAAGGTAGGCCTAGAAAACAGTCTACAGAACGTTGTGTCCATTTAAGGTCTAAGTATCCATCATTACTTACGTAACACTGAAAACCATAATGACATGGTGGTAGTGCCATCTTATCCAGTTCAGCAACGTTCCATGCGGATACTAGGTGTCTACGACCATGTGGATTATTCTTGAGTCCCTCAATGAGTTCTAAAATCTGATCTCGTCCGCCAAAGTTGCGCCATTGTTTACCATATACTGGTCCTAGATTACCCTTATCATACCCCATACTTATGGCTTGGTCTTCATAATTTGGAGTCCAGATGGTCCACTGTCCTTCGTCACGACCAAATGTGAATACACGTAGATCATGAAGATTTGTGGAACCAGACAAGAACCATAAAAGTTCTCCTACTACTGATTTCCAGGCCAGGCGTTTGGTAGTTACAGCCGGGAACCCTTCACGTAGGTCGAACTTAGCATAGGAATCAAAAATTGAAACTGTGCCTGTTCCTGTACGGTCATTACGGGGTTCACCTAGTAAAATTACATCTGTCAAAATTTTTAAATATTGTTGCATTAATAAGTAACCAATTCCTGTACAAATCGCAGGCTGTTATCACTGTTTGCGCCAACTGCATAGACTAATCGGGTGGATTCATAGTTATAATCCAGTATCATACTATCTAGGTGTGTATCTGCCTCTAGCTTCTGTTCGCTAAAGATTGTAGATACAAAAGCACTTTCTATATGCCCATGTTGGTACATTTCTAGAAGAAGATTAGCTCCACCTAGAACTACTGTTTGCTGATCTTTTAGAAAAGTAGGTAATGTATCACCTATCATTGATATGGGAGTGTAAATATCATGTGTAATATCGTCTGGCAGTGGACGATCAGCACGAATAAATAGGTCAGAAGCTCCAATCATACGTTCCCTAACGGCGTATGGGAGAGCTAAATAAGTACACGCCCCAATAATAATATTATCAGGATTTAGTACATCTAATTGTGAATAAAAAGCATCTAGTTCTTCTTTAAAAGAACCCCAGGGGAGCTTACCTCGGAGGCCGAACTCCCCATTCGGCCCAACTGCATACATTGCTGTAATCATAGGAAATCTCCAAATTCATTGCCCAGATCTTTCAGAGTATCAGTAGAGGTCTCAGTTACCTGACCTACACGGTAAGCTGCACCAATCTGGATTTCTTGTGGAGCAGGCTGTAGAGAAGTAGTATCCAACCAGTTCATGATCCACGGAATAGGGTTTTTGGTGATTACTGGTAAGTGACTAGGCCATTCTACACCAATGTGCATAAATGCGTTACGTCCCACAAAGTACAAGTATTCTTCTAGAAGTTCTGCATTCAAACCAATCAGACTACGACCTTTGAAGATGAAATGACCCCATTCAATTTCAGTTTTCAGAGTTTTCAGGAGCTGTGCTGGTGCTTTAGCCACTGCTTCATCTACCAGATCTTTGTCAAACTGCTGGAACATAATCTGGATGATTGTTTTAGACATCTGAGTATGTAGGGCTTCATCTTTAGCAATCAATTGCAGATTTTTAGCAATACCTTGCAGAATATCGTTCTCTGCTAACGCAAAGGTACATGCAAAGGATGCGTAGAACTGCATTGCTTCCAGACCGTAGATTGCAAAATAAGCATCTAACAGTTTAGCCTGAGTTTCACGCTTAACTTCAGGGAACTCAGTTTCTGGATATGTATTGTCACCACGATGATCACGTACCGCGATGAAATACTGACCTAACTGGTACAGTTCATCGAACAGCTCAACAGAATCAGCGATACGTGCGAATGCTTCTTGGTTTTTGGTTACAGAATCAATAAATTCTGCTGGATCAGTCAGCACATTACGAATAATATTACTATAAGCACGACTATGCAGGTCTTCAAAATAGCTCCACTGCTTGAGCATACCTTCCAACTCTGGACGACTTACAAGTGGCATAATAGCTGCTTCAGGAGCACGACTGATAAAGGAATCTGTTTGAGTCTGCCATGCTAAGTTCAGGAGTGTAATTTCCTGAATTTCACGCGGGAGATTAGGCCATTGTTTCTTATCTGCTTCCAGACTGATTTCAGTTTCAGTCCAAAATTGAGAACGCTGTAATAGCGCTAAACGTTCTAATTCTGGATGGGCTACACGTACGTAGTCTGCGATACCAAGAGAGTCTCCCAGGAAAAGATCAGCGTTAGTATGATCCCAATTCAGGTTTAGTAAAGTAGTCATTGATTTTCCTCTTTCTCACTATTTCAGGAATATTATAGCAAATCAGGCAGCGATTAGCAAGTAAAATTTCAAAGAAAAAGGAGACCCGAAGATCTCCTTATTTTTATTAGATAGTACAACCACCAGAAGCACAACCCGCTGCTTCTTCTCCAGCTCCACCACCATTTGCGGTATTGAAGTTAGCGTAATACCAAGTCTTCCAACCGTATTTAACAGCAGTCATGAAATCACGAACTACTACTGGGCCAGGAATGATTTCATTCTCAAACTTGGTGTAGTCGTAGTACATATTAGTACTGATAGACTGGCTGAAGAATTTCTGCATAGTTGCTACCCATTTGATCCACTCAATACGATCTACATCATAAGCCAGTTTATAGCTCATTAAAGTTTCCCAATCGGTTGCACCTGGGGCAATTGCAATTACTTTATTCACTGCACTACCCTTTATAGATACAATCTTACGAGGTGGTTCGATAGAGTTAGTAACACCTAACAGAACAGAGGAACTTTCTCCTGGCATCTGAGCAGTCAGAACAGAGTTACGCATACCGTATTTCAGAATATCTGCACGCAGAGATTCCCAATCCATTTCTAGATCTACAGATACCAGCTCATCAACAGTTTTCTTATACGTGTCGATTACCAGAGTTCCTTTGGATGGTTTAGTACGATTAAACCATTCACATGCACCTTGTTCTTTAGCCAGACGTACAGAGGCTTTATGCAGGAAGTAGGATAGTTTTTCAGCTTCACGATGAATCCAGTTACGTGCTTCAACGCCTTCATAAGCCAGACCTTCTGCTGCCATTGCACCTGCTGCGTTCATAAGGCCAATACCAACGTTACGACGTTTCTTAGCTGTATATTCCATAGTTGGGAACGGATAATCCTGAATTTCAATAATTGTATCAACGAATTTCAAAAGAATATAGCAAGTTTTTTCCCACTCAGCCAGAGATTCCATGCGCCCAAGTACAACACCCCCTAAGTTACACAGAGATACTTCACCAATATCCTCCGGCTTCATTTGATCAAGCTGCTCTTTTGTTTTATACAGTTCCGTGATATGATGGAACGGGCGTGTAGGTTGAGTAATTTCAACACAAAGGTTTGTCATACGGATCGGATCAAGGAAGTTACCGTGACGATTAGATTCCCCAATGTGGTGAGCATACATACGTCCTGTTTCCATTCGGATACGTAGCCAAGTATCTAGGATTTCTTTTGAAGAGACTTTAGGAGCTGCAGGAACTGTTTTTCCTTCGTGGTCGATCTTTGTAAGAGATGCCACACGTTTCTCCGCTGCCACGTAGATTTCTTCAAATTTAGCCTCGTCATCACTATAAAACGCTTCATGAACTTCTGGAGCATAGAAGTATGACATTAGCGTAATATCTTCGTTTTTAAGATAACGTTTTAACAAAAGATTGTTGAAGCTCAGAGAATAATCCATCTTATCGATTTTATTCTCATCTGTAGCACGTTGTTGCTTAACCTGCATCAATTGAATGATTTCAGGGTCGAAGTATGGATAAGACACTGTAGCAGAACCACCACGAGTTTGCTGAGTATTGGCCTTTACTGAGCGGTCAATGTGTCGATAATATGGCAGTTTTCCGGAATGCGGGAATGCCCCATTTCGCACCGGATCAGCAATTGATCGGCTTTCAAGATGATACCCGATTCCCGCTCTGGCTGCGACCATTTTGAAGACGATGTGCTCGGCGGTGTCGATTGAATCCAACGTGTCAGTGGAATCCACGAGACAGCAACTAGCAAATCCACGGTCACTAGAGCGCAGACCAACCAGTGGCGGCGTAGGAACGTTGATTTTGTGGAGTGACATTGCGTTGTAGAGGTCGATTGCATCTAGAATTGTCCAGTTAGGTTGAGAAAGCATCGCCATTGCCATACCCATGTAGGCAAACTGCGGGGTTTCATAAATTTCACCAGTGGCTATATTACGACGGGAATACTTATCAAAGAACTGCTTCAGCCCACCACTAGTAAAAAGACGGTCACGATCATGGTCGATAACCTGATTCAGAGCCTCAAATTGCTCATCGGTAATCCATGCACTCATGTCTTCCCATGCACCTACGCTAACCATGTGGTCATGGAAGAAGCGTAGAGAAGGTGGTTCGAAGGAATCATAAAGGCGTTTACGCATCTGCGCAAGACGTAATTCCTTTGCAGGCACGTCGTATGCTGGATTATCTTTGATAAGACTTTCAGCAGCTTTAATTAACGCATCCATCAGAGTATCGGAATCTACAACCCCTTTAGGCAGAGTTTTTTGAGCAGCCATAGTAATGGCTGACCAACTTACATCAACTGTTTTGCAACCATACTCTGTCCAACCATTGAGTTTTTCAGGAGCAAAGTCTTCTACAGTACCGTCACGTTTAATTACTTTTTCAATGCGATGGCTCATTTGGTTTTCCTTTTTATAGTTATCAGGATTTAGGAAATAGTTTACTTTATTCTCAGTCATTTGGCAAATAAAATTTTCTGATAGAAAAGGCCCGAGTATTTTCATACCCAGGCCTTCTGTGTTGTCAGTCTAGTTTTTGGCCACTTAAGTTCTCAGCAGAATATCTATTGAGGTACTTAGTTCATTATAATTGAAGGGCCGATTTGGATTTGAGGTTACAATTTTCCACGCTAGGGTAGTCTTAGGACTATCTTCCCCTTCCTTACGTGTAATCATATTAGCAGCACTCAGTGAAGTACGATGTATTTTTGTTTTACGGTGTAGATGTACGACGTTTCCCATATTACACCTTCCCCATGTCTTTAAAAATATCGTAGAATGCTTTAGACTCAGCAGAACGAACGTTATCGATCAATTCGATCATTGAGAATGGAGCATTTTCATATTTCTCATAAACTTCCATAAGAAGTGCTAGACCTGAGTCACCTTTAATGTCTTTCTGAGCTATATCTCCGCAGATAATTAAACGGCAGTCTTGTCCTACACGAGTTAGGAGACAAACCATTGCCTCAACGGAAATATTCTGAGCTTCATCGACAATTACATAGGAGTTGTTGAAAGTTCTGCCACGAGCATGTTCTATAGCCAAAAATTTAATTTTCTGGCGTTCGACATATCCCTTATAGGCATGATCACCGATGGCCCATTTCATACCATCAGCTATTGGCTCCAACCAAGGCTCTAGCTTTTCTGCTAGATCACCAGGAAGCATACCAAGAGACTTACCTAGAGGTTCATTAGGACGTACGAGAATCACTTGCTCAATATCTGAGTGAATGTCTACGAGTTCCTGAGCTGCAAGAACGGACGGGATAAAGGTTTTACCTGTACCTGGTTCACCGATACCTACAGTCACTGTGTTGTTCTTGATCATATTGATATATGATTTTTGCTCTCGGTTTTTACCTACTAGGGATTTAGCAACTGGGTTAGCGTAATCATTAGAAAAATCAGCCTGAATTACGTTATTCTCATATTTGTTGCCACGCTTTCTTGAACCATTGCGGTTCTCTCTTTTTTGACGTGCTTTTCCCATAAATAACACTCCTATAGTGTACTTCGCTAACAGAGGATCAACAAAAAGATCTTGTTTATCAACTTACAAATATATTATACCAGTATATGCAGTAAAAAGCAACTACAATTTTAAATAAGCCTATGATATTGCATTTAAATAAAAAATTTGCTTGCTTTTAACGGGAAATGTATGGTATTAGATAATCATTTTATACCGCGTACATAGGCGCGTGATTATACTATTTTAAGTACAAAATAGCAAATAAATTTTTTAACAATTTGCTAACCTTTTAGCACAGATCAAAATACACTATCTAAGAGAAAAATTATATTGACATTTGCCCTTGAATAAGCTATAATAGTAGTCTTAGCTAGAGAAGGAGAGTATAATGAATCGCAATGATGAACTAAAGTACAAGGAAATGCAGTCCTTGATTAGAAACTGCAAAGAAATTATTGAGGGTTCTGCTGATGAAGAGCTTCTCTTTAATAATGCGAATAAACCCTCTGAGCGTTTCCCTACACAAAGGGATATGCTTGCAGGGGAATTGAGTAAATATCTGATTCTAGAAGAAATGCCAATTCAGATTCGAAATGCTCATATGATTGGTGATATTCACTTTCATGATGCTGATTACGCTGCTTTAGGCATGACTAACTGTTGCCTAGTAGCCCTGGAAGATATGTTGAAAAATGGTATGAAAGTTGGTAATGCTGAAATTAGCACTCCAAACTCTATCACTACTGCGGCTGCTATTACAGCTCAGATTATCACACAGGTTAGTTCCCATCAGTATGGAGGTACTTCTGTAGACCGATTAGATGAAGTATTGGCTCCTTATGTTCGTAAGTCTTATGATAAGAATCATGCGTTTGCAAAACGTTGGACTAAGGATGAAGCCAAAGCATCAGTAATGGCTACGGAGATGACTGAAAAAGAAGTCTATGATGCTTGTCAGGGTCTAGAGTATGAAATCAATACGATGTTCAACTCTAATGGTCAGAGTCCATTTATTACCTTTGGTTTTGGTCTAGGAACTTCTTGGGAATCACGTCTAGTACAGAAAGCAATACTGAAAGTACGTATGGATGGCCTAGGCATCAATAAACGTACAGCTATCTTTCCGAAACTGGTGTTTGTTCTGCGTGATGGCGTAAATATGAAGCCAGGGGATGTTAATTATGACATCAAGAAGTTAGCTATGAAATGTACTGCTGAACGTATGTATCCAGACTATATCAGCTATGATAAGGTTGTGGAAGTTACTGGTGACTATAAAGTTTCTATGGGTTGCCGTTCATTCCTAGCTGCTACAGAAGATGGTGAAACTGCCGGTCGTAATAACTTAGGTGTTGTTTCTGTAAACTTGCCTAGAATTGCTATCGAAGCTGAAGGGAATATTGATCTATTCTTTGACTTGCTTGAGTTACGTGTGGATACAGCGTTAAAAGTATTGGAGTGGAGAGTTGATCGCTTAAAATACATTCAAGCTAAAGCCGCACCCATCCTCTATATGTCAGGAGCCTTTGGATTACGCTTGGGGCCTGATGAATATGTATTCGATCATTTCTATAACCGTGCTTCTGTATCTCTAGGGTATATTGGTTGCCATGAAATGCTACAGTTCATGTTTGGCAAAGATGTAGACACAATGTCCGAGACCTGCATCAAGTTTGTTCAGCGTGTATTGCAGTACATGCGAGATAGAGTCGATCAGAAGAAGGAAGAGACTAAGTTAGGTTATAGCCTGTATGCTACACCATCAGAGTCCCTATGTGATCGCTTTTGTCGTCTAGACCGTGAATATTTCCCGGAGCATGAAGATATTCTGTCCAAAGGATACTACACCAACTCTCACCACCTTGATGTGGAACGTAAAGTTGCTCCTAACGTGAAATTTGATTATGAATCTAACTTTACTCCTATTGCTTCTGGTGGGTGTATTTCCTATGTAGAACTACCAGATATGAAACGATTCCCAGATGCACTGGAATGGGTTATTAATTATGCTGCTAGTAAAGTTCATTACTTCGGTATTAATACTCCAGTGGATTCTTGCGGTAAATGTGGATTCTTAGGTGAAACAGTAGCATCCGAAGATGGGTTTAAGTGCCCTATCTGTGGTAATCATGACCCCGAAACTCTTGAAGTAACTCGTCGAGTTTGTGGGTATCTTGGAAATCCAGGTGCTCGTCCATTTAACCCCGGCAAACAGCACGAGGTTATGGGCAGGGTGAAACATCAGGATATTCGAGCTAAATAAGCTAATCAGCCGGGTTGCTAGTCGACCTGGCTTTTATTTTATTTGCTTTCAGCCAAAAATTTATATATAATAGATTTATAAATTTGAGAGGAGAAAGATATGAGAGTTCACAAGGTAGATAAAGAACGTATCTATTTTATTATGGATTCTGGGGCATATGGTTCCATTCTCCGTGAGGATATAACTAAATTATGTTTAGTAAATACTTGGATGGACGAAGAGAAGATTGATCCTAGGGCGGGATTGTGCTTATCTGAGCCCGCCCTTTCTATTGCTAATGCAGAAATTGAAATGTTTGAGGAACAAGAATGAAAAACGTAAAACATCTTAAATATCGCTTAATTTACAACGGACGTATGGAAACAGAAGATCTGGCCCAACTAGCTATTAATTCTAATGAGGTTACAGTGCGTGCACTGGCAATTGAAAAGTTGCGTGCTTCTTATGAAAATCGTGTTATGGAACTAGAGGAGAAACTTTATGGACTTCTTGAATCAGAATCTAAAAAGTAATCCAGAAAACATGCTTATTGAGCAGTGGAACTTTGGTTATAATGCTGGTGTAGCTACTTGTATTGCTAGATTGGATATGCTTATTAAACAAGAAAAGGTACGCCCGGAGGAAGCAATTTTACTCCGAAATATTATCGAAGGATTTAAGCAAGGAATCGTATAGTGCGTAGATTAATTATTATTAGCGGTGCGGGTTTGAGTGTTGAAAGTGGTGTACGAGCTTTTCGTACTGATACTGCTAGTGGTAAAGCATTGTGGGATGATTATGATCTAGAAGAAGTATGTAATATTCATGCCTTTCGTGGTAATTTTTACCATAAAACCCATATGTTTTACAACAAGCGACGTGAAGAGCTAAAAACTGTTGAACCTAACCTTGCGCATCTTCGTATTGGTGAGTGGTATAAACAATACCCAGGTCAAGTAGTAAATTTGACTACTAACGTTGATGACCTTATTGAGCGTGCTGGTGTTCCCCATAATGATATTCTCCACATTCATGGATACTTAAAGGAGGTTGTTGTAGCTGATAGCTACAATAGTAGTAATAAACGAATTATTGATGTTGGGTATAGTTCTATTGACCCCGATGACTTTGACTGGGTTAAACCTAATGTAATTTTCTTTGGGGAACATGCTCCAGCGTACAAAACAATGTATGAGATTTTTGATGGCATTACCAGTCAAGATATGATCATTGTGGTTGGTTGCTCTAACCAAGTAATTAACTTCTATTGGGAATTATTTCCTGTTCTTAATTTGACTGCTGCGAAACTTATGGTTGTTAACTATTATGATAGTGTCCTCGCAGCGGAACCGGGCTATCAAGGTATGACTCGTAGTGAGATGTACCAGCTGGAAGAACGTGGTGTCCCTTACTGGAGTAAAGGTGCGGTAGATGCTTTCAGTGACCCTGATTTTATTGCTCGTGTAGAAGCCCATTTAGAGGGTAGACCTTATGTGACGGAGAGAAGGGGAAACAGATATGTCCATAGTTAAATCCGTTTATACACATCCCGATGATATATTTGTATGGGCGGACGGTAGTTGGTGCTATCGCTGTGAGCTGTGGGAAATGGACTATAAATCCGATGACTATGGTGTCATATATGTTGATACGGCTGAGTATGATACGTTCTTAGAAAGGAACAAAAATGGAAATAAGTAATACTCCAATTATTTTTCTAGACATTGATGGGGTGCTCAATTCGAGCATCTCCCATCATCATGCACCTGATGATGAAAAGATTTTCTTTGGAAGTGACTGGGTTTTCAAACCGCTTCTCAAGGCTTTTCAGGATTTTATTCGTCCTTCTCGGATAATGATTGTTGGAATATCCTCATGGTTCTCTGTTAGGAATGAGATGGAGAACGTTCAGATTATGACCGGATTAGATCTTATCGATCGTTTTCTTGGTACAACGGATTTTACTGGTGGTGGATTATCTAGGGGTAATTCTGTTCTTCGCTTCGTTGAAAAGCATAAGCTCAAACATTGGTGTGTGCTGGATGACGCCGGTGCTATGATGTATCAGTATCCAACGGTTATAGTCAATGGTAGAACTGGAATAAATCTTCAAGATTTAAGAGCTGTTAGCTATATGTTAGAATTTAGTCCAGATCTTGAAATGTGTAAAGCCCTACAACAATTTAAGGTGTAAATATGTTCAATAATGTATTCTCTAAAGAGGCTAACCCAATTTTGGTTAACTTTTGGCGTACTCTCCCAGCTAGCCTGTATAATGAGGCTATTAACTCCTTGAAAATATGGTGTGAGAATAGCGAAATCTCCTTTGCTTTTAAAGATGATATTGATGAGGCTCCCTGTATTGGTTTAATTGTGCAGGTAGAGGAGGGTCTTGAAGAGATTGTGGGCTGGAAAGAGTTAGACGAAATGGGCTTAGTTTTTGCGTTAAATTATAAGCTGTTTATGCCTGCTAAGCATCGCCTTGTTGTTAACTATAAAACTAGTGAATCTCCTGGTTTTCAGGTTAATGAACGTTACGGTTGGTCTTACTCACCGGAAGAAGTAAATGAGGGGATTCAGAAACTTCGACGTTTCGGGTATATGATCCCAGGTTTAACTGCTTAAGGAGGCAGAATGGAACAAGTATATTGGCGTCAGATTGATCCTAGTTTGGTGAAACGTGGGGAGAAGCTGCTACAACGTTGGTTGGGGGTAAGACAAGCTTCCTTCACTTTTCCGGAGCAGCAAATAGATGATCCCTGTGTTGGTGTTTTCCTATCCGGCTACGCGGGGGAATGGGAATTGGATTGGAATGAATTGTCTGCTATGGGTTTAATTGTTGCCCTAAATTTCTCTTTGTTCCATCCACGTGGTTTTGCCATATGTCGTGTGCCTGATGACGGTTGTTCGCCCCATCTTTTACAGGTGGAAGATGATATTTGGGAGTACACTCCAGATATTCTCAAAGAAGCCAAAGAACAATTAAACCGTGTTGGGATCTATGTTCCGGGGCTAAATGATAAATGATTTTTATTAGTTGACCTCTGATTACCGAGTCATTTTGGCTCGGTTTTCTCTATGCTCAAAGACACTGATAGCACCATCCGGAAAATTTTACTTGCAGGATGCCCAAAATCTTGATATAATATTTATATTGAATTGAGAGACATTAGTAAAAATTGATTTTGCTAATTTTTCTTGTTTACAATCCGCGATACGGAACAGTTAGGCTGCCCCATTAAGGGTTGTTTTAACTATTACTAGTGTTTATATTGCATTAGTTAATCTTCAATTAAGTGATCTGTGTACCCTGAATTCGGAAAGGTAAATCCAAACCGTGCATATTTAGCTCGTTATATAGGCAGAGTTTTATATGGGGGTGCGAACGAAAAGAGCAGCGAATGGCGGCACGTACAGTAGTCACCTACCAATAGGATAGTGAGGACAAATAGAATCGGCTTAGCGGCCAATGACCTAGGTTCTATTCTGTATATGAGCGAAGAGAGCACAGCACTGAGATATGATAACTTATTCATATTGTTTGATGATAATTGATGTTTACGTAAATAGTAGTAATAGTTGTTCTATTCTTTCTGAATAGTCCTAAAGAAAAGATTTCGATTAATCAACACAGGAGTATTGTTGTGTTTTCTATCCTCCAAGGTCACGCTGGGTTTTCTCGTGATTTAGCAACAGGTATTTGGCGAGAAATCAAAGCGGAAGATTATACCTTTGCCAAACGATTCTCGAAAGAGCATCCAGAAGGTAAACCAGCTTCTATGCCCTTCAAATTTGATGTAATAGAAGAGCACGACCCACAAAGCCTTGCCGAAATGTTACCACTTATGAGACGTTTAACGTCTGACCCTCATATCGTTGCGGTACGAGGTCGATGTCTTGCACCTAAAAATAATGTGCGACGTAAGAAAGGTAACTTTAATGTATCCAACCCTAGCAATATTATTGCTATGGACGTGGACGGTATCCTAGATACCGGTGGGTACGACAAGTTTAATCTTGTAGGTATGGCCCGCCACATTATTAAGATGTTGAATAGTATTAGTGAGGACATGTTCCCTCTTGATGCAGGGTTTATTGCTCATGCATCGTCTTCGGCTGGCCTAAAACCAGGTATCCGAATGCACTTAATGCTAGAATCTAACGTCAAGGTAACTCAAGGTCAGTTAAAGTTCTTATTTACGTCTATCAATGATAGTAGTAAGCAAAAATTTGGTTTTGATATTGCCGACTTAGCTTATTATTCATCTGTCCAGCTCCACTATTTTGCCGACCCTTTATTTAGCGATGGTATTGTTGATCCGTTTAAAGCGGAGAGTAAGCCACGTCTGGTGTATGTTAAAGGTTCGAAGGTAAATTTGCCTAATAATCTGGTTGACTATGAAACAACTAGAGGGGAGTTTAAGGAAGAGTTTTATTCTTTACTTGATCAAATTAAAGGCAAAAAGATTGCTTCTGATAAAGTAGAAGAAACCATCAGCGAATTGGAAGAAGCTGAGGATGGGGTGTACTTGCGTATTATCCCCAAACTCTACCATAGAGCATTAGAGGATGGTGTTGATTTCGCATGGCTAGAACGTGAGATTAAACCCGCTTTATCTGAATATATTGCAACTAAAGATAACAGTCGTAATATTCAAGATTACTTTAATAACGGTCGTAAGCAGGCTCTCAAAGCGTTTGTTAATAATTCTAAACGTGAGATCCCATTAAATCTGAAGGGTGTTCCACTCAAGAAATTAGAAGTGGATTCTCCACCAGAAGTTCCATACCTGAAGATTAACATTGTGCCCCCAAAAGGCCATATAACATTTGTTAAGGCAAGTCTTGGTACTGGTAAAACTACGGCAGTAACTAAATGGCTGGACGCAGGAGTTCTTCCTGGCAACTTTTTAGCAGTTACAAATACTAGAGCGCTGGTATCTTCAAACGCTAAGAAATTTAGCGCAGGACAATACGATAAGTCTGTAGATATGCTCAACTTTAAACGTGGAGCTATTGATCGTATGTCCACAACTATTCACTCTTTGCATAGGTTCAAAAGTTTTATTGGTCAAATAGACACCATTTTTATTGATGAGTGTGACGCTGTAATGAATGATCTGTTATTCGCCCCCGTTGTTAAACAACGTCGTGAATGTATTCAAGTTCTACGTGACATCCTCATGACAGCTAAAACTGTAATTCTATCAGATGGTGATATTAGTGCCGAAACTATTGAAGCATATGGTTCTCTAATTGATTTTGATAAACCAGTAGCATTTTATAATCATCACCGTAAGATGCTATCAAAAGCTCATGCTTATGAGTTTCCTGATGAATCCAGTATTTGGGTTGCACTTCAGACTTCTCTAGAGATGGGGGAGAAATCTATCCTAGTATCTGACTGTGGGCCGGATGAACTGAATGAGAAGGGCATGGCATTGCGTCGTAATACGGGTGCGTTAGTTAAGGAAATCCACTCAAATTCTACATCCGATGTAGATATTCGACGTATTCTGGATTACACAACTAATGAGCTAATTGACCAACAAATTGATTGCTTATTATGTAGTCCATCCGTAACGAGTGGTGTTGACTTCAATTACTTTGATAACGTATTTGTTATTACTAGAACTAGTAACCAAGCGCCAAACATGCGTTTTCAAGCAATCAGGCGCGACCGTGGTGCTCAGAATATCTATTATTTTATTGATAAATCCACTAGTGGGTTCTCCGCAGGTTCTGAACAATATAATATTGATGAAGGTTGGCTGGAGTTAGCACAGCAATTATACGCACGTCGCAGGGAGCTGGAATCTAGGAACTATACTAGTACTTTACGTTATTACTTGCTTGATCAAGGTGCAACTATTGATATTTTCAGCGAAAGCTGGGGAACTATTGAAGGTGCTGGTAAAGAGTACACAGAAGAGCGAATCAAAGCTATTCTACATTCAACTCCGGATTATTGTGCTCCACGTCATGCGGATGCGTACGAGGCTAAACTACTTCTTGTTCGCTATTATCATCTTGAGTCTATTAAAGATGTAACAGTTGAGCATGTTGAACAATATATCAAAGATAAACCCAATGATCGAGCTGCATTCTTCCATAAGATGCATGAGATGTTCTGGGAAGATATTAAGAAGTGTTCAAATGTCACTATCAAACCATTCATAGAGGCTCTGAAAGGTAAGAAGAAAGATTTCTTCCTTAAAACAGGTCAGAGTGCTAACCCAAAATATGCCAGAATGTATCTTGGTATGATGGGTATTGGTAAGGATATGAACACGGAGAATATTGTAGACTGGTACAGAACCTATTGTAAAATCGAGTGTATGCCAATCCCGTATAAGTTTATGACTGAGGAGGAGAAACATATGCATGATGAAGCAATGGCAGAGCTAGGTGCTAGAAATGACAGTGAAGAATAAAAAGTGGGAAACAAGGAAGTTTCCAGTAAAAGAACGTAAAGTTCCTGTTTACGACACTTCGGAAAAGCTATGTAGGGTGGTACCGCATAGATTAGCTGGCATCCCTAACATATCCGAGTGGTTACTTAAGCAACGGAAAACTAACGTGTCTCTTCGCATCGGCTTTGAGTTAGATAAAGTCTATGCTGAGCTTGCTTCTTTGCTCAAGGAATCGTAAAAATTTATTTGCATAGTGCAAAAAATTTTCTGTATAATAGATTCATAAATTTGAGAGAGGAGTTTAAATATGGCTGGTTCTCGCAGAAAGAAACATATCCATGAAATCCCGGATGAAGTCTTTAAAAAGGTTATAGAGCATCTGGAGAACGGTGGTACTAAGAAAGCAGCATGTGAAATGCTCGGCGTATCATCCAATCCAACTATGGAAAGGATGATTGAAGAGTGGCAAGATCGCCAAATTCAAGTTGCCGAAATGAAGAAAAAGAAACGTGGCACACTCATTGAAGGCATTGAGTTAGCTAACGTTATTGAGCAGTATTTATCTGGTGATTCTTTTGAAGAAATTGCCGATCGTAATTATCGCTCTGTAGCAATGGTTAAATCTGTTCTGGAACGATATGGTGCTCTACTTCGTTTGAATGATATTGTAGACCCATTGAATCCTCCGATTATTCCTGATGATGCTGTAGCAGAAGAATTTGCAGTTGGTGAGCTTGTTTGGGTTCCTGGATACCAGTGTATCGGTGAAATCAAAAAAGCAATGGATAATCCTGTTGGTTGCTACCGTGTATGGCTTCTATCAGAAGGCAAACAACAGAACGTCCATTATATGAATTATGAATTAGCTTCTGTAAAGCATTTGGAAAAGCTAGGGGTAGACGTAAAATCTCTGGGATATAAATGGTCCCGGGAAGAAGTTATCACACTGATTAACGAAGCTGTTAAGGCCGCCCTGAAACTTGATAAAGAAAAAGGTAAACGTCGTGAGTAGACTAACTGATTTACTTAAAGATGGAGAAGTAAAAACGCTATATCGTAGAAGCTGGGATAACGATAATAACGGCTTAGTGTTACTAACTTTAGATGCTGACTCGGATGTAGCTACTCAGCATACCTGGGTAGCCGGTAACTATCCATATAGCGAGGTTGTTTCATTAACAGTATGCGAAGCTATTGCAGACGATTGGGAGGTTGCCAGCATTGATGATATGCTCGCTGTTGGCCTGGTGGAGTAACTACTTAAAAATTTCAGTTGCTTAATCCTACAATTCTTGATATAATATTCTCATAGTTTGAAAGAACTATTCTGTTTAATTCTTAATTAAGGAAATATAAAATATGACTACTCCAACTCAGTGGACTGATGAACTGTTCGAAAAAATGTCTTCCGAATACGTTGCTCGTATGGAGCAATTCCCAGAGGATGAACGTCCGGGTGTTAGCATGGAAATTGTTAGTGAAATTGCCCAGGAAAATGGTGTAACTCCGAACGGTTTTCGTATGAAGCTGACTAAAGCAGGTGTGTATATCAAGAAAGCTGCTGGCTCTGCTTCTAAATCTAGCGCATCTACTGGAGAAAAAGCTTCCGGTGGTTCTCGTACCTCCAAAGCCCAGGCTCATGCTGACCTTCGTTCAGCGTTCTCTGATGCTGGCTTAGTACCAGATTTTCTGGATGATGCAATTATCGACAAACTGACCGGTAAAGCGGCTGCTCATCTGGCAGAAGCAATCCGAGCTATCACTAAGTAATTTTAGATAAATCCACCACAAAAGGAACTATAGCTATGACTAAAGCTGAAATTATTGCACAGTGCGAAAAATTTGGTGAGTTTTATCTTCATTACGAGAAACTTCGTCAGAAAGGAACCACGTACCTTCAGGGTACAATGGAATTTGATCCAGCCCAGGATAAATATCTGGCTGAGCGTATTAAACGTGAACGTATTCGTAAAGCGAAAGATGATGAAATCCTTGTCTTCTCTCGTACTAATGATAGCTTCCGTTTTATTCCTGTCGAGAAAGTTCGTCGTGTGACTAGCCTCCAATCAGAGTTAGATCGTGCTTCTCCAGTAGGCCGATAAGAAAACAATTAGCCCCTATATGGGGCTTTTTGTGTATTTGGGATATGTAAATGAGCGAACAGGTAAATCAAAACTATGAAGGACACGTTGATGACCAGTCCATCATACTTTGGGAGAAGGAGGGGGAACAAGTAAGATTAACAGTATCTGAATTTCGTGGGAATCTATACATGGGTATTCGTTACTGGCTTCTTGATATTAATGATGAATGGTTTCCAACGAAATCTGGCTTCTCTTTTCCTTACACCCTAGAAACAACATCACAGCTTTTCTATGCGTTTACACAGATTCTTAGCGAATCTGAGGTTTTACATGAAGTACAGAAACGAGCTGAAGAACTCAAAGCCAAGAATGCCTAGTTCTTGGCTTTTTCTTTATAAATGTATTTGCTTTCAACTCAGTTTTGTTATATAATATTTATATAAATTGATGAGAGATATAAATAAATGGCTAATGTAAAAGAATTTATTAAACGCTGTCAAGAAGCATATTATCAAGGCATGTCTTTAATCTCTGATGAAGAATATGATCGTCTTATTAAAAGATTCCCACTAGAGGAAGAGATCGGGCCTAAGGGTGATATCCCACATCTGTATCGTATGTATTCTTTACAGAAAGTTTATTATAATCGTGGAGATAAACCTCCGTTTAACCCATTAGGTCAGGTAGAAACTGATAAGTTAGATGGTTGTGCGATTTCTCTGTTATATATTAATGGTGAATTTGTTCAAGCATTAACTCGTGGTAATGGCATTCTAGGGAATGATGTCACAAGCAACGTAAGATTGCTGAACATCCCTAAAAAGATTTCCCAAAAAGTACCTACTCAAATCACTGGTGAAGTTCTAATTACAAAAGAAGTAGAAAATAAACGTAACTTTGCCTCTGGTGCTATTAACCTCAAGGATAGCGATGATTTCGTACAACGTATCGGGGAAGGTGGTTTAATCTTCGTTGCATATGGTATCCAGTGTTCTGCTGAATCTGTAGGTATTACAGAAGCGTATTTAAAAGATATGCTTTGGCTGGAGAATGAGAACTTCTTAACAGTTGTTAATGTGCGTTCCTTCTTTAAATGGATTCCGACTGACGGTAAAGTTGTTCGTATTAATGACAACAACAAATTCTTCCGTGAAGGCTGGACTAATAAATTCCCTCGTGGAGCATTCGCCATTAAAGAGGATGAAGAAGGCGAGATTACAACTCTTACTAAAGTTGAATGGCAGATAGGGGCTTCTGGTAAAGTAACTCCAGTCGGTTATTTTGAACCAGTAATTATTGATGATGCTACAATTGTTAAAGCGACTCTTAATAACGTTGATTATATTAACTCTCTTGATCTAGAGATCGGTTGCCAGATTCGAGTGATTCGTGCTGGTGGTGTAATCCCGTGCATAGTAGAGCGAGTATACGATTAATACATAACCCTTTGCTACCCATCTACCATATCGGAATTATAAAGTGGTTATTGACATTTTCGCCGCTTAGGTATATACTATTATCATTCAGTTGAGGGATAGAAAGTTATGGCGAGGGTAAGCAAAGTTAGTTAAAATTGTAGTTGCTAAATGCTTAAATACTTGCTATAATATTTATATAAATTGATAAGGAAGAAATTTGATGAAAATCGAAATTCCAACACAATGCCCCTCTTGTGGTTCTAAGCTAGATCTTGTCAACGGACAATTATTCTGTCGTAATAAGTCCAACTGTCCAGCGCAATCAAGTAAGTTAATTGAGAACTTCTGTACAAAAATGAAGCTAAAGGGCTTTGGCCCAAAAACTATTGAGAAGCTGGAGCTGACGAAGATTTCAGAACTATTTTACCTAACCGAAGAAGATTTGGTTAGAGCCGTGGGTAGCAAGGTTGCCGCTAAGTTAATTAGCGAATTAAATACTAAAGTTCGCGGAGACATTGACTTTGGTTCAGTTCTCGGTTCTTTAGGAATCCCTCTAATTGGAGAGGTTGCAGCAAAGAAATTATCCCAAAATTGCACCAGTTTTCACGATGTGAAGGCTGATGGCAAAGCTGGAGAAAACTATAAAGCCTGGCTAAATTCCCCACAAGGCAAGGATGTTATCGAATTACCGTGGAAATTCACAACTGGTATTAAAGGTGCTAAAGCTGAGGTCATCATCACTGATGGTCTAGTAGCCCAACCAAATGGAATAACGGTATGTATTACCGGGTCTTTGCAAGATTTTGCAAATAGAACGGATGCAACAAATTATTTAGAAGGTCTAGGGTATACTGTTAAAAAATCAGTTACCAAAGACGTTAAATACCTAATCTGTGAGGATGAATCGAAGCGTTCTTCCTCATCTTATAAGAAAGCCGAAACGAATGGGATAGAAATCCTGTCGATCAAAGAACTATTGGAGAAAAATAATAATGTCTAAACTGAACTGGAACGTAGAAGGTGTAACCGAGTCTCTGAAAGCAAAAGCCACTGCTCTGGGTGTTGCTGTAATCTCTCAAGAACAAGTAGCGGCTATCGCTGCTGAACTGGCTGCTGAAACTGGCAAAGACGTTACCGCTCGCTCTGTTGGCTCTAAGCTGCGTAAAGAAGGTTTCGAAGTACAGAAAGCTAACGAAGTACAGAAATCCCCATGGACTCCTGAGCAGGAAGCTGAACTGGTTGATTTCCTGAACGCTCATGCTGGTCAGTATACTTATGCTGAAATTGCTGCTGCTGTAGCTGGTGGTCAGTTCGGGGCTAAACAGGTACAGGGTAAGATCCTGAGTCTGGAAATGACAGCATCTGTTAAACCAACTGAAAAAGCTGCTGCTGTTCGTTCCTTCACTCCGGATGAAGAAACTGACTTTGTTAATCAGGTTGTTGCTGGGGCTACTATTGAAGCTATCGCTGCTCACTTTGGTCGTAATATCAAGCAGATCCGTGGTAAAGCTCTGAGTCTGCTTCGCGAAGGTCGTATCGCTGCTATGCCGGTACAGGAAACCTCAAGTGCTAAAACTCGTGAAGATCTGTTAGAAGGTCTGGATCTGGTTAACATGACTGTTGCTGAGATCGCTGAGAAAACTGGTAAATCTGAGCGCGGTGTTAAATCTATGCTGTCTCGTCGTGGTCTGGTTGCTAAGGACTATGATGGTGCCGCTAAGCGTGCTAAACTGGATGCAAAAGCTGCGGCTGCTGAATAATTAGAAGGCAGATAAGGAGAACTTCGGTTCTCCTTTCTTGTATATTAGAAGGCTACATAATGGGGGAGATTACCCAGCAGTATCTTAAAACATTATTAAGATATGAGCCTGATACTGGAAATTTTTACTGGCTACCTAGAGAAAATAATCCTGCGTTCAATGCTAAGCACGCTAACAAACCTGCAGGCTATATGCATTCATCGGGCTACATTTATATAAAGATAACCTTAGAGTCAGGTATACAAAAATCTATGGGAGCACATAGGTGGGCCTTTCTATACATGGAAGGAGAAATTCCTGACAAGGTAGATCATAAAAATAGAATTAAAACTGATAATACTTGGAATAACTTACGTGAAGTTACTTCCTCTCAAAATTCCGCTAATAGCTTTATAGGTAACAAGCTAGGCATTCGTAATATAGAAGTAACAAAAAATAACACATTTAAAGTAACCATATCTAAAAACTCCAAAGTATTTAGAAAAACCCTAAAAACTCTAGGAGAAGCTCTGTGGTATAGAGATAAGCTGCTTTTAGCCCTGTATGGAGATTTCGCAGCTCTAGATGCTCTAGATATAGAGAGGGTTAAACCGCAGAATATAGCGGATAACTTTACAGAGGAGCTGCTAGATAATGTTTAACGTGCAAGCTGTAGTGTTGAAGATGCTTCTAGCTTCCGAACAGAAGCAAATAGCATTGGAAACATTCTCAAAACTGCATAAAGATCATTTTAATGACGCTTTCTCCTCAATTTACCAAGCCGTCCAGAATTATTATAAAAAATATAACACAATGCCGTCCATTGACGCACTGATGCTTGAGGCTAATAGGAACGCCCGCCTTTCTCAAGCTCTAGTCGTTTTAGCTAACACTCAAATTCCAGAAGTTAGCATGGAACAGGCACTTGAAGTCCTAGAGGCCGAGTATACACAGGACTTATTCCTGAAGCTTCTAGAAACAGACGTGCTTCAAGATTTAACAATGCTGGATCAGGGAGAAATTCTTAACCGAGTTGCCTCCCTTCACTTAAAATTAGAAGAGAAAGTAACGAATACTGGAAAAGTATTCAACGCAGATAACATGCGTATTTTCCAGAGAGAAGAAGATACCAAACTGAACTTAATCGCTCTTGGTATTTGTAATGAGTTCGACGCTCAAATTGGTTTAGCTCGTACAGAAACGTTACTGCTTGGTGGTTGGCGTGGTACTGGTAAATCCATTATCTGTTCAAACATACAGGTTCAGCAATATTTGAATGGAGATATTGCTCCATACTTCTCAATTGAGATGAAAGAACATGAAGTATTTAGACGTAATCTAGCCATGTTAGCTGGTGTATCAGCATTAGCAATGCGTAATAATACTCTAGAAGGTGCAGCTCTGTTGAGATTAGCCAGAACTAGAGCTAGAATGTTTAATGGTGGTGAAGAGCTTTTCGACAACTTCGTTAAACAGTACACAATGGCTAAGATGAGTGATTTCTACGATATGGAAAGTAAGCTAATAGAAGGGTATGAACTACATACTCCTATGATTATTGTTTATGATCCTGAGCTGTCTATTACAACAGTTGACGTAGAATTAAATAAATTAGTTGCTAGATATGGGGATAAAGTTACAGTAGCTTTACTGGACTATATTAACCAAACCCGACTTCCAGACTCTAAAACCATTGATATGTATGACTGGAAAGAACAGATGGTTGTTAGCTCGTCTTTCAAATCTATCTGCCAGAAACATAACGTGGCTGGTGTAGCTCCTTACCAGATTGATCAAGATGGTAGAACACGTATGTCAAAGGGGATTCTTGATTCCGCAGACATGGCTGCTAATCTTAATGCTGCAAAAGCTGATAATGGTCAAGGTGCTATTATGTTTGACTTCGTTAAGACTCGTTCTTCTGATAGTGTGAAGTTTATGCCTAAAATGAACTGGGAAACCCTGCGGATGGATAACACTACCAACCTAGCAATGGAAGATATATCTCAAATGGAAGCTGAGTTCGTTATCCCTATTGAGAAGGATAAGCCGGCTCAATCTAAACGTGCTAAGAAAGACAAAGCTGAAAATTCAACAGGTGAACAGGCCAGCGATATATGATAACACAGGAAAGGCTAAAAGAGTTATTTGATTACTCCCCAGAAACTGGGGAGTTTACTAGAAAAGTATCTAGAGGTAATCAGAAAGCTGGTAGTATAATAACCAGAAAAGACTCTAACGGTTATATAATTATTGGTATAGATGGCAAGGATTACAAAGCCCATCGGATGGCTTTTCTATTTATGGAAAATACATTGCCAGAAAAAGTAGACCATGTAAACAGAATACCTTTTGATAATAGGTGGTGTAATCTAAGAGACGCCACAGCTCAGGAAAATAGTAGAAATAAAACCGCATGTAGTAAGTCTGGATATTTGGGAGTTGCTTGGGATATCGAAAAACAAAGATGGAGAGTTCAAGTAAGAGACTCTAATAGCACTCTTAAAAATGGGGGCAGATTTAAGTATGAAGAGCTAGAGCTAGCTGTAAATTCAGCAAATATATTAAGGACTAAGTTACATGGAGAACGTGCTGTTATAGAAATTTTTGATACATCTAATTATCCTTCACTGGAGGAGTTAAATTCATGAGTCGAATAACAGAATTACTTGATCTTAAGGGAATTGATTATAAAGATACTGGTGGAGATATTTTAATCTGTTGTCTCAATCCAGATCATGATGATAAACACCCAAGTTTGCGTATTGACCCTGAAACAGGTATTATGCACTGCTTGAGTTGTGGCTTCGGTAAAGGTATACCGAGCATTTACCATTATTTTAATGAGACTCAGTACCGACAGTCCCCAAGACTATCGCAAGTACGTAAAAAGATTTCAGAGATTAGGAATGGATCAACGAATCTTGCAATTCCTGAATCTGCTTACCTTTTCGAAGGTGATTTCCGAGGCATAAGTTCTAAGACCTTGAAGAAATATTTTGCTTTCCAACACCAAGCAGACTGGGAAGGCAGAATTGTATTCCCAATCACAGATGCTGTTGGACGCAATATCCTATTTTTGGGTCGTTCTATAAACAGTTCTGCCCCTCCTAAATACTTAGTAAAACCAAAACAAGTTTCACCGCCAATTTTTCCTGTACGATATAATACTCCGGTTCTTATTCTAGTTGAAGGCATCTTTGATATGCTGAACCTAGAGGATAATGGTATAGACTATGCTTCTTGCTGCTTTGGTACACATCAGTTTACTTCGGATAACATTGCAGATAAGTTCAGTCCTTATATTATTGCCGGTGTAAAAGTTGTTGTTATCCTACTAGATAATGATGCTTCCGGTAATAAAGCTGCGCAAGCACTGGCTAAACTAATCCGTACAAAAACGCGTTTAACGCCTGTAGTTGCTAACTTTCTTCTTCCTGAAGGTAAAGACCCTGGTGACTTAAATAAAGAAGAGATTGATATGTTAGCAAAACGTATTGAAATTTTAGTTGCTGAATCGCTTAAAGATTTGGTATAATATAGTGGTAAGTTAGAGAAGAAACACTGAAGTTATACTTACTTACCAAGAGGAGATTAAATTTGAAAATCGCAGTAGTTGATAAAGCTCTAAACAACACTCGTTATGATAAACATTTCCAGCTATACGGCGAGGAAGTTGATGTATTCCATATGTGTAACGAGAAGTTGTCCGGTCGTTTGCTCAAAAAGCATATTACTATCGGGACTCCGGAAAACCCATTTGATCCGAATGATTATGATTTTGTTATACTGGTAGGTGCAGAACCTTTCCTGTACTTTGCAGGTAAGAAAGGTATTGGTGATTATACCGGTAAACGTGTAGAGTATAATGGATATGCTAACTGGATTGCGAGTATCAGCCCAGCCCAGTTACACTTTAAACCTGAAATGAAACCAGTTTTTGATGCAACAGTAGAGAATATCCACGATATTATTAATGGTCGTGAGAAGATTGCAAAAGCTGGTGATTACCGTCCTATTACTGACCCTGATGAGGCAGAAGAATATATCAAGATGGTGTATAATATGGTTATCGGACCTGTCGCATTCGACTCCGAAACCTCAGCACTATACTGTCGAGATGGTTATCTGCTTGGTGTTTCTATGTCTCACCAAGAGTATCAGGGTGTATATATCGATTCTGATTGTCTCACAGAGGTTGCAGTATATTATCTCCAGAAAATTCTGGATAGTGAAAACCACACTATTGTTTTTCACAACCTGAAGTTTGATATGCACTTTTATAAGTACCATCTGGGACTTACTTTTGATAAGGCACATAAAGAACGCAGGCTCCATGATACCATGTTACAGCACTATGTTCTAGACGAACGTCGGGGTACTCATGGCTTGAAATCTCTAGCAATGAAGTATACCGATATGGGTGACTATGACTTCGAACTAGATAAGTTCAAAGATGATTACTGCAAAGCACATAAAATCAAGAAAGAAGATTTCACCTATGATTTAATTCCGTTTGATATTATGTGGCCTTACGCTGCGAAAGATACAGATGCCACCCTACGTTTACACAACTTCTTTTTACCAAAAATTGAGAAGAATGAAAAACTTTGCAGTCTGTATTACGATGTTCTAATGCCTGGTTGTGTATTCCTACAGCGTGTCGAAGATCGTGGAGTACCTATATCTATTGATCGTTTGAAAGAAGCTCAGTATCAGTTAACTCATAACCTGAATAAAGCCCGTGAGAAACTGTATACTTATCCAGAAGTTAAACAGCTAGAACAAGATCAGAATGAAGCATTTAACCCGAATTCTGTTAAGCAACTTCGTGTTCTTCTGTTCGATTATGTTGGTTTGACTCCAACTGGTAAGTTAACGGATACTGGTGCAGATTCTACAAACGCAGAAGCTCTGAATGAACTGGCAACCCAGCATCCGATTGCTAAAACTCTTCTAGAGATTCGTAAGCTGACTAAGCTGATCTCTACTTATGTTGAGAAGATTCTACTGAGTATTGATGCAGATGGTTGCATTCGTACTGGTTTCCACGAACACATGACTACTTCTGGTCGTCTGAGTTCTTCTGGTAAACTGAACCTGCAACAGTTACCTCGTGATGAATCTATCATTAAGGGTTGTGTAGTTGCACCACCTGGATACCGTGTAATCGCATGGGACTTAACAACTGCGGAAGTTTATTATGCTGCTGTTCTATCTGGTGATAGAAATATGCAACAAGTATTTATCAACATGAGAAATGAACCTGATAAATACCCTGACTTCCACTCTAACATCGCCCACATGGTATTTAAATTGCAATGTGAACCTCGTGATGTTAAGAAGCTGTTCCCAGCTCTGCGTCAAGCAGCTAAAGCAATCACCTTTGGTATTCTGTATGGTTCTGGCCCAGCTAAAGTAGCTCATTCTGTTAACGAAGCTCTTCTGGAACAGGCTGCTAAGACAGGTGAACCGTTTGTAGAGTGTACTGTTGCGGATGCGAAGGACTATATTGAGACTTACTTTAGTCAATTCCCACAGCTTAAGCGTTGGATTGATAAGTGCCACGATCAGATCAAGAATCATGGATTTATCTATAGTCACTTTGGTCGTAAACGTCGTCTACATAATATCCACTCCGAAGACCGGGGCGTTCAGGGTGAAGAAATTCGTTCTGGATTTAACGCAATCATTCAGTCTGCTTCTTCTGATAGTCTCCTTTTAGGTGCTGTAGATGCAGATAATGAAATCATTTCTCTTGGCTTAGAACAAGAGATGAAGATTGTTATGCTGGTTCACGACTCCGTAGTTGCTATTGTTCGTGAGGATTTGATCGACCAATACAATGAACTTCTGATTCGTAATATTCAGAAAGACCGTGGTATCAGTATTCCTGGCTGTCCGATTGGTATTGATTCAGACTCTGAAGCTGGAGGTTCTCGTGACTATTCTTGTGGTAAGATGAAGAAACAGCACCCATCAATAGCTTGTATTGATGATGACGAATATACTCGTTACGTTAAAGAAATGCTGCTTGATGCAGATTTCGAGTATAAGAAATTAGCTGCAATGGATAAAGAGCATCCAGACCACAGCAAGTACAAGGACGATAAGTTTATTGCTGTATGTAAAGATCTGGATAACGTGAAAAGGATTCTCGGTGCTTAATTTCAAATTGCCCGTCTATGCGTTACGGGCGTTTGTATCAATTGAGCAAGAAGGTGATTATTCCGTAATTACAACAAGATATAATAAATATGTGCTAGATAACAGGAAGTTGCCTGGCACGTTTTCTCAACGTAGGCTTATTCTATTTGAGAAACGGAAAGAATTACCATACAAGCTCTATCCTATTAGAGGTAGGATATCAATGTTGTCTCAATTAGTTGGGTCAAAGCGTAACCAATTTATAGATTCTGATGGAAATCTTATTAATTGGAAGAAAACTACGTTCTATGATGTTATCACCTCTAAAGTTTTGCATTCAGCTAGAATTTATAATGGAAAATACCAATGCTATGTGGCTAAAGTCCCTTATCCATTTGTATTATCCTATGTTCCAGCTTATATAAGCTATATTCTGGTAAATAATAGCCCTGTTATTTATCAAGTCCATCAAGAGGAGCCTGAAATTCCTAGACTTAGAATAAAATTATGAAGGTTGTTATATCTAATAAAGCCTATTTCAAGCCCGATGATGAACTTTGGGATTATTGTAGTAAACAAACCACTTATCATATAGAGACAATGACTAGTAAATACCCTATTATGTATAAGAATAGTGGTGTTGTTGCCAAAGAGATTAAGTGGATTCCTATTACGCGTCTGGACTTACTAGATGCTAAAGGAGTAAAATACGAATTAGTCGATAAACGCACATTAGCTCCGGTAGATATACCAAAACCGTCGTTTAAACTGCGGGAAGAAGATCAGCTTCCAATATATGAAGAATGCGATGATACCTGCATTATTAATGGTAAGCCTGGATTTGGTAAAACTATCCTAGCCCTTGCACTTGCGTATAAATTTGGCCAGAAAACTTTGGTAATCTGTACGAATACATCCATTCGTGAAATGTGGGCGGCAGAAGTTCGTAAATGGTTTGGGTTTGAACCGGGCATCATAGGTTCTGGGAAATACAATATTGATCCACCAATTGTAGTCAGTAATATTCAAACAGTGAATAAACATGCGAATAATCTTTCTAAAGTATTCGGTACTGTTATAGTTGATGAAGTTCACCATTGTGTAGCTACAACTTTCACTAACTTCCTAGAAATATCATGTGCTCGCTATAAAATTGGACTATCCGGTACACTAAAACGAAAAGATGGTTTACAAGTTATGTTCAAAGATTTCTTTGGATATAAGATATTTAGCCCACCGGTTAATAATACTGTTGCACCTACAATCCATAGGTACTCAGTGCCTGTTGAGCTATCAGGAAATCAAAACGTACCGTGGGCATTACGTGCTAACGATGTGTATAGTCATCCTGAATATCGAGAGACTATTATAAACCTAGCACATTTATATGTGAATATGGGACATAAAGTACTCATTGTAAGTGATAGAACAGAGTTAATCCAAACAGTACTAGAAGCACTATCTCAGCGAGGAGTCACAACCTATGAGATTATTGGCGCAACCCACTTAGATGACCGATTAAAAATTCAGGAAGATATAGCAAAAGGTGGCCCTTGTGTACTTGCAGCAGCTCAAAGTATCTTCTCTGAAGGTATTTCCCTTAATGAGCTATCTTGTTTAATAATGGGAAGCCTCATTAATAATGAATCTCTCATTGAACAGCTTGCAGGCCGTGTTCAACGTATTGTCGATGGTAAACTCGACCCAATCGTTGTAGATCTAATTATGAAAGGCGGCACTGGACTAAGACAGGCTTCCGGACGTATGGCGGTATATCGTAACAACGGGTGGAAAACTATTACTATGACTCCGGAGAAAGCAGTTCAATTAGCTAAAATTGCATTTGGCAACAGCTCATAAATGATGTATAATATATACATAAATTTGAGAGAGAAAGTTTCGGATTGATAAGAAAGTCCGAAGCAGAAAAATAAAAATTTTAGTTGCTAAATTCTCTCGAAATCTAGTATAATATATACATAAATTCGAGGAGAAAACAAAAATTAAATTCTTCGATTATGAAAAGCTATACTTACTAGCTAGAGGAAATTCCGACTTAATTATTAAGCTATTCAAAAGAATGCTTACAGAGCCTGATGCTCACCAATTATTGGTCGGTTCCTCATTCATTTTGAATGAATCAACAATAGTTGATAATCCAAATAAATTGTCTAATAGACAACTGGCAGAATATCTAGGAATTTTAAGTCTACGAAATTATGCCGAATACAAGTTTACAAACGATCCTAGTTTGGACATACAATATGTTCCAGTATGGATACCACGTTTAGTAATCGACACTAACCCACTAATCGCAATTAACAAATCGAAACTAATCTTTAAAGAGGAAATAAAATATGGCTAAGTCTTGGGGCGAAACTACTGGCGGTTCTAACGATAAAATCGAATTCCTGAAGTTCAACAACGGTATCACTCGTGTTCGTATCGTTTCTGGTGTTCTTCCACGTTATGTCTATTGGCTGACTAACAAAGAGGGTAGCGTAGCTCCTTTCGAATGTCTCCGTTTTAACCGCGACAAAGAGAGCTTTGTTCGTGGTAAAGCTGATCCGGTTCATGAGATGGGCTTCTTTGAGAAAGAGCTGGATAAAGATGGTAATCGCGTTCCGCTGAAACCGAAGAAAAACTATATCGCTTTTGTTATCGACCGTTCTGATAACAAACTGAAAGTAATGGAAGTCAAAGCTACTATTCTGAAAGGCATCCAGTCTATCATGAAGCAGTTGAATCTGGCAACTCCGTTTGATATTGATATTTCTATCGAGAAAAAAGGCAAAGGTTTCGATACTGAGTATGATGTACAGCAGATTGCTGCTATGCAGTTCCAGATTAAGCTGCAAGATCCTAACAGTGCGGAATCTAAGCAATATGCTGCGGATGTAGATCTGATTGGTGAAGCTATGTGTGACGAAGATGGCGACATCATTAAGTTCGAAAAAGTTCCTTCTCTGGAACAAACCTATCCAGTTCCTACCTATGAAGAGCAGAAAGAAGCAATTCAAGCCTTCATGGAAGGTCGTGAGAATAAAGATGATGATGCCAAATCTGGTAACAGTAATGCTGGTTCCCAGAAAGGTATTGACCAGGAAGCTGCAAGCGATCTGGATGACTAATAAATAGAGGGGCTTCGGCCCCTTTCTTTTTAACCTATGAGAATACTATTTAGTGCTGATCATCATATCAAACTAGGACAAGATAAAGTTCCAAAGGAATGGCAGAAGCGTCGCTTCCTGATGCTAGGAGAACGGTTAAATGATATATTCCATAATCATAACTGTGATCTTCATATTGCTGGTGGTGATATACTTGATGTTGCCGACCCGTCATCAGAAGAAATAGAACTGCTTGAACAGTTCATGTCAAGACTTGACCATCCAGGCAAAATCTTTACTGGAAATCATGAAATGTTAACTAAAACCATTTCATGTCTGTACCATTATGCGGGAGTCATTAATAAAGTAACTAGTGGGAAGTGGGAAGTAATTACTAAACCATATCGCTCCCCTGAATTTGATATTGTCCCATATGATGAGATTCATAAACCCAAGTGGAAACCTGCTGAATCAAAACTATGTTTCACGCATGTTCGTGGTGAAATCCCTCCACATGTAAAACCAGAAATTGATCTAACTAAGTACAACTGTTATGATACTGTAATTGCTGGTGATTTACATTCTTATACTAATAGCCAGACTATCGGATCTACTAGACTTCTCTACCCGGGGTCTCCATTAACTACATCGTTCCATAGAGAACGCACAAAAGGTACAAATGGTTGCTTTATCATTGATACCGACACATTAAAAGTAGAATGGATTGAACTAGGTGATTTACCACAACTGATTCGTAAAACAATCGGAGCAGGTGAAGAAATGGAACCTAGTGATTATGATCGTGTAGTCTACGAAGTTACTGGTGACGTTGTTCAATTAAAGTCTATCAAAGACTCTGATTTATTAGACAAGAAGATTAACCATCGAGTTACTAAAGATGCTAAGTTAAATCTTGTTGATCTTGATATGTTGGGCGAACTTGAACTTTACTTCCGTGAAGTCGAGAAGCTATCTCAAGGCGACATTGATAGAATCTTGGCTAGAGCTGCGAAATATGTCAAAGATTACAATTAAGACACTAAAATTTAGTAACGTTATGTCTTACGGTAAGGACATCGTAATTCATTTCGATAAGAATCCAGTTACTCAACTAATTGGTGGCAATGGGCTAGGGAAATCCACCATCGCTACGGTTATCGAGGAATTGTTTTATAACAAGAACTCACGTGGTATTAAGAAAGATGCTCTGTTCTCTTGGAATGCCCCTAAGAAAGAATACGATATGCACGCTTACTTTTCAAAAGATGATGATGAGTATGAGCTGCATAAAGTAGTTAAGTCAACTGCTAAAGTAACGTTGATTAAGAATGGGGAAGATATTAGTGGACATACGGCAACCCAAACATACAAGATGATTGAAGAGATTATGGGTGGTGACTTTCAAACATTCACCAAACTGATTTATCAATCAGTGGGTTCCAACCTAGATTTTCTAAAAGCAACAGATGCAACACGTAAGGCTTTTCTTGTCAACTTGTTCAATCAAGAGCAATACAAAGAAATGTCGGAAACTGTTAAGGCTGATCGTAAAGAAATAGCAAATACCTTAAATAATTTGCAGGGCCAAATGGCTGTAATTACGAAAATCCTTAATGGAAAGAATAATCTGGGAACTTTGCAGGAACCTGTAGAAGTACCGGAGTTTGATGAAGAGCCATTAGCACAAGAACTTACTGAATCGAAAATTAAGGCGGCATTAGCCAAGTCTCAAGAGGCTAATATTACTAAATTGCGTAATTTGGACAAAGCTGTACAAGTTGCCGAACAATCTTTCGAGCCTTTCAAAAATTTACCCGCGCCCACTGACCAAAACGAAGAGATCTCAAGTGTTACGCGTGACCTAACGATTGTGACCTCACGTGCGGGCGAAGTTAAGAAACGTTATCAGAAGTTCAAGCAAGAGGCTTCAAATACTGAATGCCCTACTTGTGGTACTCATCTGGATACAACTGCTGCTCAAAAAGCAATGGATATGGCTAGAATAGAATATGATCCTCTGTTCAAAGAGAAGCAATCTCTTGAAGCTAAGCTAGAACAGTTGAAGAAGGAACAACTTGAGTACGTTGCGTATAATAGAGCAAAGGATGCTTTGGATAAAGCAGTGGCAGCTAGAGACGAGTTCAAAAATTCAATGAGTGATACTTCTTTTGAAGAACTCAATGTGCAAATCCTACAGGTGCAAATCCGACAATTAGAACAGGAAATCGCTGATGGCCGCTCTAAAGTTGCAATTGCCAAAGAGCATAATGCAAATGTCGAATTAGCCAATGCAAAATATAAAGCAAAGCTAGAACAGATTGAGAAAGCAGAAGCAGAAATGACTGAGATTACTTCCAAACTTGATGGAGTAGCCGAAGCTGTTGCTGATCTCGATATTCTGATTGCTGCATTGAAAAATCTGGTAGGGTATAAACTAGAACATAGTGTGAAAGTATTTGAAGAACTAATTAATAAATACCTTTCTATTATGACTGGGGGTAAATTCGCACTTGGATTTGAACTTGATGAAACAAAATTACAAGTAGTAATCTTCAATGATGGAAATCGTACCAGTATGGAGAACTGCTCTACTGGTCAGCAAAGTCGAATTAATCTAGCAACCCTGTTAGCTATTCGGATGCTGTTAACATCTATTAGTAAAGTTAATATTAATCTTCTATTCCTTGATGAAGTAATTAGCTTTATTGATACGAAAGGACTAGACACTCTTGTTGAATTGTTAAACAAGGAAGATAGTCTGAACTCTATCATTGTTTCACATGGGCATACGCATCCATTAGCCCATAAGATTACTGTCAAAAAAGATGCAGAAGGATTTTCCTACTTAGAATAAAAACATGGCCGTAGATAGTAGAGAGAAAGGCAAACGTGGCGAGTATCAGGTAAGAGATATACTGCGTGAACGTACTGGTCTTGAGTGGGAACGTGTTCCAGGCTCTGGTGCTTTTGGCCAGAGCCATGGGCTAAAGGGTGACATTTACCTTCCCCCACAAAGTGGACATATTAGTAAATACTGCTTCGAAGTTAAGTGGTATAAAGACGACGCATTATCAAGTAATTTATTTAATGTTGGTGAATCCACTCTAGAGAAGTGGTGGCAGCAGTGCTCACGTGAAGGTGAGCAAATGAACTCCAAACCCGCATTAATATTCAAAAAAGACAGAGGACAGTGGTTAATTGCTTTGGATAGCTCTGATCCAATGGTGGACAACTTAATGAGTCGCACACATATGGTACTAAATAAGAGAGATATGGAAATCGTAATTGGTTTATTTGAACCGTGGCTACATCATGCATCTGTTGAGGACTTAATTAAATAATGAGTAAATCCTGGGGAAAATTTATTGAAGAAGAGGAAGCTGAAATGGCTCCCCGTCGTAATCTAATGGTTGTCGATGGAACTAACTTAGGCTTTCGCTTCAAACATAACAATAGTAAAAAACCATTTGCCTCAAGTTATGTTTCAACTATTCAATCTCTGGCAAAATCCTACTCTGCCAGAACTACGATTGTTCTAGGTGATAAGGGAAAATCTGTATTTCGTCTAGAACATCTACCAGAGTATAAAGGTAATCGAGATGAGAAATACTCGCAGCGTACGGAAGAAGAGAAAGCACTAGACGAACAGTTCTTTGAGTATTTGAAAGATGCTTTCGAGTTGTGTGAAACTACATTCCCAACTTTCACTATTCGTGGTGTAGAAGCAGATGATATGGCAGCTTATATTGTTAAGCTCATCGGGCATCTTTATGATCACGTTTGGTTGATTTCTACTGATGGTGACTGGGATACTTTATTAACGGATAAAGTTTCTCGATTTTCTTTTACTACACGTCGTGAGTATCATCTTCGTGATATGTATGAACATCATAATGTTGATGATGTTGAGCAGTTTATCTCCCTGAAAGCAATTATGGGAGATCTAGGGGATAATATTCGTGGTGTTGAAGGTATTGGGGCAAAACGCGGGTATAACATTATTCGTGAATTCGGTAACGTTCTGGATATTATTGATCAGCTTCCACTGCCTGGAAAACAGAAATATATACAGAATTTAAATGCTTCGGAAGAATTGCTTTATCGAAACTTAATTCTGGTTGATTTACCAACCTACTGTGTAGACGCTATTGCTGCGGTAGGTCAAGACGTATTAGATAAGTTTACAAAAGATATTTTGGAGATTGCAGAACAATGATTAAAATTAAATTAACTCATCCAGATTGTATGCCTAAGATTGGTTCCGAAGATGCTGCAGGTATGGATCTGCGAGCATTCTTTGGTACTAACCCTGCTGCAGATTTACGTGCTATTGCACCAGGCAAATCCCTAATGATTGACACCGGTGTCGCGGTAGAAATTCCGCGAGGTTGGTTCGGTTTGGTAGTTCCGCGTAGTTCTTTAGGAAAGCGTCATCTGATGATTGCAAATACCGCAGGGGTGATCGACTCAGACTATCGTGGAACTATTAAGATGAATCTTTATAATTACGGTTCTGAGCTGCAAACTCTGGAGAATTTCGAGAGACTTTGCCAGTTGGTAGTAGTACCACACTACTCAACTCATAATTTTGAAATTGTTGACGAACTAGGGGAGACTGATCGTGGTGAAGGCGGGTTTGGAAGTTCGGGAAATAAATAATCTACATATCAAATAAATAATAAACCCCAGTGGACAAAATCCACTGGGGTTTTCTTTTACTTAGCTTTCAATATATTTATTTCTTCTTGCAATTCTTCAACTTTATTAATAAGCCACTTAATCGCAGCAACGGAATCAAGCAACATAACATTTTCATCAATGGCTAACGTTTTCTCTCTTCCGGGATCTCCATATTCCCGTACATATTGAGGATCTATTTTCTGTAAATCCTGAGCTATAAAACCGCGCCTCACCTGTTCATTCTCATCATTTTTATAGATGTATGATTTATAGGGCATCTGCTTAATATTACTTATTGCAATATTAGTATCAATGGACTGAATATTTTTCTTTAATCTTTCATCACAAATCGGAGATTTTGAAAAATATAGTTTAGCGAACCATCGTTGTACCCATATTGAAGGTCAAATGAATTATCAATAAACGTAAACACGGTAATACTCTTGCCGTTACCTTGTTCACCATCTGGTAGTGCCCAATCCCTTACTTGAGCAATTGCAGCTCTAGGATAACTATTACTAGAATCAGGATAAGATATTTGTCCAAAACAAGCAAAAGATCTATAGTTCTTTAGTGAATTACCGCTACCACCTCCAAGAATTGGTACGAAGGCACTATATGCTGTGTTATTCCACCAGTCTGGCGCGCGATAAGCGCAATGAGTATAGGAACTCCCAGTACCGACTCCAGATGGCCTATGAGATGTTGAAAACTGACCATTACTGTCATACTTAATGCTTACAGGGATCCCTCTATCATCTGTTATAGTTAAGCTAACACCCCATGCACCATTAATTACTTTACTTGATTTTAGTTCCGCTGTTACACTTGCACTGGGCGATTTATATTCAGATTTAACACTACCACCAGAAACAACAACACCTGAATCGGGGTTGTTTTATCAGCGTTAATAACACTCCATGATGTATTTGCTGCCACGAACCCACCAGAAGCACGGATTACCCAGACGCCGACAAAGTTTCGTGTAAGGATTTCATCAGTGGATGCGCCGTAAATTGGACTTGAAATTGAAGCATTGAATTCACAGGTGTTGTAACGTCCAGCAAGAGCTGTAGACCCTGGAGCGATTCCGTCACCTCTTCCGTCAGGAAACGCATTATTGTTTGCATTAAAGCAACCACCTGTATGTCCTAGTGCCTGAGCATAGGTTTGAGAGGCATATGTGGTGAAAAAACCTGTAATATTAGGCGCAGCGGATTCGAACAGTTGCCCATTTGCACCACTATTCCCACCATCTCCACGGCCATAAAGAGCACGTATTGATCCCTCCTGCACCCCATTTTTATCTGGAACACGAAAGGTTGTTGTTCCATTACCTGATGAGTACTTACCACGCTGAAATTTATCTCCTAACCAAACTGAATCATCTATAGCCCCAACCATTTGTGCATACGCCCAAAGTTCAGGCCAGTCAGCCCTATTAAGAAGCTGTCCGTCAGAAACGACTTCGTATGGTTGAATATATGCACGACTATCTCGGAGGTGAAAATCACCAACACCGTAGTTCATAACACCATTCATAGTGGGGCCAACTGTACCAGTGTTAATCTTATTCTCTACCCAACGTTTGGTTGCAGCATCGTAGTCCCCAACAGGGTCCCCCGCAAGAGGGGGTGGACCCAATAGGACGCACATTTAGCCATGCTGCTGCACGGTCTGCTAAGTCACTTAAGTTATTATTCTTGTTAAGTGACTCATTTTTAAGTTTTGTAATATCCGTAGGAATTACTGTTTTAGTTACCATTATAAAACCTTATGCCCATACTCTAAGAGGCTGTTCTAGCTGAACTATAAAAGGCTCGAAGTATTCGTAAGTAAAGGATTCATCAAGAATCCTTACATTAACATAATACCCTTCATTACGGATGCATCTAGGCTCCTCATCACCTAGCGGAGAGATTTCAGTATAAGTATAGCCAATTTCATCAAGCATTATTTGGTTTTGCAAAGTTTCATTAGTATCCCACCCTATTTGAATGAGAAAATCTTTATATGCTGATTTATCTGTGAACTTTAGGATTATATCTCTCATACATACTCCTTCATTTGTCTATCAGTTAGTTCCTTATGCCAGATTCTAAAGTTTCGGATATGGCCAAATAAATGTCGTTCTCCAGTATTTGTTTGTCCTCCAATCCTTATAGTAGCCGTTGATTGTATGTATCTCCATTCCGTTTTTGTTTCGCTTGATATTCTGGCATTACTTACACAGCAATTATTGTAATCACTCTTTACTCTCATTCCCATGATCATCTTTTTTAGTTTTGCATTCTCGTAAACCCTTCTGTTTGATTTACCTATATCGCAATAAGGGAATCCATCATTATCGCCTTCGGCAGATCCGAAAGCAAGAATAATTGCCGCGCCAGATTGATGACCTCTAGTATCGAAAACACGAGGCGCAGCATTTGGCGTTATACTCCAGTTTTTATTAGCTTCCACAAGTACTGTAAACGGCAAATTGTAAAGGTTGTTTTTGATTGGCATTGTAACCATATCACTAGCCCTTGTCACTGGAGTTGCTTCTGTAATAATAAAGGATGAAGCACATGCCCCGCCTTCAACTTGAGGGGTCGCAATATAAATATAATCATCTACACCAGTACCTCCCCCTTTTGCTGGTGCATACTGCACCATTGCACCGATCATATTTTCTGTATCAAGTGCTTTAATTGTTGCCTCAAAGAAAATCCATTTGCTTGCTTCATCTTTAACAGCCCTTGCAGTAATACGATTTGCAGCGCCGCCAGTTTTTTCAATCGATAGATCTGTCATATTTAGGTAAGCATCACCCAAAAATGTATAAGCAGAACCATCGTAGTTTTCAAATCGTAATCGGCATCTTAAATTTGGAGTCCCACTTTGCGCCCTGCATGATATGGTTACATACTTTTCATTTCCTGTTACATCAAAACCTTTACTACCGGAAACGGTTACTATGTTAATCGCTGAAGTTTGCCCTACCATTTCTGGTTTTAATGTAAATTTTGCGTACTGGAATCCGAAATCATCTACACCTGATCTATCTAAGATCATATTTGACGACTTGTTCCATTTAGTCGGATTGGTTGAGTTGATTAGCAGGTTAGTTCTTTGCCCTTCAATTAACAACCCATCTCGTTCAAATCGCGGCTCGTCAATCTCCGCAACAGCTAATACACCTGATTTATTAATATATGTCGCAGTTGATGCACGTGTAAAGCTAACAATCTTGTCACTAGGCATTGTTATTTCCTCATCACCGACTGTTATTTTTTTATAACCAGATGCAAAACCAGTAATCATATCTAGAGAATCGTTAAACGGTATCCATACATCTGGAAGAGGTTGAATGTCGGGGGTAGAATTAGCAGCAGCTTCTGATCTATCAGCCTCAGTTTTTGAACGGTCGGCTTCAGTTTTAGCAGTACTAGCACTATTGGCAGCATTAGTAGCTTGTTTTCCTGCTTCAGTAGCAGAATTAGCAGCACTAGTTGCAGAAGTTGCAGCTTGGTTTTTTAGCGAGGTAGTTTCTGTTATCGCGCTATTCTTAATGCCTTGTGTGTCTGTTTTTAACTGCGCAACATCTGCCTTTATAGCTGTTGTCTCTGTTACAGCACTGTTTTTAATGGCCTGAGTATCTGATTTTAGTTGCTCAACATCTGATTTTAAGCCTTGTATAGTAGTTACTGACTGACTAGCTGAAGTTGCGGAACTAGCTGCGTTAGTCTCACTAGCTTTGGCTTTAGTCTCACTAGTTTTTGCGTTAGTTTCGCTAGTTTTAGCCTTTGTTTCGGAGGTTTTTGCAGCAGACGCTGATTCTGCAGATTTAGTAGCAGAAGTGGCAGACTGAGTAGCAGAGGTAGCAGACTGAGTAGCAGAAGCTTCAGAAGCTCCAGCAGAAATAGCAGCTTCCTGTTCAGAGTTCTTAGCATTAAGCTCTGAAGTCTTAGCTGCTATTTCAGAATCTTTAGCAGCCGCAGCAGATTTAGCAGCAGCCTCTATAGAAGATACTAACTCACTAGCAGTAATAGAACTAATAGAATTTCCAAGAATTACTGTGTATCTAGGAAATTTACTAGCAGTAGCCTTTGTATCATCTATATTCAGTATTTGTTGCACAATAATTTTAGTAGTTACTGCCATTATTTAGTTACCCCATCACTGATAAATACTTTACCCTCCATTATACGAAAGGAGCTAATAGCGGATCCTATGACATCTCGTGTCATAATTATGTCATAGTATCCTGCAAAACGTTGGCGAGGATTATATTTATCTCTTTCTTTGGTGGCTTTGGCACCAATATTCTCTACCGCCTCTACGGGCAAACTTATGGCTATAGCACCTTGAGCAGCATCAATAATTTTAGTAGTAAAAGATGCCAAAGTTTCCGCATTCTCATCAAGACTGGCCTTTATAGTACCTCTTAAAGAATACCCTGTTAAGTTAACAGGGGTACTTGTATGCGGATAAGTACTATCATCAACATCTAAGAATTGCATCATTAGACCATAAGGTACTTTCTCATCTATCACTAAGTCTATAACTCTATTTTCAGTACTCATTATTTATTACCTTATATGGATATACCCACTATTTAGGTCTATCTTCATCTTGTAGTATGCCTCAGGGTTTCCCGATAATGCAGCATTCCTATCATAAATGATATTAACACCGATCTGAGATAAGAAAGCATTTCCTGCTACAATTTTATCTGCCGTCACCGTCCCATTAACAATCATGTTTCCATGGAGAACCATTGCAGGGTTAACCCAACCAGACCCATTCCATTGCCTTGTAAATGCTGATTGTGGGGCATTACTATTAAATTCAGTTAATACATCATATTTAACTGGGGGGGAACCGAAGTTACTTTGAAAGAAGGAATTAGCTTGTCCATCATCCCAACCACCTAAACCTGCTATACCTACAGAATACATCCCAGGACCACGTTGTCCATCATGCCCTATAGTACCTTCAGTACCGCTCCACTGAACCACATCTGCCCAACTAGTACCCTCTAATAACTTATTAGTAACAGGATCTAGAGTACCAGTAGTAGCATAGATATTTTGGGTCATATCAGTACGATTTGGTGGTGTTTTAGACCATCCAGGAGGCGGATAATCTTGTTCTAGAGGTTTAGCAGGCAAGCTTTTACCGAGTTTGTAAACAAATACCGTTTGCTTACCTTGCATACCTGTACCAAGATCCACGTCACCATTAGGAGTTCCTATAACAACACCACTAGAAATACGAAGTGTAGTACCATCATAGCGTATCCATTGAGTAGCATTACCTATATCTAACTTTGGTTTAGCGGAAGTATTATCCATTCCCATCCAGATACCAGATTTTGTATCACCCCAAGTTTTACCTTGAGTATAAATTGCTGGGTTATCTTGACCGGTCAGGTTAGTCATTACAAAGTTAGCAGCGTTTATAGTTTTAGTGATTACACTACCATCAACGTTAATTATCTTCTTAATAGGATCGAAAGATATTGGTGCTTTTCCTTCTGCATCTAGAAGACCTATGTTAATAGCACCGGTAGCAGCATCGATTAAAAATGTTTGTTTCCAGGTAGAACCATCTTTAATCTTACCCTTAATGTACGCATAGTTTACTTCAATACCAGTTTCATTAACAAAACTATTATCAAGAGGAGTATCCTCATTCAGTATAAAAGTCTGTACTGCAGAATCTGTTACGTCTTGGGCATCTGGACCCCAGGCTATTGAGGAGACCTTAAACTTATGCTCAATTTTCCACGGAAAGGATATAATAGTTGCCGCCTGTGCAGCCCCCACGTTGATTTTTTGAGCTTTAGTCCACCCAGTTCTAGCAAATTCTGCTGAATCTATGTAGGATAGAACAAACTCACGAACATTAGCACCTGCACCTCTATTCCAATCCCACTGAACACGCAAGTCGTAGCGTTCTTTACCATCAGCAATTCTTGCAGCTTTGAAGGTAATATTACTAGGAGCAGTAGGTGGCACAAAGTTATACTCTACGGTAAGAACTTTGGAAAATTCAAAATATCCAGAAGAATCTACCGTTACACCATCAGGCATAGTAACTTGTCCAGATATGCGTACTTTATAATCTCCAATAGGTACGCCACCAAATCTAATAGTGGGAGATAACGGACCTACATAATATTTTACCCATGGACTATTTGAAGGTTGAGTACTTTTTAACTCAATAGTACAATAACTGGCTTCTCCTGTAGTTTCTATAACTACTATAGGAGCTCCGACACCCACGTCTACTGGATCAGCTTCTGATCTAGCGGAGGTAATAGTGGGTTTTCTCTTGGTACTAAAAGTAGTTTTATTAGATAAATTTATACCAATCTTAGCTTCCAATAACTCTGAGTCTATAATAGAGTCATAGAAAGCCCCCTGAATCTCGTAGGAGGTAGAGGGGGTTAGATTATTAATCATTACGAAGAAAGTATCTATACCGGTGTAATCACGTCTATCTATACTTTCTCCTATTTTTAACCAAAAAGATCTACCAATAACATCATAATCAGTATAGATGGAGTGCTGGACATAAGCCAAAGTATATCCAGTCATTATACTATTTAAGACCATTTTGGCTGGTGCATTATTTGAAATCATTAAATGGATGCCCACTCCACAGACTGTTCTCCATCATCCCCTTCAGCCCTAATACGAAAATATAATTTTCTATTTATACCTAGAGCACCGCTGTTCTGGAGAGCGAAGTCTGCCTTATTATACGTTAATAAATAGTCATAAGTGTACTGATTTTCAATACGCACACTTCTTAACATCCTATTTTGTGAATCGTGTATTTCAAGGGTATAAAATATACTCTCTATTATATCTTCTTCAGGTATTCTATCCCAGGCTAGTTTCACATCTGGGCCAACAAACTCAGTTACATCTCCGGAAGCAGTATTAATTACCCTAAAATTGGATACTACACTAAGGTTTTTAGCAGAGTTAAGTTCTATAGACAGAGTCACCGGGGAACTTCTTCTACCATTAATATCTACTGCCCTTATCTCAAATATAGCCAGACCTGCTGGTTCTCCAATTATTTCTTGGATCATGCGTTCGTTAGGGTTGGTCTCTAACTGTTGTACTATGTAAGGTTCGGCATGGCCTGAATGTACAATAGAGTAATAAACTACATTATTGGTTAGACTCGGAAGCCAGGATAACTCACCATTTTTACCTATAGAGCCTACTAAACCGCCAGGAGTAGGGGTATACTTAAAGTCTCTAGGAGGAAGGACATTGTTACTAATATCAGGAATATCATTACCGCTATTATCAACCTGCTCAGAGTTGATGAACACATCCTCTCCATACTCTTGTAGGGTAACATTTATCTTTCCTTCCCTAGAGTTTTCCACTTCGTCTACTAGGAAGTACTTCTTATCCCATCCGTAACGGTCGTATGTAAATGCAATAGCATCATTAGGCTCAATACCAATGAATTGATATGGCAATGAGAAAGAAAGTGTTCTTGAGTATCTAGATTTCTTAAGTTCCCTATCAGCAAAACTTCTTGCAGTATAATAATTAGTAATATTAGCAAAAGATAGTTGTAGTTTTTTATCTAGGTTCTTGTCTTGTTCCTTATACTTGGAGTTATAGAATGTAATGGCATTAGTTTTCCAACTAAGGGCAGGATCCACAATAGATGCTTGAACTGAGTTGAATTTATTTCTACCAGTAGTATCAGATAGCTCCAAATCACCGTAAGTATCTAGAAAATTAATCTCTAATGGAGTATTAGAGTATTTTTCTACAGTAACCCTATACTGGCCAGATAAATTGTTAATAGCCCCACCATAGGACTCTAACAAACCTTGCACATTTTTAAATACTGATTCAGATGTATCCAGAATAGTATTCATTTGTACTATTTGTCTATTTTCTGCTAGTGGATCAGTCCACCCAACGTATCTCCAATATGGCTGCCAAGATACCTGATAGGATTCATCTATAATATCTAAAATAGCTGCTTCCTGTATTAGTTGCTGAAGGGGGAACTGATCAATGGTAATATTAGCGCCATATCTATCAGAGGTTAAGTAATCAAGTGTTTGCCAAATACCATTTAAACTAGTACTATTAGCAGTTACTCTACCATCAGAATGATAGACTTTTACTTTTTTACCTTGAATTTCAGCACTAACTTCTGGAATCTCAGTTCTGTTTTCATTAATAGTAAAACGCACTACGGCATAAGCAGTATCTAGTAGCTTATATCTAGCATCCCAGTACTCAGGCCCATTGCCATTCATATTTTGAAGATAGAACCCGCGGTTTTTAGCGATGTCCACTAATACATCAGAGGCTGTTTGATCAGATTTTCCGTGATAAGTCCAAATCCTTATATCACCATTTCCATCATTATACTTATACTCTTGACCATGAACGGATGGGCTACTAGAGGAGGTTCCAGATGCTATCCTCTGCATTGTATCTCCTGCTATTTTTTTAGTACCAAAGCAGGTTCTAGCGGAGCTATCATTAGCATCTACGCAGATCATAGGGTTATCACCAAAGGAGAAATCAAGGAAACCATCAATCTCCCCCTCAGCAAAGGCGTATACGACATAAACTATGTTGGGATTGTGTAGTTCTGTATCAGCAAAAATGGGTATTCCAGGAATTTTTTGAACTCCATAAACCACCGGTATGTATTTAGCAGCAAGGTTAAAATCTATATCCACTTCCTTAGTGACAGTTTCATAGTATTTTTTAAGGCTGTAGCTTCTAGATAAACCAAATAATTTTTTCTTTGATTTTAGCTTGTATCTTTCTTCTTGAACCTGATATTTTGCTAGGATAGAGATACTTTTATTGGAGTGGAAGAACCCATAGTCTTCTTGGTACTCAGGTCTTTTAGCCCCGTTAGATGGAACTAATTGTCCTGCTACAACTTCAAGCCCTCTATGGGAAGCATCATCAGTATATCTACCATTAACTCTATCAAAGTCATAGAATTGGTTAGAACAATTCCAGGTAATTGTAGAGGTTCCTACTCCAGAGGTACTAATGTTATCTTTAATACCCCCTCCAGTAATCCTACCCCTAAAATATAGTAAAGGACCATTTGTATCTGGGTCTACTGGCAGAATAGAACCATCTTCAGTAATAATTGCTTGATGAATTGATACGGTTCTATCTAAGAAGGATACACCATTTTGTACTAGTTTTAGTACTTCATCCTGTGCTGTACCAGTAATAGTAAAAGATAGACTACCAATAGATAAATCTCTATTTTGTTTGTGTGAGCTAATAGACTTAACTTTACCAGCCTGGTATAAGATGCCATTATATAGTACATCCCTAAAATAATCAGTTAAATAAATAAAAGCAGTACTAGTACCAGTAGAGCCAGGTAACTCTAGAGAAATTAGACTAGCAGTTTTTATTCTGCTATTATTTTTTAAGTAGTTTCTAGCACTATCTAGTATTTTTTTCATAAACTTTCCCGTAAATTTAATGAGATGCCGGAATATGTTCCGTTATTATTTAATGTAGATCCGAAAGCATCACCATTCATGAGTTTTGTTCTAAACAGTATCCCATTAAATACTGGTTTTTCAGCTCCAGTAGTCGTTACAAATAAATCAGGGTATACGTTAATAGACCATGAATTACCAGATCTATTAAATGATGTTATTTTATAAACTTTTGGGTGATTGGATAATTTAAATAAATCACCTGGTTTAGGGATGCCGGTAAGAACACCTTTTGTATCCATAGTAATATTGGAACCTTTTTGTCCTGCTGGTATATTTACTAAGTTAGTATTGCCCCTAACCCTAAAAGCCTCATACTGAGGTAATATAACATCAATGTAGCCTCCTGTCCTCTTATACTCTAGAATAAAGGAATCTAGAACACTATATTCATCAGGAAACAATTCTGGGTAAGAAATATTTATACCCCAGTATTGAGCAGATACCTTAACTTCGTTAACTTTACCATTAGGTAACTCATCACGAATTACTGGGTCATTATCAATCAGGTTAACACTTTCGAATCCTAATCCTGAAAGTTCTGGATTCGTGTATGGGTCTGGTAATCTCATAGTTAATTTCTCCTCTTTAATAACAATATTATAATAGTATTAGAAAATTTTATCAAGAAATTTTTATTTTTCCATAAAGAAAAGGAGGACTCAAAGTCCTCCTCCAGTTTTAAGAATTTCCTAATGTTTTCAGACTAGCACCGTTCTCATTCAGAGCTAATTCTACTGCGTCTCTTAGAGCACTACTATTACTAGAAGCAAACTCTCTAAAACTTGCAGCATCCATAGCACTAATATTCAGGATGATAGGTCTTCCTGAAGTTGAGTTAGATGAGGTTTTTAGCTCATCATTAGGTGTAGCTTTCATAGGAACCATAGGGGTAACTACTTCTGTACCATGCTCACCCATTTGGTAACTAACCCCTGGGTACATATTACCACCCTCAGCACGAGGAACGAAAGAGTTGGCACTACCTATACCTTGATCGCCACGAATATAGGATAGTTCACCTGCATTAGCAGACATGGACACATCTATATTCTTTTGACGCTCTCCTAAGGTTAAGTAACTAGTTGTATCAGCTCCCGAATCAGCAATACTCGACATACTCGATGCAGAGGATGCTTGGGCGAGGGCCAGAGCACCTGCTAAACCTGCCGCCACCATCAAAGGAATAGAGAACGGGTATGGAACAGCTGTTGCCGCCTGCATTACAGCTACTGCAGTTTGGATGATAATCTGCTTCTTAGCTGCGTCTTGTTGAATCTTCAGCTTTTCAGCTTCGAGCTTCTTCAACTTAGCCTTAGATGCTTCTGATTTACCATCACGTTTCTGCTCTGCTGCAATAGCTTGATCAATTGCACTAACCTGTTGACTAGTACTATATTGAATCATAGAGGCCACAGTCTGCATACCGGAAGCAATCATAGATGTAGTATCTAAAGATCCCTGAGAGAATTGAATCATAGCATTGGTTAAGTTACCCATGCTTTGAGCTACAGCGGTTGCTTCAGAGTTTAGCTCAGATAGTTTAGAGATTGCCTGATCATAAGAAGCCATTCTATTTCCCATATCAGCAAAATCTTTATCTTCTCCAGATAGTCCAGTTGTAGGAGTATATACAGCACCTACAGAAGACCCTACCTGTTGCTGCATCTGGCTATCTCTCTGTTTTCTAAGCTGCTCTAAGGCTGCTGAAGTTTTATAAATCTCATTACGATATTTAATTTCTTCTTCAGTATTACCTTTAGACAGCTCCAGCTGCTGCTGCAGAATAGATAACCTTTCAGTGAGAATCTGTGACTGACCAGTGACATTTCTCTGCGTTTGGCTAACCTCTAAGGCATCCATAAGGGCGGATACATGAGTAGCAGTAGCTTGTTTCTCTGCTTCCCATAACTCCCGGCTTATTTGTGCTTGCGCACGTCTAGACTGTTCCGCCTCTTTCTGTTTGTCCGCTTGTTTTGTATACCATTCGTACTTCTCTTTCTCTACAGTTAGTTCTAGTTTTAGCTGAGCTAATCTATATTGAGTAGTAGTCATAGTACGGTCATTCAGAAGAGCTATCTCACGATCTACACCAAGAATTTTATCTGTGTAATCCTTGACCTTCTTCTGAGCTTCCATACCCTGATTGGTAAGTTTAAGTTTCTCCAGCTGAATTTTTTCAATTTCTTTCTCAACAGCTTTATTCCCCTGGTTTGTTTGAAGAACACGGCGTAAAGCAGCTTCTTGCTCTTCTAACTGTTGCAACTCTAAACGTCTACCAGCTTCCTGAGCCTTTTCCTTATCCTTAGTTTGATTATACACATCAGCTATTTTCTGTTGAACTGCTAATTGATTTTTAGTTTCATTACCAGTTAGTTTAACATACTCAGATAGAGCCTGAGATGCAGTTTTCATTTCAGACAGGGTGTTATAGCCCAGGTTAAGGTTTTTAACATACTCATCGGCACTCTTACCAGTGCCTAAGGATAGAGATTCTATGTTTTTTATAGCATCTGCTAAAGTAGCACTAGTTTTAGCAGCAGTATCTGTATTCTGAGCAACGTTCTGTATATCATTAGCTAAGTCACTAGCAGTTTTCTTAGTTTGATTATATGCTTTCTGTTGTTCAGTTAGTCCTTTTAATACTGTGGAGTTAAAGTCATATACAGCACCAGGATCAGTAGTATCCCTCTGTAGATTAATCTGTTTTTGGAATTCTGGATTAGCTTTTGCAGCAGCAGCACCCGCAGCTTGATAGGCTGACTTCCAAGCATTAAGGTTTTCAGTAGAATCTTCTACCTCCTTACCTAGTCTGGTTACTTGTAGACCCATAGCCGCAGTTTCTTCTACGAACTTTTTATTAGCTTCGGAAGCACCAGCAGCAGCAAGACCAACAGGAATACCTTCACCAACTTGACGTATGGCTAATCTTGTATAGAAATCCGCTTGCTCCATTCGTTTATCGAATTCGGATTTTAGCTTATTACGCTTATCAAGAGATTCCTTATACATATCTAGAGCTTTATTATAGCCTTCTTCAGAAGCGGCCAAACTTAAAGCAACAGCACCAACGTTGGTAGGATCTATCTGTCTATTGGTTTTTTCTTGAGCTCTAGCTGCTTCAGCAGATACAGAAGCCTGAGAAGTATAAAATACTGTGTTGATAGCATCAATTACCGGCCCTAAATACTTAGCAGCAGCCTGCTGAATCTTTCTCAGCGCGGCATCAGCATTAGCGGCAAATTGCTCCCATGGAGTAGCACGTAAAACTTCATCTAAGTAACCAAAACGTTTAGTAGACTCTGCTATAACAGCATTAGCATACGCTTGCTGTTTCTGGAAGGTAGTAAGGCTATTAATATTATATGTTATACCTGTGTTTGCAGCATTTAACTGTTTAACGTAATCAGCATAAGCATCATTAAGACGAATAGTAACACCAAGTTCATCCAGAAGTTCGATTTCCTGTTTAGATACACCCTTAATTACACGGTTAAGTGCATCAGTCATATCAACGCCAAGAACAGCAGCAGCACGACGAGCTACTAGACCAAATTTATTAAGTTGCTCAGCATCAAAACCGTATGCAGAAGCAGAGGATGCTTGTCTCATAGCTTCTTCAAAGGAAATAGCGTACCCGGCTGCTTCTTGTAGGGATCTAGCAAGGGACTGAACAGGAGTACCTGTCTGAGTACCTACTATAACACCAAATTTTTCTAGACGATTTAGCTGATCACCTAACTTAAGTTGTTCGAATGCAGATTGCAAAACGAAGATGTTGGAAGCAAGAGCTGCATACATAATAGGTAAACTACCACCTATCTTAGCCATTGCCGCAAAATCACGAGTTGCACCACGTGCTGAACCAGAAGTATTACCAATAGCTCTAGAAGCTCTACCAGCAGCACCAGTAGTATCATTAAAGCCCTTAGTTGTACCACCTAAAGCTCTATTAGTATCGTATAACCTATCTTGAACTTTCTCTGTTGCAGCTGCAACATCATTGCCCATTGTTTTAACAGATCTAGAAACTCCATCAAATCCAACTTCTAGTTTATCTGCTACTTCAATCATTGTAATAGCTAGGTCATCCAGCTTAGTCCCTATATCATTAATAGATTTAGTAATACCAAGCATGCCCCTACTAGCCTGCATTTTAGTAAGACTTTTTGCTGCTCTATCTGCTGCCCTCTCAATGGAGTATAGAGTTTTGGGCATTTTACCTAACTGTTCATTCGTTAGCTCAGAAGCCGCAGCAGCATTCTCTAATGCATCAGATACGTTTTCAATAGACTTTGCAGTACGAGTTGCCCCCTTCTGTTTAACGTCTATTAGTAATTCTCGTATTAGCTTATCAGTCATATTTTATTTTTCCCAATAAAAAAGGCTCTGGGCAAATCACCCAGAGCCAAGCCTCATCGTGGAACGCCCATTGGAGGAAACTTTTATCGCGCCCGAGATCTAGCATGTGGCTTAACGTTAGGTATTCTTCCGTTTTGCGGTTTATGCTTCTCGGCACGTTTACGTGCAGCATCTACAGCTTTAGCATCAAATATATTGATAATGTGTAGAACAAATTCTTTTTCTATAGGATCGGTAATCCCATAAATATCAAATAAAACACCTAGAGCAGCTTTATCTTTACCTATAAAGATAGGAAAGTCACCAGGTATGAAACAGTCAACTAGACTATTATAAATATTCATACTAATAGCTACAATAGGTGGAAAATCTTCAAGCTCAACAGGCATAGCCTTAGGATCAGGTTCTATACCCATTGACTCACAAAGTATTAGATATTGTTGTTTAGTCATTTTAGATGCTGAGCTTTTAATACATTTATCAGCAAAATCGGCAACAGCATCTAGTAGTTCTTTACGCTTTTGAGCTACGAAAAGTATCTAAATGGAACACTGTTTGGTTGATCCAAGAATCAAACGCAGCAGAGTTCTGCATAAGCATTACAGCGTTATCGCGACTAAAAGGAACCTCAGTAGCAGGATCAGCATCAGTTTCAATCAACATCAGTTTCTCAACGTCACCAACTGTTAGACCAGTCCAACCTTTGATAGCTGCATCAACAAAAGCTTCAATAAACTTATCATCATCCTGTACTTGGATTAGAGTACCGTTAACCCATTCATCGCGTTTGGCAGAAGAGACAACACGTTTAGAAGTAGCACGAGACATGTAGTTAAGCTCTAGCTTAAAGTTTGGCATACCTGGGTATGAAAGAGTAATAGTACGGGTATCAAGAGTAATATCTTTTAAGTTAATCATTTTTAATTTCTCCAAAGAAATCTATTCTCACTGGGTCTGAAGAAGCAGTAGGTATAATATCCCACTCAACTTTATACACATCTGAGAAATCTAGGCGTTTTGTAATACGTGCTAAAGGAAAATCTATAGAAATATTATTATTTCTTATATTTAAAGGTACATCGGTTTCTGGTTCGATATTGTAAACCATATCTCCAGCAAAACGTTTTAAGTAGTATAGAGAAATGGTTGCCGAAGCATTCATTTCATTTACATAAGCTCTTTTATTATTATAAATTTTATTTATATCAAAAACACTCTTATCCTCTCTCCAGGAGCACTGCTGTTGGAAAGATAAAGAGGCAGAAATAAGACCGGGTAAGATGCTGCCATTAGTAGAAGCTATTACTGGGCTGTAAGACATTACTTCACCCTGTATAATAGAAGCTGCTTCTCTATAGGTAGATACTTCTGAGAATTTCCCAGACTCAATACCAACATTAAGAATTGGTATGTTCTTATCTAAAGAAAAATCTACCGTAGATACATAACAGTTTTCAAAATATACACAGTTATTATCTTTATTTACTATATAGATATTGAACATAATAGGTTCAATATTACTACTATATAGTGGGAGTAAGAAAGTATTACCTTTTCTATCAAAACCTAACCATTCAAAGAAGTTAGCCTCTGTAAGAGTATTACTGAAATTTACTGCTAGAGAGATAGAAGAGGGGGTTTGAGCATTTATAATAGAGTCTGCATAGTTAGTTCTATGATGAACAGTCCTACGAAGAGTCTTGAATTCCTCGTAGGAAGTCTGTATATCATAGTTTGATAGGGCATCAAAATGAAATGCCCTACCATCATACTCAACTATAACTTTTGACTCTCGCATTAGAGAGTAGTACATTTATTTAACCACCAGCACTAACTGTGATAGTTTTAGTACCTTCTACACCAGAACCGTCTTTAGCTACAGCCTTCACAGTAACTGCACCAGTTTTAGAGGCATCAGCTGTTAATAACCCAGATTCTGCATCAATCGTAGCTGCGTTACCACTAGAAATAGACCAAGTTACAGCCTTATTAGTAGCTTCTGGAGGTGTTACCTCAACAGACATCTGTAAAGTATTACTATTTGTTACAGAAACAGCCTCACCTGCTGACTTAACTGTAATGGATTTAACGGGAACTGGAGGAGTTTTAGCACCATCTCCGGTAGCAATTAGATTCGCTATTGTAGTTTTGGTATATTTGTTAGAGAAGCCTAAGTATCCTTCGTCACCAGTATCCAAATCAGTAGGAATAGCTTTAAACTCTACTGAAGTACCAAGTACATCATCAGTCTCAATAGTAGGGATATTAACGTGCGCCTGTTTAGCAACTAGCACAGCTGCCGGTCGCTCATCATCGTATTCACCACCCAAAATAAGTGCAATTTCAAAACGGTTAACTACCTTAAGGGTTTTGATAAGATCTTTGTACAGTTCCATAGAACCAAGAGACTTATCATTAAGGTATGCTGTCAAAGAACCCGTTAACTCAAACGCACCTGTAAATGAGCCGATTGGAATATTTACACGTGACATAATATTCGGGGTTAGGTACGTGATGTTGTTATTAATGGTAAAAGTACCACCAGTAATAGGAATATCATATGCCTTATCAGAATCCATATCCTTAATTTTTAGGATAGTTAACTTGTTCTTAATGTAAGAACTCTGAATAGTCATATAGGTTTCATCATCAATACCTAGTGCATCTGGATCAAATGGTTGGCTATCTAACGGGATGAGCTGATTACCATTACCAGACCAAGTTACACGACCAATATCCTCAATATCAACGTTAACTTCTGCCTGGTTGATCTGGCAAGAGTCAATATAGCTCCATGCTTTGTCAGTAAGAATGTAGATGTGCAGCATAGCCAACTCATGATAAGAGTTATCTTTAAAGTTAACCATGAAGTTAGCTTCATTATTATGCGCACCTGTGTCTCCATCAAGGTTTAATGCTTTACCACTAGAAAGAGCGTGCCACAACATATAGTCGGGAACAATCTGTTTATTAGAGGTTTCATCCTTGTATGGCAGGATATATGTGGAGAAGCTCCACTCAGCTGCATTCAAGGAATCATTAAAACGTTTAGAACCACGAGTAGGACGCGGACCAGCTTCGTTAACAGTAATATCTGTTGAGTTACTGTCCTGACCCCAAGAAATATCATCCTGAACTAGAATCTCTTGCGTGTTGGTCTTATCGTGACCAGTCTTAACCGTAGACACGAAGATTCGAGTATTACGTAATAGTTGTAAAGACATTTAATTATTTTCTCCTAATCTGTAACTTATCTGCGAAGTGACCTACGTGGAGGCTGATACCTCACTGTTACATTTATTTCTGCTAAACCATATGGGGCCAGTAGACCCTCATCTGTACTAACTGATGTAATGCTCATATCAGTCGCCTCACATGGGAAGGTCGATCCATTAGGTTTACTAACAGTATATTCTAAATTTCCACCTGTGTCAATAACGGTTTTTATATCCGCTACGAGTTTTTCAAGTTGCTCTTGAATGTCTGTTTTCTCTTTATCATACACCAGGATAGGAAGTTCTAAAAACATCCACTGTTGACCTGAGGGAAGATACTGCCCAGTTTCAGTTCCGATATGAACTGCAACATAAGGAAACTCTCGTATCTCCTCAAACTTATAAGTTTGACGTGAGACGTTTCCATACAAGTTATTAAAATATTCATCTGGTTGAGAGCCATCCATTTGTTTGGCTATTCGATCAACCAGAGCTTGTGCTATACTTGTTCTGTGATCCATTTATTAGGTTCCTTGATTAACCTTAATTTTGTATCTGGAGTGAATTAAGTCTCTTGCAGCTTTAGCTATCGCCTCTCCAATTAATCTTTGAGGGTTTCTAGCACCTGGGTAGGGTCGTAATGACAATCTTCGATATGTAGATACTGCAGGATTAAATACTGAATATGGACGTACCATATAATTATATGTAACATTTAATTCAGGAGCACCTTTGCTAGTTCCAGCATCTCTAAGCATAACATTTTTAACTTTTAGAGAATTTGCAAAACGACCTGTTCTAAATTTAAGTGGAGCTCCTGCTTTTTTCATATCCTTTATTAAGTATTCTTTAGCAACTAATTCCAGAATAACCTTCATATTACTATTTGATACAAAACGACCAGAAGCCCCTGTTACTGCACCTGAGTATCCATCCTCAACATCACTAGGATCACCAAAGTTTACCTGCACTCTACCAGTAGAACGTTTTTTACCTACAGAGGATTTTTTACCGGCGGTTGCTTGAATAAGACTTTCTAAAGCACCTAAGTCTCCTGTTAGATCTAAGCTAGAAGATACAGCTTTTAGGATAGAAGCGGTCCTAACACTAAGGAGATCTTGGGATACAGGTTTTGAGAATTTAAAAGATACCTGAGCAACAGTACCGTCCCTAGTAGGATCTTTTAATCCTGTTTCAACAGAGTATACAACAGTATTCTTATTGTTCTCGGAACGTCCGACAGTATCTAGTTGCTCCTTAATAATTTGTGTAGCTAAATCAGAAAGAGACATTATACTCTCCTGTAAACTTCAATAATAGTACGAATATGCTCTGGAATACCAGACTTAGTATTATTAAAAGTAACTGTTTCTCCACCAATTGTTTTAGCTTGACGGTAATCCTGTTTATGCCAATGATCTACTAGCATACATGCTGCAAGTTTGAGATCCTCAGGTATTGGATTAAATCCACCTTGTGTGTACTCTACATCCATATAACCTTCCGGAGGATTAAATTTAAGAAGTATAACCCCATCAGAGTACAACTTATACTGTTCGGGATCTATCTCCTTATCATTAATAGTCATTTTGGTTACTGAAGTAGCTGAGGGAGAACTTAAAAAGTATTTTTTACGAGTAGGTTTTGTATTGATTAACTGGTCTACCGCATCAGCATCATCCATACCTAAAAGGCTAGTAATCAGCGCATTGGCAGCAGTAATCATCATCTCTACTCCAGATTCTAGTTCAGGTCGTTTTAAACCACCGTATAATCTATAGTCTTCAGCTGTGATTATTTGCATTTATTTTTCCCAATAAAAAAGGAGAGCCGAAGCTCTCCTTATCGGCTGAAAAGCCTGTATTAAACTGCAGCGTAAGCACCAGATACAACGCCATTTGCAAAGTAACGTTGCAGGTTAACGCGCTGAGTAACGTAATATGCATCACGCTGTTTACCAGCTTGGCGCTCACGTTCAACAGTAACAGCACGCTGACGTGGCATTACGAAGTTATCTTTATAAACGATAACTGCGAACTCTTTATCAGCAGCTTTAGCTGGGAAGTACTCAGAAACTACAACCGGCAGACCGTAAATACGACCAACCTGACCTTGTAGTTTAACAGCATCATTACCAACCTGGGCAACATCCTGCCATTCTTCATCTTCCAGCAGATCGTAGTAAGCATCCATAGATACGATCAGTACTAGTTTGCTCAATTTCAGACCATGACGGCCCAGTTTACGACGCAGTTTAGAGATAGTTTTAGCAGTTACCAGTACGGAACCATCAGCTTTAGCTTCAGTAGTAACTTTAGCACTATCTTCACTAGCCAGAGTCAACAGACCTTTCGGCTGACCCGTACCATTACCAGTCATAAACGCTTCTTCGATAGAAACAGCATGTGCTTCGATCAGACGCTTACGCAGCAGAGGCAGCAGGGAGAAGATTGCATCTTCTTCAGTTTCATCAGTGATGAAGGACTTAGCAGCCAGCTTGTAAGTTTTGAAGCTGATTTCAGTCAGGGCACCTTTAACTTCGTCACCAACAGTTTCGTCAGTACCAAATTTGGAAGCATCTACCCAAGTAGCTTTTCCAGCTTCTGGTTCAACGAGCATAGTAAGAATTTTGCTGGACATTGGCAGTTCATCGAACAGTGCACCAACTACTAATTCTTTCTGCAGATCACGGATAATACGGGTGGAGAAGATAGTTTCGTATGCTTCGCTAGACATAGAAACGGAAGAAGAACCATTGACAGCCTTAACGTGGGCTTTACCATGTTCAGTTTCGAATACGTCCTTCTCCATCATATAAGACAGAAGAACTAGTTTTTCAACTTCATCTTCAAAAGCTTCCTGAGTACCGTATAGTGCTTTAGCTACACTATCACCAACGAAGGAACGACCTTCACGAGCTGCTAGCAGAGATTTGATTTCGTCCTGAAGACCAACAATAGTTTCCTGCTGCTTTTCTACAGTCTGTGCGAACAGTTCTGCACTCTTTTTAGATTTTTCATCCAGGGACTTAACCAGTTCCAGAGCTTGTTCCAGTTTCTGACGATCTTCGCCAACTGCTTTAGAAACCAGGTCATTCATACGAGCCAGTTCTTTTTCTTCCTGCTCTTTACGCATACGTTCAGCTTCCTGAGCTTTCTGAGCAGCGGTCAGACCTTCCAGAGATTTAGCCAGATCACCCAGACCAAGTTCTTCTTTCAGCTTATTAATATCAATAGTCATTTTTAAATAATTCTCCGTTATTCTTTAACGTAGCCTAAAGCTATCGCAAGTTTTTCTAGTTCAGAAAGATTACGTTCTTGAGCTGGGACAGCTTTAGAACTTATTGCAGTAAAAGATTTACGCCATTCAGTATAATCATGACCATTCATGCTCTTAGCGAGATTGAATGTTGAGTCCTGATTACATGGAACAGAAACTACCGAAACCTCGTATAGTTCTAAATCTTTAATAATAAATATATCAGTAGCTTCATCCCATTCTGCGTCTAGGCAGCGGAATCCGATACTAAAAGTTTTCAGTACACCGTTTTTAATTAGTGAAAAGATAGCCGGGTCAGAACTTTCATAGATCTCGCATTCTATTTCGAGACCCATTTCAGTAGGGTTAAGATCAATACACTTACCGATTGGACGACGATGATCGTGTCCGAAAAGAATAATCGGGTTTTTCATATAGTTAGTAAGTGCATTAGATGTTTTCCACGCAGAAGCAGGAATTACATCACCAGCGCGATCTTTACTAATTGTATTAGCGAATCCACGGATTTTTACAACGCCCTCTTTGGATTCGCTATCAATAGATTTAATATAAGCATCTAAATGAACGGGTGCTGATTTTAACTTGTTATAGTCAATAGCAGCTTGTGTCATTTATTAGCCTCCAGGAACAGTAGGATTAACTGTCACAGCACATGCAGTAGAATCCTTACTTACTTGCTTACTATCTGTTACAGTTACTTTATAAGAGCCGGCATCCTCAGCAGCTGCTGTAGGTTTAGTATAGGTAGCTCCTGAAGCATCCGGAATAGGAGAACCATCTTTAGTCCATGCATAAGTATATGGACCAGTACCACCAGTTGCAGTAACAGAAAGTGTTAATGCTGCTCCCTCTTCAACTGACATGCTAGCAGTTAAATCTTTAGAAAGAGTTAATGGTGGAGCCGGTGGAGCAGGAGGAACTGCTTTACCATAAGCCTCTACAAATTTCTTCCATACCTTACGGTTAGTATGCGCAGATGAAAGTCCTAGTTCTCTACGCAGAAAAGCATAGCTAGGAACATATTTATGCGCAGCAACCGTAGCAAAGAAGATATGAGATTCTGGTAGTTTTTCACCAAAAATGGTCTTTAGACCATTATAATCAATCATTCTTTATCTCCCTCGGTGGAACCTTGAGGTCTACCACCTTCTTGACCAGATACACCTGTTGCAGAACCAGCAACGTTAGCAGGAATACGAATCCTATCCATCTGCTCATCATCTAAAGGTTCAAGGTTCAGCTCTAAACGAGCTTCGTTACCAGTCATAATACCATTATTAACCAATGAGGTTAAATGTTTAGCCTCAGCTTCTTTATCTGGTGTTAATGCAGCTACCTCCTTAGTATTAGGGGTAATCTTATAACCAAAAAAGAAAGTAAGAGAACTAGTCAGTTTGTTCAGCATAGGAATGATAGTCATATAATAGAACAATTCGATGTTTGGTCGAATATTCGCATTATTACCACCATCAAGCAGTACTTGCGGAACTCCAAAGGCTAGACAAATAGATTTATTAAATCCTTCGATGTCTTCCTTAAAGTCTAGATCTTTAAAAGAGGATATTTGGGAGTACGGTTTAGCTTTCATACCACCATCTAGAATCAGGACAGAAGACTGACCCGTACTAGGATTATAATCGAGTTGTAATTCTTCTTGTTTACGCTCACGCAATTTCTTGTTCAGGATTTCATCCGTTTCAAGAATAAGACCAATCACGGTTCCGTTATCTAGGAATTTCTCTTTAAAGTTAAGCATCTTAGAACGCTTCTCAAGAGAATCAATAACAGTAGCAACACGAGATTGTCCAGAAATTTGAGAATTTGTGCCACACACGTAACTGTTATCCTTTATAAAGATAATCTCATCTACGCGATAGTCTATCTGATTATTAAATATAAATTTTTTGATAAACTTATTGGCATCTGCCTCGACCTGCATAAGGGCGGCCGGGACATGGTAAAGCGATGTGCCATCCCAATAGATGTATGCACAACCTTCAAAAAGTAGGTCAGTGACTACAAGTCTACGGAATGTGCTTATATCCATGAATGGATTAGGTCGTACATTTAAGAGAGTGTCTAGAGTCTTTGTTTTGACGCCATTAGCGTACGTAACAATATTATATTTATCTCCGACAGTATAAGAACACTCCGCCGCACTATCTATAACCATATTAGCAGTTCTATTGAGAATCTCAATTTTACTGTAGGCTTGTCCAGTGGTAAAAGGCTTACGGTTAGTGCGATGACTAACTGGTTCCATGTCTCTTATAATACGTTGACCCGGATTTAACTTTTCAGTAATCCAGCTTTTTAAACCCATTATAAGAACCTTGCGAATCCTGATTTTATTTCAGTCTTGACTTGTGTCTTTTCTTGAGGATTCTGTAATTTGTCTTTCTGCTTTTGAACCCATGCTTTCTGTTTATTAGCAGAAAATAATGGAGGTTCTTTTGTGTAAACCTTATGTAATAGTTGGTGATGGTGTACACAAAGGGTAACAGTGTCTTCTACTAGCTCATGCCTATATCGATCATAGAATGCCGTCCTATTTGAAAGGACTGTTTCTTCGTCAGTGAAATCCAATTGGAGTTCTTTAGCAAATTTTTTAACTAGTAGAGACACCGTATGGTAATGATGAAGCTCTAATTCTTCAGCACAACCGCAGATAGCACATTGAGAGTCTTTTTTATATTGACTTTTTATTCCGTCTCTCATAAGGGATATAGCATCGCGTTTATATTTTATATTGCTTGCCATAGTGTTCTCCTCAACTGTATGAATATAGTATACATAATCGTATCGAATTTGTAAAGGGGATTTTAAAATACAGGAATGGGATACCAACTGAGTAGTATCCCATCCTATACTTATTTATTTACCACGGGAAATAGAGTAAATTCCATAGCGGAGCGCATCACAAAGGTGAGAGTTAGCATCATGACGTGGTTTTTCACGTGATAATTTCTCTTCACCTTCTTGGAAGTCCCACTTATAGTTCTGCAGTGCATGAATTAAGGAGGAACATGAGGCATCTACAATAATCTTGCCCTGTTGGAACAGTGCTTGCAGGCATGCTAGGCCATCTAGGACAGATTTTTTAGCTGGAGCTGAGGCAATTTCATGCTCATAAGCTAAGTCCTGGCGGAACTGAGCTGCTGCAGAGTCAACAAAAATACGATCAACTTTATAACGATCTATACAGTGCTGAATATAAGCAGCATGCTGAGCTGTGGTTTTCTCCGCCTGCTGGTACTCTTCTAATACATAGTAAGTATCCGTATCGTAATGATATTTAATAGTAAGAACTGCTGTAGGATCACGATAACCAACGTCAATACCAAGCAACGTTTCGAATGCTTCATCATCTTTAAAGAAGTGACGCATACCTTTGAGGTCTTTAACATGATCGATAGCATTAAAGGTATCAAAGATCTGGCCTTCGAATACAGAGAAGTCAGCCTCGTATTCCTGGCGGAAGTAGTTTTTACTAACTGTACGACGTGCTTCCTCAATGTCATTCAAATCAGCACGTGGGTTATCACGATATGTACCATGAATAGACACCCAGTTAGGTAACGTATCATCGAATCCGTAGGCGTAAAACTCTTTAAACCAGTTACCTCCACGAGGTGTGGAAATAAATAGAGCCTTAGAATTAGGTTTATCTAGAGTAGGACGCAGCTGAACCCTGAAGGCATCACCACCCACATCGGAAATTGCCGCCTCGTCAAAGATGATAAAATCATATGAACGTCCAACCGCGGAGTCAGCCTGAGCCGCGGAAGCTAGTTTAAATAGAGAACCATTAGCTAACTCAATCTCTTTATCTTTAGCGTTTTCACGTTCGGTTTGTAGGCCGTACTTCTTAATAAGACCACGAATCTGAGACCATCCGATATTGGCCAGTGAGTAGTTAGGGGCAACTACTAGCACCTTCACATTAGGTTCCAGCAATTTTAGGAACCCAAGTGTATACGCTATAAAAGATTTACCTACACGGCGTGATACACACGCCGTTACAAAACGATGTCTAGGGTCTTCTAGGGCATTGATAATTGCTATTTGAGGGCCGTTAGGTGTAATACCCTCTTGTGCTAATATTCCAGAAACAGGTAGACGGAAGAAACGTTTGTCTATTCCGAAATCAATAACATCTACTGTGTTAACATAGGGTCTTGACACTTCCATTACTTCTTACCTCCAGTAGCTAGAGAAGTAATTAAATCCATATAGTTTTGATCCCCAGCTCCAGCAATAATGTTATTCTGGATATTAGTCTGATTAGCGGGAGCTCGAACGGCAGCTTTAGCTTTTTCTAACTCTACCATCATTTTCATTTCTTCCATCTTCATTTTGTGAGCTTTCCATAGAATATCCATAATATCCTGGTCAGAACCCATGCCAGTTTCTTCTAGCTCCTCTAGTTTACGTTTAATAACTTCATCTAGAACACCAAATAAACGATCTCTATTACGGAATCCACTCTCCATAAAAATATCGTTTAAGTAATTCTTAACTTCACTACGATTCATAATATCTCGGAAAGCAATTTCGGACATTCCAAGACTACGTGCTGCGGCAGGGACATCACTACCGCATTGCAGATACGCTTCAATCACATCCATCCCTTCAGGGGACATAAGATCTGGTACTAATACATCATTTGCCATATTTCCTCCTTTAGGTAAGGCGTTGAACTGTTACTCTTAATCTAGGTAGGAAAACTGCGCTACCCAAACTCACGTGCATAACTACTCCTAACTCTACGTTTCCGTTTCCTAGATTTTTAACAGTATATATAAAACTGTTTCTACTTAGAGCATTGTTAGGTGTATATCTAAAAGCAGATGTAGTATGAAAAGGTACTAGATAGCCCACAGGTAGCGTTAAAATCTGGTGGAATATTGCATCCCCGCCGCTATAGCTATATGCTCTTCTTCCTTGAACTTGGAACACACCATTATTCCATGTATTAGCGGGAACACCCGCACAATTAAGATTACCTGATATAACTTCAGTAGTAAGAATTACTGTAGCATTTCCGCCTGGTATACCTAGCCCAATAGTTGATAGACCAACATATCTATCACCCGTTCCTGGGTAGCTGGGAGTAATATCATCCCCCATATAAGAACTACCTACATTTCCACCAAAAAGTCGCAGTGGAACTGCTGATGGTCCCCAAACAACCCCATGCTCGTTACCAATAGTATTATCATTAGAGTTTACATACCACTGTTTACCTACTCCGAACCTATAAATGCTAATCTGTGATTTAGCTCCCCCATAATCTACAGGAGACCATAATCCTCCATTACTAGACCCTACAAGTTCACACCTTGCCGTGGTATCACCAAAAACTCCGGTATACGCTGCGTTATTCCCTATATACTCCATATCAGGACGGTAACCTAGGTTACCAAAAGCATTCTGATTTATAAATTTATACCCGGTATTAGGGAGACTTACCCCTTTAATTATGAAGTTAGAAGGAGATATAAGAATATCAGAACCAGTAAAGGGATTGCCTGAAATACTCATTCCACCATTCGAGTACCTTAAATTAAGAACATACCAAATAACCTTAGTAGGAGTTATATTATACCAGTCCTGTAGTATTGTAGAGTCACCCGACTGGTTGGCCAGATTAGTAGTAGATCCCCTACAAACAAATCTATTACCGCCGTCGTGGTACATAGTATTTACATTACCTGGGAGCCCTTGTCTAACTCCACCATATCCACGTATATTAGAATTACAAACATAAAACCAATCATGCCCTCTATGTGCTGCTCCTAGAGGCGACATCCATCCAGGATCCCAATAGTACGGGTTATTCCCATCTACAGGTACTGTGCTACTGTTAGTAGGAAACCCTAATTGTGCAAAAGCTTCTGCAACAGTAACACCTACAGGAGCTCCCGCACCAGGCCTAACTATACCATGGTAGGTACTATGTAACGTAGTACCCCCTGTACCACTCCTAGAGATAGATTCTTCGTGCCCTATAGAGGGATTATAATTATAAGTTCCAGATGCTAGGCTATTACCAAAGGCAAATCCACTGGTTTGAGAAACACTAGCAAAAGATCTAAAGGGATCTGCTTGAGTGGCAACTATAGTTTGACCAATTTTACTCTGAGTACCATTAAGAAAAGCTCTGTGAGTACCATTAATTTCAATAGCAGTTAATATAACTCTACCAGGATCGTTAGATTTAATATTTACTATATCAGAAGGCATTTGACATACAAAAAACCCATTCCCGGCATTACCTAATCCTGCCTCATAAGTACCATCAACTAGGACAAATGGCATATCACTATGAAAAATACTATTATTATTTGGACTATAGTGACGATTAATGTCACCACCAGATTCAGTATTTAAGGATAGTACGGTCTTACCATCGCTATATTTTCCAGCGAAAAAACCCATATAATCTCCTATTATAAAAATGTATTTGCTTTCATCCCTCTATTTTGCTATAATAGACTCATAAATTAGAAATGGAGAGATAAATATGAAAAAGTTTGTGATTGCACTAGTTGCCGCAGTTATGTTGTCTGGTTGTGCACCAGCCCCCAAACCATTTTGTACGGGATTTGTAAAATCTTTTGGTGGTGCGGGAGAGGAACACTATGGCCTCAATGTTCAAAAAGTTCGTATTAAGGGAGATCGCTTTCCAGTAGTACAGCTCCGTACTAAATTTGGGTGGTGGGATCTCAGTCAGTTTGACCTTAAATATGGTGATTGTAAATTTAAACTAGAGCAATCTAATTACCTGTAATTAGTATAAAACAAAAAGACATCCAAGTAAACTAAATTTTTTATTTCTTGGATGGTATATTGGCAGAAACCACTAGGTAAGAAAAATAGGAGTCCTTCTAGGAGTTCACAAGCACGGTCGGTTATACACAAACTATAAAATATTTTAAATATCACATTTATGGGAGCACGAAAGATATGTCAAACAAAAGAAAGAATAGACGCGGAGAGGTGTATGAGAGTTGGATAAATAGTTTTGGGTTCGGAACTATCCTATTCTTTATTTTCGTAGGTTTTTGGTTAGCAGCTATGGCGGGGTGGATTTAATGGAATGGGTACTTATTGCATTGCTAGGGATTGTAATTATTGGGCAATGTATTTTAGATAATCACTTAGCTAGAATTGAAACTTTATTAACGGAGAAACGTAAATGATGGAAGTGGTAGCTACATTAATAGTAATATTAGTCTGGGCAATTTTCATTATTTCTTATAACGCGTATGTTCGCCTAAAAACTCTAGAGGCTCGGGTAAAACAGCAACAATTTGCTATAGAAAAATTAGTAGAACTCCAACGTTGTGATAGTACCCGTATTCTGCAAATTGAGAGGGAATTAGATGTTTAGTATTATAATTGCTTTTATTATCGGGGTACTTGCGGGAATTTTCGGAATGACTGCGGCTATCGACAGGCATCGTAAATATATTGCGGAAGTATCGCGGGAGATTGCGGAAAGGGAGCGGAAGTTTGACGAGAAACATGCGGAGTTCGAACGGGAATGGTCGGACGGTTCTCGGGCGTCGCGGAAGAGATTTCGTGAGTTTAGACCTGAACACAGGTTTGATGACCCTTCTATGCGCTAATTTGACTTTTGCCAAATTTCATAAGATTACACATGGAGGTGTGTCCAGTGGCCCTCCAGATGAGAATGAGTCTCATTACCGCCCGGTACTTAGCAGGCTAATAGTCACGGCATGTTATCATTACACACCGTGACTATTTCAACTTTAA